ATTAATTTATTATATATATTATATTATATAACTTCCATAAATAACTTATGTTAATATATACAAATCTAAAATAAAGAAATCAAAGGTTTCTCAAAAAATTAATAGAAACTTAATATTTGTGAGTATCAGTGTTTACCATCTATTCCAGTAATATTAAGAGATCTAGCATTAAACTTCATGTAGCTATTAGCATAAATCTTCCAAGTATCAGCCTTAGGAATACCATTACTATCAGTGTTTCCGAAGTACACAGGTAAGTTATATGTGTGTTTATTAAAGGTATCTGGATTTAATGTTGACACTTCAATAACTAATCCCTGGTAGGTATTGTCAGTTGAATCTTGTCCTATAATCTCATGTGGTTCTTCGTTTGTTGTGTCAATACAAAAATACAAGTATACAGTGCTATCTTTAAGTACAGTATTACCGTCCACTACAGCACCATCACTATTGAAAGGAACTATACTTGATCCACTAAGTATATCAAAGTAGTAACCTCCTATATCAATTATAAGATTGTTACCGCTTATACTACCAGAGGGCATACTAATGTCAGAAGCACTTATGATAAATCCAGGAACATCAATAAGTTGCCTAATTATATTACTAACATTTTGCTCGTAAAATATTCTGCTTGTAATATCATTTGAACTCGTAGATCTCGGTCTACCAAGTGGAAATGCCTTTACTTGCTTAGATTGTAAATACATTGCTTATTACTCCTTATAGTTTAGGATAAACATTGACCACACAATTAAGGCGTCCTGACCATTTACTAGTGCCGTATATAAAAGTGGTAAGCTCCGGTCATCCTTATTAGCTGCCTCGTTTATATAAGCTAGCGCGGACCCCGAGGAATTGCGCAGTACAAGTCTCATGTCATATTTACTTGATACATTATACCCCCGAATAACAGATCCAGTTGACATTATTGCAGAAAACTGAGCTTTACCAATAACATCAGGATTATTAACAAATCTACTGTCTGTAATAGAATTAACAGAAGGACCCCAAACTCCTGATGTAATAGTAGCGGGAACCGATACCAAGTCTCTCCACTCATCTTCATTTATTTTCATCTGTAAGCCGATATGTGAAGCGGCCCTCTGTGCGATAGATGCAATGTTTCTTTGATCACCTGACAGAACAATTGAAATTAGGGTACCGAGTTCTTCGGTACCCTCATTATTAACCACTAAACTGTGTTTATGGGACCCATTCTTAAATTGTAACTCAACTACACCTTTATATCCTATAGCCCCTCTTATTTTTGCATCAGTCATTATACTATTCCTCACTTATTTATCTTCAAAAATAGATTCACTATATAAATCTTTAATTGCAGACTTTTCAGTAGTTACAACCTGTTTTTCATCAATGACTGAAGTTGAACTGATGGGGTCGCGTATTTTGTCTGCAACTGCATATTGATCATCTGTTGGATAAGGAACTTTATTACTTGCAACAACAGTTAGATCAACATTACCCACAATGTTTTTAAGTACTCTTCCTCCCTCAGATCCCTCACCAGTAACTGTTTGTTGAGAGGGATACAATATTTCGGCTCCAGAGTCATCAGTGAAGGTTGTCCTAACAGCACCTAACAAAGCCTGGCTACCAGTAATTACCTTGACACTATCAGCGTATTCAATGCCAGTCTCTTTAGTGGCTGAACTGTAAAAAACATATTTATAATTATATCCAGCGGGTATGATGTATTTTAATATTTCATCTAATATTTTTGTGTCTCGCAATTTTTCCTCGGTTCCAATGAGGATAGTATAAGGTTCTGAGGACACATCTCCCCTTGATTTATCTACTTCATTTATAACTTCAATGTGTACAGGTGTATCCACTTTTATTACTTTTAAGAACAGCTGTACAGCTCGTTCCACACCTGTAATTGAACCTTTATTGCGAACAGCACTAACGAATCCCTTTAATATTATTCTCACTCTGTCCGCAGATATCTTCTCTTTTGACCAGAACCCTAACTTTGTTTGTAAGTACGGAATCAATCTTTCATTACATTGATTGGTGTCCACAATGTCAAGCATAGAATCGATATCATATTTTATCCCATCATTAAGACAATCAAAAATACTACAAAAAAGTTGAAAGTCACGAGACTTACGAGAATATACATCTGGAACATGATCTTGTGTTCTAAAGAAAGTAGCCATTACATCACCTATTATTCATAACTTCGATACTTGAAGCCGCAGTGTTCATTGAAGCCTCTGAAGGTATATTAAGGTTAACATGACTGATTGTGTACCCATTATATACGTGATTTTCTTCAAAAAACTTAACAGCTTCCAGAGGATCTTCAATTATAACATCACTAGGAACTTGATAATTATATTTGAAATGTCCGTTGTAATCATATTCTGTAACTTTCTTTTCAATTACTGAAATGGGTATTCCATACTTATCAAATTCTTTATTTTCCACACATTTCAGTAGATTATCGAATTCTAGATATCCCACTTCATCTTCCCCGTCAATCTGCACTGTTATACTGCTAATACTGGGTTCATTTGTGTTGTCAATTAGGAAATAATATTTACCATTTGCTAAACCTTTTCCCGCTATATTCTGATTATCAGTATTTATGTTAGTATTCAAACAACTTAGATACTTTGGTGTTTCTTCACTTGAATCAAGTAACCAGAATTTTCTACTCATACTGGTATTACGGATACCGAGTATGTACTTAAATCCAGTTTCCAATTTTATGCCAGGAACTTTAATACTTGATATACCTGAGCTGTCTGTACTAATATTAGGAGAACTGCTAATATTGGATAAGATGAAATTCATTCTTATTCCATACTCTGCGGTCTTTGAAAAAGGAGGTTGATTAAATAAACTATTTATCAAGAATGCAAAAAGACTTACGCTTTTTCTTTCACCATAAGCATCAAGATAAGTAACATCAATGTTATTACCACCCGTTTTATTCAGGGACACATTAGACAAAACATTTATTCGTGTATTATCTCTCAACGGATCTACAGGATATTGTATCGAGGCATCGTTATTTTCAGTGTTACGCAATACTAACTGCTGTAACGATTGTTTAACACCATTACCAGGCATCGTATTATCTATGATTTGTGCAGAATCGTAGGTAGCATTAATATTAAGTATTGCAGACCCACTCCAATTTGCATTGTTATCTTGTATTTCAATCGAAGGAAGTGCAGTAAATCCAGCTCCTCCGGTGGAATATTGAACAGTGATACCATTCACACTATTCTCAGTGTTTGTGCTAAAATAAGGAAAAGATATGCCTGTAACTAGTTTATTACCTACTGTCTGTGTATATGGCATCCCAATAAAATCGTCATTTATAGTTATAGAAATGGAGTCACCACCTGTTAGGTTGTATATTTGTTGTTCTCTAACTAATCCATTAACACTTAACTTCTTTGTTTTATCAGTAAATGCCGCAAGACCCATCATCGCTACATCTGCGTAATCTACAGCTACAACTCTTAGCACAGGAAGTGAGTCCACATACATGTTTTCACTTAGACGTATTAGTGTACCGGATCCTAGCAATTCGTATGCGGACATGTCGTTATTTGTGTAGATAAAATACTCGTCGGTCTTTAGTGTATAATCATATGTGAACTTAACTTCATTATACACGTTTCCACTCTTAGTGTAGTAAGTAGTACTACCGTATCCCCAAGTTGCGGGCTCCTTCGTTACAACGTTATAACGAGAGGTGTTCTCATTGAATATGTAGTACACATTAGGGACAAACTTAGGACGAGGTTCAAACTTCAGAACATAATTTAAACTTACCTCACCATCCACAATTGTTTCTTCAGTTGTATTTGTTATAAAGTAATAATAATTATAATCCTTTACAAGATTTACCTGATTCATTCTTCTAATATCAATTGTCTTAGTTCCACTAAGGGTATTATCACCATACATGGAATAAACTTTCTGATAATCACTGTAAGGATTAGCATTATACGGAATGTTACCGGTAGAGGTAAGTTTGTTAGGATCAATTTTTATGGTGCTTTCCGGACCCGTACCATTTATTGTAAAGGTGGGCCTAATTATCGGAGATTTATTACTATCTGTTTCTTTTTCCGGTGCGATACCCTTAAAACATCTATACTGGTAAGGAGCATCATCTTCGTCAGTCTCTTTCCAGAAAAAGGTTATTGAGTCTCCTTCTTTTAGTTTATAATCAGTATTTGCGTATACTATGTAAGCAGGTGTTTCAGTGTAAAGTGTTAGATAATCCCTCTGCCATGCGAGGTATGAAGTTAGTTTTACCGTTCCATTATACCCTTCGAAGGTAAGCACTTTATTATTAAACCAAGCTAAACTACCTGGATGACTTCCTGCGACATACCCATAATCCTCATTATTAGTTTTATCACCGAAGTCAACGTACTTCTCATAACCACCTGTTTCCAGGGCAATATAAAGTGACATATTACTGACACCTTCATAAGTGCCTTTTGTTATGCTATAGTTGTATGCATTACTTAACTCATATATAGATTCGTCAGAGGTCTTATCTTTTAATACTAACTCAAATCTTACATAGTTGGAATAGCTGATTTCAGTTATAAAAGATGGAGCTAAGAATTGCACGGATTCATTATCTTTTAGTTTATATTCTTTTATAGTATCCTTTGTGTCAGGATCCCAATTCTTTGGCGTTCCATTATCGTTAAATCCCCAAGGGGAGATTACAAGGTCTGTAGTTACACGATCTACATCTGTATCAGTGTGATCAAATACCTGATCAATCGAATATGTGAAAGAAGTGTCTTGTTTATAAAGTGGTGTCACTCCAGCTAGAATACTTCGTGTTATAACATCAATTCTAAAATCGTTTATCAATGTTGAATACTCAATAAACTGTTGGGTATTTGCATTAAACTTGTACACACTATTATTTTCTGTAGCTATATATGTATAGGAAGAGGGATCCCTAATTGATTTTATTGCTTCGGGAAACATACTGGCTTTATCTCGGGTAATAATCCACGGGTCTGTACTAAAATCACTAATCGGAATACTCTTGAATCTGCCCTCTCCATTACCATCTGATTCCCAGTATGTAGCGTAAGTTGTATAATTAAAATCATCAATGGTTATAATCTTAATTCTTTCGTCGGCATTAACCACTACATCATATATCAGGTTAAAATCGGGCTTTTCTCCGAAATTCAATTTTCTTGAATTAAGATTTTCAAATATAGCACTGATTATATTTTTCTTTACGTCATTTATCTGTATATTAGATAGCTGATATTGCGGTACAAATCGTATCTTTATAGGATATATGTTACGGAACATACAAGGACGATCGGGAAGGATATCACTAAAATTATGCTGCATACACTTCACAGACTGAAGATAATTTTCAATTTGCTTACAAGTGGTACTTTGTGAACTTTCAAGTTCAAAAGTTGAATTAAAATTTGATATACTATTAACCACGCCTGCGTTATGCAAAACATATAACTTTAAATCGTAAGGTGAAAGGTCATTTGTTGATTCATTCTTGAATCGGGAATATTCAACAATCTTATCCCCAGATCCGTACCCATCTGTAACAATTGTGTATGAACATTGTGAATCATGTAATCTATCTGCTACTACATCGTTAGACACCATACCACTACGATATATTGCATTAGTATAATCACGGAGAGTAACAAGTGTGTCAAACGTTCCAGCAACTTTCTTGTAGCTATTGTAAGCATCAGTTACCGACTCAGGATCTGATCCATCAGTAGTTGCCGAAGCATTGTACATCTGTATAGTATCATCATTCAGATTAAGTTTTTCTCCTCTAAATTCTATTGTGTTATCTTCATAGAATTTAGTTAGTTCTTTAGCAGCTACATTTCCTTTGATTCCGTCACTTATTAGATATTTTATTTTAAGACCTGCTTTTATTAGTGATTCAATATCGTTCGGAAATTCAATGTAGGTATTATTACTTCTGCTGTCCACTCCGAACTCAAAGTAGCGATTACCCTGAGGTTCAATGGATAAGTTATCCACTTTTTGCCAGAATCCCATTGACGATTCCTCTGCGTTAGTAATAAATAAACCGTTCTCAGCAACGTTATAATCGTTCAGGTATATACGATTATTGTAGTCAATATTGTCTAGCTTAAATATGCTGCTACCGCTTACAAGTAAATCCGTTACCACTCCTTGTATAGCCCTACCGGAGGAAACATCCTTTCCGTAACTAAACATAACATCTTCTACAAGAGTGTAGATAATGGAATTATCGCTGTTTGTTATCATTGTGAAAGCAGGAATAGCCACACTTTCACCTGGCTCTAAAGTTTCGCCTTTCCACTTAAAACTGATAGTAGTAGTAGCAGAATTATACCAGGGCATTTTGTATGATAGTTGTTTATACAGACTACGAGCAGAAAAATCCTGCGTAACAGTTTCAGGGAATGCTTCGAGAATGTTTTTGTCAATGTTGTAATTGTTCTTATCACCGATTACAGCATTCAATTTAAGCAGAATCACACCCGGATCTGACTCATTACTTATACTAGGATCCCATTTATATGTTAATTTCTTTGTAAGATCCAGTAACTCTTGAAATATTGCTCTAAAATCTTTATTTGAATATGAAATTGCAGAAAGCGGATTGCTATACTGTGAACTTGCCATTTACTTACCAACACTCCCATCTTCCGTCAGCTTTATAGTATACATATCTGGTTGATTATCCAGCGTGTTAATACATTTTATAGTGACATACACTTCGTCGTCTTTTTGACTAATTTTTATATCGTCTCGTGTCACATATACTTGCGGCATAAATTCATATATTGCAAGATGTATACTATCAATTATTAAATCTTGTAACACTACACTATTTTGTTCATATATATATCTTTTAATATCTGTTCCAAAGTAAGGATCACCTAACAATGAATTTTTCCAAGAAGCAAGCATCAACCTTAGGTTCGACATTGTTGCTTCTCTATCAGATACTAGATTTGTTCCTGCACTGTTCAACATATCAGGAAACTTAATAGAATACATTTAATTACCTCTCTATATTCCATATTTCTTCCCAACTATTATTTGTTCTTAAAACAGGTAATGTTTCTTCCCATATACCCTTAGTAAAAACATACGGAATAGTTTGATAGCATTTGTTATTTATATATATATTTATACAAGGGATACTAGTTATCAATCCTGTAGCAGTATAAACTGCTCCCGATACGGTACCTCTAACCGGAAGGACAGCAACGGAATTAGCTCTACGAGGTTTTTCAATCGTAAGTGCGAACGATGCATCTGATGTTTTAACTACAACATCATACTCGGATTGACTAACGGTCGTACTGTTCCATTTTATATAGATTAATACTTCTTCCCCTTTACTACTATTAGTAGAACCATATATAGTCATCTTTCTTGGATTATCAGAAACTATGCTTATTATTCGAGGTTCTCTTTCTATAGGTCCAAATTCGGTGTCAAGATAGATAAATCCCTGAAATACATAACCCCATCTACTATACCCGCTACTTTTTGTAATTGTCTCTGTCCAGAAATAAGTAGAACTGCGGTATCCGCTGTTGGAAGTTATTATATCTCCATTTTCATCTATTTCTTCTACTACTGCTACGTGACCCGCAGCACCCGGTTTTTCCCAACATATAATAGCACCTAACTTTGGAGTCTGACCATACGGATACCCTTTATCACCCAAGTTAATATTATAGTCGTACCACTCACCTGCGTCACTTGTGCAAAGTTTTTTTCCGTGTCCTTCGCCAGTTCCACCGTCAGGGCGATTATTAGTTAATTCGTACCTTCTGCCCCACGCATAACACGTGCAGTTTGGCATACCAATATCAGGATCGGTCAAGTAGAAAACATTATCCGTATAGTAATATTTAGTACCTCTTATAGGTCCCCAATATTCATCAACTTCTTTTAATCGAGGATGGTATTCTCTGTAAATATCGTACAGAGTTTGATACCAGTATGTTGCATTGTTTCTTCGTTCATCTATTGCGCTAACTCCTGCGCGTTCATAGTTAGCACAGAATACTTCAGCAAGATACGAAGCTGATTGTTCAGAGACAGCAAACTGCGAAAAGGAAAGAGGATAACTTGTAGTAGAAATATATTGTAACCCGTTATCGTATTCATACTTTATACGTGTGCACTGAGTGTCAATGCTTCCCCAGGAAAGTCCTCGGTCTGTTGCCCAATCTGTAAGATTAGTAGCAGGAGTCCATTGTACAAGCCCAAAACCCACGGACATGTTTCCTTCGTCAAAATCTTGCCACACACCAGGATTTATCCAAGACTCCCTCTCCATATTTCCGAGCATTCCGCATACAGCATTAAGTGTCCACCCGAGGTCAAGAAAATACTCAGTTATATATTTTGCATTATCTAATGCTTCAGCTCGCGACAGGGATTTATTTGAAGAAATTATTGCCATATACTAAGCCTCATGTTGTATCCAAAGATATACTTGTCCTTCTTTTGCTCCACTAATTGTTTTAGGGTCTGCTGTACCATATGAAAGATTATTAAGAATCAAAGGACCTTCAAGTGTTGTTTCTATTGTTGTAACTCTATTTTCTACCTTTTTGATCTTGATATCCTGTTCAGCATTTACACTGTTAATATCATTTATTTCTTTATTTATTTCACCGATATCAGACTGTATATCAGAGATTTGGGACACAAATTCAGTATGTTGTACTCTATTGCTATCAATCTCAGACTGAACATTTGTATTGAGGCCTTTTATGTTTGCTATATTATCAGCAGTTACTTCTCCAATCTGTGTTTCTCTTTGTAAAGTTGTGTTTACATTTACTGATAAGCTATCAAATTTTGCATCACTTACAATCTTAGAATCAAGCGTATTAAAAAGTGATCCTACAATAACCGGCTTAGAGGTATCTCCTTCTTCAAACTCAACAAATACAATATCACCACTTCTAAACTTGGGTGATACACCAGGTGCGACAGCTATTGTTGCTATTGATAGCTCTTCTACTGGGGTAGCACCTATCGCAGCAGCAATCTTATTTAAAACAGGAATCCTTACCCGGTAATGAAAATCATCTACCATTCCTTCTACAATAGCTCGAGTCATTAGACATCACCACCTACTCTTAGAAGTGTTAATGTAGTGGTGTAACCCGCAGAAGTGATAGAATCTGTTTGCTTAGTAATAATATATGTACCACTTGAAATATGCTTTTGACCGCCTGCGAACCACACATTTAGCTTAACATAAGTCATTAACATAGAAGGTCTTGTTAATCCTTTAAGTGTTAATGTTGCAGTTATAGGGAATTCTGTCATATAACTCCACCATTGAGTCTTGTATGCTGACTTACCGTTTGTTAAAGAAGATGTTAGCAATGAAGGAGAACTTAATGTTTCAATTGTTCCGTCATCTCTTATATTATATGTGTATTCTTCTTGTTTAACATCGCCCGCATATTCGTAAAGTATTGCCCATGATTGATCGTTATTTAAACTAAATTCAGTAACAAAGTTATCTCCGGGATAATTAATGTCCAGCTCGTAAGTATCTGTTGCGTTATACACAGCGGCATTAGCAGATACTTCACTTACTTTAAAGTATGTTCCCCCAAGATCATTGTTGTAATCATCATTTATAGTAAGAAAGTACTTAGAAGTAGATAATTTATTTTCTTCCGGTGTTTTATTATCCACCATGCACCCTACAAGATAATTTAGATAATTTAATATCGTAGTATTATTCTGTGCTACCAGCTGAACTTTTTTATCGTTACTTGCAATAAGGTTTTTTGATAAAACAACATTCTTATTTCTCATACCAGTAAATACGTCTTTGAGACCGTACTTTGAATTGCTTAACAATTGCAGTATAACATCACTGGGCTTTGCATTTCGTGCAGGAAAATTAAACTGTGTAGAATTAAGTCCTATTGCATCGCTAGTACATTGTAGAGTGTAATCAAGTGAAGAGCTACTCATGTTCAATCGTGTTGTAACATTTGTTATAATACACTGCTCTTCCTTATATATGTAATTAGGCGCCATCCAGTCTCCATACTGAAGGATGATGCGCCTATCTTTTGTAGCTCTACTAAATATTTTATCTAGAAGGTTAGGATCCTGTCCTGTTGCAACTTGATAATGAAAATTCAGTGTGTATGTATTAACGGTTCCATTAACTTTAGTTACGGACATTGACTCCATGTAGTTGGGATATGTAGCATTTGTCCTATAATTACCACTGAATGTTCCAAAAGTTACACCGCCTATATTTGCAATTATGAAAGGGCTTTGCACAAGCGTAGGAATGGAAACAAGATTTGCTGCTTTAGCCATTAGTTTACTCTCCTAAGTCAAATTCGATATTAGTAAAGGTAGGTATTCGTAATATTTTACCTTCGGGAAGCTCCGCATAAGGGTCATTAATATTATTAAAAGATAAAACACACCAGTAGTATAGAGGTGAACCATAGAAATATAATGATATACTATCTGCTGTATCACCCTTTTTCACTTTATAAGAAACAAAATTTGTGTCCTTTTTTAGCTGTGATGTAAGACCGTAGATATATTTTTCATCCATTCTGTTATAATAATACGGAAATACAGAATACCTGGAAATATAAGTGTAATCTTTATAAGCTTTTTGTGTTAGTATATCTTTCATTAGCTACACCTCCTTATACATATCGAGTATTACCTGCTCTTGTCCAAACATTTCGCTCAAGAGATGCATCGAAACCTCTAAAACTTCCACTGGTCATAACCTGAGGAGCACTATATGGATCAACTTCCACAATGGTAAAAGATACACCCACATGAGCATATTTATTTCCAGAAATAATCGGTAAGTCGTAATCCACACCGACATTTCCTTCAACAACACCTCTTATAAAAATATCGTTACCGAAACGACACGCAATAATGGGAGGATCAACCATCTTTTCAGTAGCCCCATACACGGGTAATGCAATAGCTTGTATTTGCTTTATCAATGTGTCAACATAATCATCGCCAGGTGAAACAGGTATGTTACTAACATCCTTATTAACTTGCGTCATCAAATCTCTATGCAAATCAAGTTTTATAGTTATCTGACGCGGTCCGGATTTACTATAGGAATATATAGGAGCAGACCTAGACATTGGAGTAGAACTGGCAAATTCAACTGATAAAGTATCAGTTAGTGATTCCGGGTATGTGGGTATGACAATAAATTGTTGAACATGATACATATATATATAGTTTTCAATCATATTATACGACATGTTTTATCAGCCCCTTATTAACAGCATTTTCTATATCTCTATCTACAAATCCCAATATATCCTTTTTCTCTATATAGTCAGTACCAGAAATGTTCATATACTTACTATAAAGAGTATATCTAAGATCAACATCCCAAATACCTTTTACAAAATCAGGTAGTGCTGGATGGTAGTTAATTTTTGTTTCAATACCTGAGATGTTCTCATTTATTTCATCTCTGTAATCAATCGTATATTGCAGTAGGTATGCAATTAACTTGTCTGAATAAGGAACCTGTTTACCGCTATTACTTTGCAGTAAACTTAATTTACTAATAAATGTTCTTGATAATTGTCTATCAGATAGTTTATTAATACCTTCAGCACTAGATACATATCTATTTGCTACGGAAGAGAAATCTCCTTCAATAACCGAAACACTTGATGTATTTGTTTTCGGGATCTGAATAGCCAGATATAGATATTTTTCATGCTCTTGAAGTGTTCTATCCACTTCTCTCTTCTTTACAAAAGCTTGTTGTTCTGCATCTTCTATATTGAAATCTGACCCGTCATTGTCCGGCATATAAAGATCAGCACTGGTGTCGTTACTTATCATGTAAGTCACAGGATTACTAAATCTTATACCATTATATCTTTTAGTAGATTCATGTAACAAATCAGTAAAACTTTTGTCGTTCTCGTCTTTAAGTAAGATGCCATCTTTACAAAAAACAGATTTAACAAGGACAGGAAATTCACAATCAATAGCTATAGTGTAAGTTCTATTAAATTTAATGGGAATAAGTAATACCTTATATTTCGGAGATGTTCCCTCTACTGCTCCCTTTGTCTCATCTAAGTATAAATATTCGGTGCTGTCATAATCAAAACAATTATATAGTGGCATTAGATCTACACCATATATGTCTCTAACACACCTTAGATACTCGCCTAGAAACCTATGTGTTTGTGGGTCATAGTAGGACACATTTGAAACAAATCTTTGTGTAATATTCTTTACACTCTCTCCAAAGGAATAGTCGTCAAGTATCTTATATTCTCCGACCGGACGATAGTAATATCTAACAATATCGTCTGTTACAGTTAATCCTCCGATACCTGGAATATCTGCACCTTCCCAAGTCTGTGTGTCGCTGTTATATCTTGCATAACGCCCGCCTTCTTTTCCTTCATCCTCGAGGTATATATCGTAATTACGAGTACTCGGATTGTAGTGACTCAGAACATAGTCTTCATCTGTAGCTATAACATATTCGTTAGCATAGAGATGGTCATCCGTAAATTGATTTGCATTTATGCCATTAAATCTTCCTGTCTTTGTGCACCTAAGGATCTTATCTTTATAGATATAAGTACAACCCTCTATAATTGTATCATCAGAACTGATGGTAGGAAAAATAGGAAGAGGCGTATATGAAAGTAAATATTTTATGAATTTTGATTCAAGGGTGTTTTTGAAAAATTGTGACAATTTATAACACTCCTCCATTACAGATTAAATAGCTGGTAATTGGACACTCTAACATTAAGGTCTCCGGAGTCAGCATTACGAACTTTTATTGTAGGCGGAGTAGTACCATTACTGCCCTGCAAAGCTCCCTCTACGAACTGCTTTAGTTTAATATTCCCCTCAGTGCCCCCCAATGCTTCAAGTATAGCAGCAACAAGTGCACTTTTTCCTATGTTAACTGTGGTATTAGGAGCCAAAGTCATCTGCTGCGGTTTAGTTTGCGCCATTGAATTTGCAATGTCTGCCGCATTTGATATCTTAGTTGTAATACTCTGGTTAGTAATAGTTGTTCTTAATGCCCTAGAAGAGTCGAAGGATAATAAACCTAAGTTAGCAGCATTTGTGTCGTGTACTCTTAAAAATGATCCTTCTCTCGATTGTTCTATACCGAAGTCAATTGTTCTAAGATACCCTTGTGAAGTTATACTTTGATTACCAAAAAGTATGTCAAAGTATTCTGACATAGCACTGTCATGCACAAGTAGGGAACCCGTATTATTATCGTAGACTCTTTGTAACACAACATCTTGTGACTTTACGAAGTCCGTTGCCGCATCACCTATGATAGCGTTCCAGAAATCATCTAGTTGATGATCTGTCTTTGCTACATTCTTATTAGTAATTTTTGTGGTATTTTGAGCATCATCCGTTGCCGATGCGAGGGCACTATTTGTCATATCTGTGGAGGTAGTATTGCTAACAAAAGTACTTGAAGAGGTTTCGCCCGTCATCGTACTCAATAAGTTACCCATACCTGTTCCACGTTGTGTATACTCAGTTCCTCCCCACTTATCAAGGGATAAACCATTTCCGTTAGCGATACTACTTAATACTGTCCCTACTAGAGACATGGCTCCGGAAAGACCTAGCCCAAGGTTTAATAGTGAATTAACATCAGTGTTTAAGCCCAGGAAATTTCCCATTGCACCAAGGGTGGGGATATTTATCTTCAGTCCTGTATCGTCCATGAAATCCAGCATCTTTTTCATAACCCAAGTTCCCGGGCTATTTACCATATTCATTCCCATGCCGAACAATACATTATCATATATATTTTGGATATTTTCTGAAGCAGCTGAACGCTTTCTTATCATTTGTAGCTGATTATTTGTCTCATTTAACATTCCTCCGTAAGACATATTTGTCCTAGATATTGAAGAAATGTCTGCGGTGGTAAGGTTCGAAATAGCTTTCATATCAGACAGTGACATATTGAATATATCACCATATGCTGATTTAACAACCTGACTGTCGCTATTTTCAGCTATATCTTTCAAATATAGAACCATGCTCTCCAGCAACTTATTGGTTGTAGAAGCATCAAGACCGTTAAGCAGTAGTTGAGCATAATCTAGCCCTGCATTACTTGCACTCATCGCCATTAAAGTTTGCAACGAAGTGTTACTTGCAAGACTTGTAACATCACCTGTAGCGAGGTAATTAACACCTTGAGCAATTTCGGTAACTGCGCTATTACTCATGCCCAATGAATAAAGAGATCCTAACCATTTTTGTAAGGTATACTCAAATTCTGCAGATTGGTCTCTAGTCATCTGTGAATTAGCATCAATTATAGCTTGAGAAACAGAATCATATACGTCACTAAGATAACTACTATCACTAAAAGTACTGTTAAACAGCTTAGTAAGTGATGCTTCCATACCTAAACGAGCAGCAGTTGTATCAGCTTGTTGTAGTCTTATCAACCTGGTCAAATTACTATCGAAAGCGTCAAAAGTATGTGCAATTTTATCTGAAACAGATTCCAAGAAAGCTCTTTGCTCAATATTATAAACAATACCACTATCTGATGCTTTTTTAATATTATCTATAACTTCTTCCATTTTAACAGAGGAACTAATAGCAAGATTTGTGGTAACCATGTCCATCATGCTCTCAAAATCTTTATCAGAGCCTTGTAGTGATGCATTAACTCGTGACTGATAATTAACCATGACCTGTTCTGCTTTGTTCATTGATTGCACTGCTTTTCCAGTGAACGCATTATAAGCAGACTGTATGTTTTTCTGCACCATCTCTACATTTCTGTTTACTGTGTTGACGGTATTTGCTAATTTTTGTAATGCGTCTAGGTTACCTTTTTCACCGGACAATCTATCTTGTGCTGTCTGCAGATCTACACCATATTTCTCTTTTGCAGAAGCTTCTCCATTTACAGCTGCTTCCTCATCATACTTTTGTTTTATTTCAGATATTTCCTTCTCAGTTTTCTCTACAGCATTTTTTTGCTCATTAAGTTGATCACGAATATTACGCGCTCTCTCTTCTCTCTCTTCTTTTGACAGTTGCCTTGAAAAAAGTGCGGTATGTAACAAACCGTTTTTCTGAATATCATCAATCTCTTTTTGTTGGTTTGCTATGTCCTGCTTTTTCAGGTCATTTATCCGTTTCTCCTCGCGTCTTACTTTTTGTGCTTGCAGAACCTCATAACGAGCTTTATTTCTTGATATGTTCTCTAACTCTTTTTCAAGTTTCTTTGCTTGGGCTGAATTTTTTCCGTACACCACTTGTGACATACGAAGCTGCTCTTTAACTTGCTCTTGCTCATTTTTCAAATTCGCAACTTTTTGCTTCAACATTTCAGCTTTACGAGTTGCTGTAGCTTGTTTATAAGAATTTGCCCACAAAGTGCGAGTAGCATCTGCAGCATCCTTTTCAGCTTTAGTAATTGTTTTGCGAAGTTTTTGCTCCAGTTTTAAACGTTCTTCTGTGCCCTTTTTTGTCCTTCGTAACTGATCTCTTATTTCCTCTACACCATATTTTTCTGCATACTTATTACGAGTTTTATAAAAGTTTTCCGTTAGCCCGAGAAGTGAACGGAAAAGAGCAGGATTATTTTCTGGGGTACTAAATATTGAATCGTCATCATACTTATCTCTTTTTGCCATCTAATCACTCCTTGGGTCCTAGCGTTTCATTTTTGCTTTATTTCTAGCTTCCTGCATTACCTCATTATCATGCTCTATATCTTCCTTAATGAATTGTAGAAGTAACATTCGTTCCTTTACAGAAATTTTACCGGTGTCTGCGTAGGAAGTATTTATTCGTTTTGATATCTCGTATCTCTCTCTTACAATTTGATTAAATCTTTCAGGTGCATATAACTTACCATCAGATGTCAATTTCGGGTCTAAAAAAGTCTGGTCCGAGGCGAAAGGAATTATTATAATCTAACCCACAAACGGAGCACACACGATTTACCTCAGTGCGTACACCAAAACTTTCTACTAACTTTTGTGCGTGCTGTATGATGTAGTTAGTGTCCATCATAGGCAGATTTCTTAGGAAATCCTCAGAGGTTATTACGTCCATTCGCTTGCCGTCAACGGTGTCTACAACCATCTGCAAAGTATATAAAAGTGCAGAATCCCCGACAGCGCCATTCGACTTTCTCTTGAGCTCTTTACTACGAATAGCGACCTCATCGTTCATACGAGGAGTCTGCATTACTAACTTTATTTGTTTACCTGTTCTAGGAAGTGTGAACTGAGTTAACTCTGCAAAATTATTCTTGTCGTAGTATTTTACTTCAAGTGCATCAAGGTCTATAGCATCCTTTGTTTCCGAGCCACAATATGGACACACACTTGTAACATCATATGTTTTTCCATAAGTTGCTACTCTAAGTTTATGAAGTAAGAAAATGTAATCTGCCATGCACATATCATAAGAAGATATGCCTGGGTTATCCACTAGACAATCATCAATAATTTCACAAAGTGTCTTATAAGGTCTCTCCGAAGGCGAAAGTCTTTTCATCTCGTGTTCTGTAGTCATTGACTTTAGCCTTACTACGGGATTAACTTTCACATCGTATACTTTGCCCATTGAAGGCAGAGTATATTCTTCTGCGAATACATATCCTTCAGTCATCTACCAAAAGCTCCTTTCAATATTTCACTATATTATACAATTCAAAATAGTTATGTAATAAGGGAGCTATAATTGCAAATTGATATTACCAGTAGCCTCGATAAGTAGTCTGCAACCAAATGTATACTAATTTAATTTTATTCCGGTTAACTTATACCTAATAATAATAAAACAATAGCAGCGGCCTTTAGCTATTGCTACAATATATCATCAGGGTTTTCCTCTATAGGAAGCTGGTTATCAAGTTCCCTGTTGGATTTAGCAAACCTAATTCCGGAATCATTTCCTTTCTGGAATCGTGTGGATTGTTGTCTCCATCTATTTGCAGCACGGAGTGTATCCGAATCACTATCAAGAGTATCATCATCAAACATTGAAGTTTGAGCAGGTTCCTGATACTCTTCTCCGTATATAGCGGGATAGATAATATCTGCGTACATTTTTGGGTAGTGTGTTTCCATGTAATGTACATAGTTTGAAATAACACGAGCTATACGCTGAATCCAACTATTGTTATTTAACACAAGTAAAACATGTTTACAAGCACTGCCTAAACTGTCATTAGGGTTTGTAATATTAGAAGGCCTTGTTTCCGGAGCTCCGCTGTTAAAATCGTTCTTTGAAGCGAAAAACCCGAAACGATAAGAAAAATCTGGGCAGCTACAGTTGATATAAACATCCTCTTTATTAAAGGCATTTATAGTAGCTCTTGCAATCTCACGAAATGATACATTACCGGATCGCTTTACTTCATCTCTTAGTAGCTCAATTATACCTGAAACAGACAGGGTCACGGTATAATCATCTGTCTCACCTTTAACTGGAACTCCAACAGTTAATATATCTTCCGTGAACAACTTGTTCATATCAATCTTGTTCATTGCTGAAGTAGTATTCAGTACCTTACTTTTTGACCTTCTATCAAATCGTTGCTTTCCTTTTTCGGAAGACTTTGATTTTGCAATAAGTTGATTACGAGTTGCTTCATTTAATTTTATATCAATCATCTCCCGTAATTTTTCTTCTATACAAATATATACAATTCTAAAGGAAACACCTTGCATCGATTATATAACCTGGTAAAACAAAATAACAAAAAATATCACGGCTCTCTTGAGCCGTGATATTTTATACTTAAACTTAATGTATTATCCGTTTTGATCCAAAGTTGCATAATCGTACTGAATAGTACATTTTACTTTCTTTGCCTCGCCATTGTAGTTGTCATATCCATCTTCACTAAGGTCAGATATCCAACATCCGTAAAGTCTCCACTGACGAACCTTTCTATAATCAGGTGTGTATTCGATCAAGAAAGCATCCTTCTTGTAGTTTTGCGCAGGAACATCTAAGCTACCAACCTTTTCCGTGTACACGTTGTAGCTAAGATTTTGCCAAGCCATCAAGATCTCCTTAGTATTAGCACCAATAAAGTCATGGAACTCGATGTCACCTCCGTCAAAGGTGGGAACACCTGCGAATTTAATAGTGCTGTTACCTCTCTTTATCTCAACAGGATTCTGAGAAAAATGAGGAACAAAAGCTGAGGAAACTGATACTCTGAGCACTTCCTGTGCATTTCTAAATACTGCATTAGTATCGCCGGTAGCAGCACCCGGTCTCAAAATGCCATCAATATCAGTGACAACAAACTCATAGTTATTAGCTCTCTGGGGGCTATATAATTGAGGGTTCTCACCAAGATGGTATGTACCGATCTGAGATTCATATGCCATAATTTATAATTCTCCTTCTTACTCAGAAATAACTGCGTCCTGATCATCTTGCATAATGATAGAAACATAGAAATCTTCTACCGGCTCGATAGGACTAATTATAATCTTAACACAAAGTGTAGCTTTCTCATTATACTTGGGATGTGTGGTATCTAGCTGCAACTTATAGCTACTAATACCATACCCATGTAGCATCTTATCAAGTAAAGGAGTAAGCTCTGCCTTAAAGTTAATCCAAAGAATGTCGCTGTTTTGCTCGAAAGTCAATCTTCTAGCAGTTCTATAAACTTCTTTCTTTATATCACTTACAAGGTTTCTTACATTTAAGAATGATGTTGCAGTTAGGTTACCTTCCGTAGCATTATTCTTTAAAGTACGGTTACCCCAGATAGTATATCCATAGGGCTTGATGTTTGTTATCGGGTTAATGGAAATAGCATCACGAGGAGACATCTTATCTGCGGTGCCATTAGGAATGTTTGTGGTCATACCACCGGAAGCAAGATTTTGTACCAAACCTCTTGCTACACCCGCTACTGCAAGCCAGTTGGGATTCACAGTTAATGAATCACCAAGAGACAGGAAGTAAGCAAAACTACCAGGCATTCTTACTGTTGCATCATAATTTTTTGCTTTTCTCATCTGCTCATCCAAATCTGTTGTGGTCCTGTTGTAAGTAGCCCAAGGAGTAAACATTGTTGCAAACTCACCAGAGGTTTGGAAAGTCAGATCATTCTTAATAGCATAGTATAAACTACCGGGCTGATCAATATTTTGATTACGATACGGATTATCTGTATGATCGATAAAAGCTACGCAGTCTCCACGCTCTTGGCAAAGATTGAGCATCTTTGCCACCAATGAGTTCTGACTATATTCGTAAGTAGGATAACCGCCTGAAGTTAAATACTTAATACTGTAGTTTCCTTTATCAGCAAGTCCTGAATCATTTATGGCATAAACTGATGACAGAGAGTCATACATATTAGCAATACTAATGCCATTTGATACAAGTCTATATATAGAGTTAGGATCCCAGGCAGGAGCAACTTCACTACTTGTCCCAGGATTTATTCCTTCCACTTGTTTGAACACCAGGCTGGAGCATACACCTTCCATATAACCCACTACCCAAGAATGAGGAATAAACTCGGTGCCTTCTGCAATAACACTGCCTGCTTTAATAGGCTTAGCATTAATGCTTGGGCCTGAGGTTACTGCCTTAATAGGAAGTACTTCGGTGCTTAATGTGTAGAATTTAACAGAAGCGTTGCCCCAAGTTTCAGGTTCCTCAGTTACAACTTCAAACACAGTTGAGTCATTTGCTGAAGGAGTAATAATAGTCTTTCCTTTCAAGGACTCATCATTAAATGCAGGAGTAATTTCTTTTGTAAATGTTACTACGGTATAACTACTGCCACTCTTTGTATAATACTTATCTGCGGATCCCCAATCTGCTGGAGCAACCGTGCTATCGAGAAGCACATAATTATCATCTTGTTTCAAATAATAAGTACCTGCTTTATATACAGGGGTTACATTACTAAAGTATATTGGTGACTTGAAATAATAATGGGTTAGGTCACTCTCACTGATAAGATCACTATTCTTCACGTAGTAAGCGGGTACCTGTATTCCGTCCGTGGTTTCGGAGCCCTCATCCATAACAACTTGAATTCCATCCTTAGTGTAGGTTTCAACTTCAGACACGGGAGAAAATGCAATAGTAGGAGCATCACCCTCAGATACATCCTTCACTGCAGTTCTGGTATAGTACACAATACTACCACCACTTGCATTCAAGTACTCCTTACCGTTCTGCTTTGTAAACATCTCAGGTAACACCGGAGTACTAATTGAGCTATAAGAGGCTATACCTTTCTGGTAGTTTTTGTAGTCAGTATCCCAGTCAGCAGGTGCCTCAGAAACCTTACTAAATGTCTTAGTATAATCATCTTCATTCATTCTTTCAAAAAGAACAGGAAGGCCTGCAGAAAGAATTTCCTTTGCCATCACGTATGCAGGATCAGCCTGACCTTCTGTGAACATTATGTTGTGATACGGAATAGCATCTGCACTGAACCCCGTAAGATCACCATCGGCAGTAATGCCAGCTAAATCGGTATATTTCTGATCTTCTGTAAAATAAGCGGGTTCGGCTCCACATAAACTTTCAAAGGTTGAGATTGAGGTAAATAAGGTAGGCTCATGCACCTTAATGCCCACATATTCTCCTGCACTGTTGTACAGACCGGAATTGGTTTGTCTATCCAGATTAACAAAACCGGGAATATACACAACATCTGTGCTTTCACTTAAAACACCGGGACTTGTATTATCTACTTCGGTTATAACAATCTTCGGCATGTATTCGTCTCCTTTAATTTTTCATTGGACTCATTCTATCAACTTGGGACACTCAGGAGAACAATAATTCTTATCTGATTTTTTATCCCATTCATCTTTTGGAAAAACTTGCGCACAGATCTGATACACATCTCTGTACCTAACATCCCAGAGTCTTGCATCGTTAATACTGAACCCTATTGTCATACGAGTAAACTGTCCAGCAATGAGCCTTTCAGGTATGTCTGAATTATCTTCGATTGAAGAAGAAATTGTCATACTGGACACATGTTTATAGTTTTCGTTATTATAAGGTATATTAACTTCAACTTTAGGGAAATTTATAATATTAAATACAAGGTTCCTAACATACTCGTCAGCTTCTTCAAAATATCTTGTGTATATATCGAGTTGATACGGTATGCTAATAGGTATACTATTTAACTGACTTGCTTGATTATTATTTGCATTGAGAGTAAGACCGTCAAAGCTCATGGGTTGTTTACCCAACCCATTATCAAGTATAGTAAACCCTCTATTACGAGAAATTGCAATAAGCGGTAGTTTTATAGGTTCATCATTAGTTTGATCAGCAATTACTTCAAAGAGTCGTCTAGACTCATCAGGTCCTGTAACAGTGATACTTGTGTTCAGTGTCCAGCCCCTTATTTTTTCAACAATTGCATCATCATACAACTTTGTCGACATCACTGATCTCCTTTACTATGAAAATAGGATTATACCGCTTGTAATATGCTAATATATTATTGTTAACGCGATTAAACACACTACTTAATATAGGGATACCTTTTACCCCCAATGCGCCAAATGTGATCATATTAGCTAATGCTGCTAAGGGTATATCCTCATACTTTTCAAAACCACTGATTGATATTGTAATGTAATCCTTATAAACATCAATGTAAAGACTGTTACTGCATCTGAATACTATATTCCTTACATTTATTTTTTTATTCAAAAACTGTTCTTCTAAATACTTATCCATGTAGTAAGTGGAATAACTACGTAGGCTATTAAGCATTTCCATTCTCATATTCCGTCTTAGCCAACAAGCAAAGTTATATGAATAGTACTTCCTGTCAAGTTGAACTATCATAGATGATAATCCTCTTCATTCAGTAAATTAAAAGAACTGTGCGTAAAATCATTATTCGTATTTTGATAAGTATCTTCATACTCCGGAACAATCTCACATGCAATAGAAGCAGGATACACAATAGAGTTTGTCAACTTAACGCAACGAAATAGTCTTCCTTTTCCATCATCCAACCCACTCGGAACAATGAACAATGCACCTTGCTGTATATCAGGAGTGTCGTACGCTACATGTATTAATGATGAATCTTTTTGAAGTTCAGATACCCAACCTATTTTCTTCATTGTTTGCTGTGTAGGATGTTCATCAAAAATACAACCTATTACAATTGAGGGTTGATAGTTCGATTCGATTTCAGCAAAAGATGTCCAATGCTTATCTTTTCTCGGAGCTCTATACACAACTTGTATTCCGATTAATCGTACCATTTCATCAAACCACTTACGATGCAGCTTTATATCGGGAGTAATTAATCGACCATATCTATTGTCCATCTTTTACCTCTTGCTTTCTTACAGTCTTTGTCAGTAATTAATAATATATAGAGAACTGCTCTTTTAACACTCTATGCACAACTCTTTATTGATATAAGTTGTAACCGGATACACCGTCAAGGACTAAGCCGTCATCAAATCTAATATTCCAAAAACTATTCTTAAAGTTAGATGGAATACCTTCAACACACAAATTCTGAATTGTAACGGTGTCGTTATTGTGTAGGAATATTTCTTTCATTTCAGCCTCAGAAACACCCCAGTTGTCTGCAGTATCGAAACCGGATCTAACCTTAAATGTAGCAGTAGTTCCAGCGTACTTATCACTCCAGGATTCGGACATCTTGGCTTTATTTCTAGCCATACGGTCACGAATTGATGACACCCTGTCATCCGCATCCTTTAGTTTTTGATACATTGCATTTTCTCTATCTAACAATGCTCTGTCCTTCTTAAACTTGGATAATTCTGTTTCATTATCATCGGGTGCTTCTTTTCCTTTGTCAAGAAAGTTTTTATAATCAAATGCATTAGGATCCGCAGTAACCATATCTTTTCTTGTATGCTGTAAAAAATGATCTTTGCCATACTTAGGCGAAGCTTTCAAATAAGCACCCTTTACAAGATTAAACTCCTTTGCGCCCGTATTACCAATTATAGCGTTACCAGTTTTAGGATTTATAATTTTAATAGTATCACCGAAATACTTACGGCCAAACTCTTTACGAGCGGAGTCATCAATGGTAACTTCGTATCCCATCTTTTCTAATTTTTTTATTGCCCTACTTTTACCTGAAGCTACTTCATAAATTAATTTATTAATTGCAGCATTATCCGGGTTTACAGCCTCTGTTAATTCAGAATTACGATATGCACTAGCATCAATTATAGAATCGAGAATATGCTCTGCAGTAATTTCAGGATTCTGCGTATTAAACAAATCATTTCTTATATCTAACCCTACACTATTATACCAAGGAGCATCTGGAAATACACTTTCAATATCCTCAATAAATGCTGTAAAGTAAATATTAAAATCTGTTGTATCTCTTGCCTTCAGTTCTTGAATGCTTTTATTCAGTAATTCAGATAATTGACCTTTATCTGAATCATCTGGAACAGGAATAAAGTTCCACTGCTCTTTGAAAGCTTTGTTAATATTTGAAAAATTCATATAATTCTCCGTTATAATATATTCTAAATTGGGTTACTTGCAAAAAGCAAGTAACCCAATAAAAACTCACTTACTAACCTTAAGTGACTCTGCAATACATTTCTTACCTCTATTGCGGCAAACCAAAGACATTGATTTAACTGACTCTTTCAATTCTTTACTGTAACCCTTGAATATAACTTTTGACTCGGTAATTTTTCTGGGCTTAAATACGAAGTTTGTGTTACGCTTTCTTCCAGAGTTAAATCCGATAACACCTTCTACAATAAACCTATTATTTCTGGGTACAATATTGGAGCAACGGAAGAACTTAACATTACCAAAAGACTCTTTCAGTGACTCTTCAATCGCGTCTTCAGCAGACTCTCTATCAATACTATTAAAATCAATCTGTTCCTTTGCTTCATCGGATACCGGCTCAACTATAAAGTTATCGTTTGTTCTTTCGATACTTTCAGCTTCATCGTTATCGCTGTCCATGCTAATAGTAATATCGTCGGATGTGATCTTGATCGTATCTACGTTTTCCTTAATAGTTCTTCTATGTTTGAAAGATTCGCTAAGTTCATCTAAATCAATGGGATAAACTCTATCTCTAACAACTTCAACAACAGGGAAGTCAGGGTCAGTAGTCAAATAACCATAGGTATCAATAGCATCAGGATCCTTAGGTTCTAACAATGAAATTAGCTTAACTCCGCTAACAGTAGTTCCAACAAGTTCATCATCTTCGTCGCTGATTACAAAATATTTGTTATAAGGAGCAGGAATTTTACTTTCCTTAATAGTTCTTCTATGTTTGAAAGACTCTTTACTATACTTACGACGCTTGGATTTATTAAGAGACTCTCCAAGTTCCTCTAGATCAACAGGATAAGCTCTGTCCCTAACAATTTCAACCACTGGGAAATCAGGGTCATCAGTCAAGTAACCGAAAATGTCCAAAACATCAGGGTCCTTAGGTTCTAAGGCTGCAATTAAATTAACTCCACCGACAGTATCACCCACAAGTTCATCATCTTCATCAGTTATCACAAAATACTTATCATAAGGTGCAGGAATTTTACTTTCTGTAATTCTTCTATGTTTCAAAGACTCTTTACGAGACTTACGTGAATTTCTTCCCATCTTGATTACCTTTTCACCAGTCATGTAAGTACCGATGGTGGACAGTAAAGCACCGACGCTCTTCTTAGAATAAAGATCACGTTTCAGCTTAAGAGCAGCGGGCTTATTAGCAATGTCACTTTCATTTACAAGGTCCATAATAGCATCGCGAAGTTCATTAACATTAGTGATGCCGCTCAACTTGTCCATGTTATCACGCAGTAAAGAAGCAATAGTATTATCCTTAGTTAAAAGGTCAACAGACTCACCGATTCTTCTATCTTTCATGCGACACTTGATAATACGATCTTTAACGGACTCTTGTACCTCCGCTTGGTCATCGGAATCTAAATCAGAGATGGGCGCATCTGATACCTCTTCAGCAACATCTGTGTCTAATTCTACTTCTTCAGAGCTATTATCTTCTTTTACATCATTTTCTGAAGTAATTTCATGGACATTGTAGTTCATTAATTCGTATCCGCCATCAAAGTATTCGGTTACCTCACCTTCAAAAGATTTACCATCTTTATAGAAGATAATTTTTTCACCAGTATATTTGTTCCGGTATGCAGAATCTACTTTAACGTCGTTTTCTTCTTCTAGATTGATAATAAATTCTTCCCAGGTAGATCCTTTCGCTGCTACATTGGATTCGCTTTGATCAGCGTCTTCTCCTGACTCTGAAACTTCTTCATCTGCAGAAGCTTCTTCCTCACCAGAGGCCTTAACTTCGCCCACAATCTTATAGCCCTCTACTGAGAAACAATAAGGGCATTCCTCTCCTGCATTGGCAATTTGTGATTCCTCGTCAACCACAATCTCTGAAGCAGGTTTGAACACCTTTGAGTGACAAACACAACAGTCAAGGATCATATCGCCTTCATTGCACTCTTCATCATCGCGAATAACATCATCTTCTGTTGAGTCAATATCAAATACAGAAAGCTCGTCAACAGAGTCATCGTTCTGCATAAAATCATTTAGCTTTTTGATACCTTCAGCATCAACTGAGAATACATCCTCATTCAGCTGATCCAAAGCCTTGAAAGCTTCCATAAGATTCATACTAAATTCTCCTTTAATTTGTATATTTCGAAATATGCAAAAACATAGTTGCAACAATATTAGTCAAGCGGATAGAGAAGCTGTGAGTCATGCTTTAACTGGGAACGAAGTTCTTCCAGTTCGCTGTTACCTTCTGCAAGAATTGATTCACCGTCGTTTGCCCATAAAGCATTTGATTGTTGGAATTTACTTCTTACTCTACCCACCGTAACTTTTGCTATCGCCTTTGATAGTCTCATTAATACATCAATCCAATAATCGGAAGTAACTTCTTCTACGCTATCATACCTGGGAACATATTCTACTGTTATATTTGACCCAAGGTCGAGTGAAGTATTTATATAAAGATTCTTTGTAGCATCTTCATAATAAAATATCAAATCAGTTGATAAAGTATTACCAATCTGCTGCAATGTACTCCAAGAGGCATATCTTGACACATAGTCACTAAAATTATACATGTTACCTGTATTTGAAGTTAACTGCCATAATCCAACCTGCACGGGGTCAACTCCAGAATATGTACTCTCTGTAGTATTTTTTAGATTATCAGCTACTGCTCTGTACACTCTAACAACTGCATTAGGTTTATACTCAGACATGTTAATACATCTACTATAAGGAAGTGTTACTATCTTTGTAGAGCAGATATATCTTTGTAACTCCCTTAATGCAGAATTAACAATTCGTTGTAAAGTTTGATCATCTAACTCTAAATCAAGCACTCCGCCTGTTAAAGCTAATTTTATCTCATCTGTGTAAAATGACATACTGGGCACAAGAATCACCTCCTGTGTTGTCCAAATATAAGTATTCCCGGTATTCTACATAAGTATATACAATACTTACAACTAACAAAAGTATAACGGAACAGTTATTTAGTATTGTTCCGCCTTCACTATTTACATAGGATTATTCAATATATTACTAACTGTACCCCATATATTTTATCACAGTTCGGTATCATATAGCTAAAACCTATGTGTTTGTTGAATAAACTAATTAACTAGTAAAAGTAGTAGTTATTTTCTTTCGGTAAAAATAAAGGCGCCTCCGAAGAGACGCCCTTAATTATATGTTATTTATTCCTATTACACGCTGGCTTTAGTAATAACAGGATTCTCGTTATCGTTCATTACGAACACGCCCAGATAATCGTTCTTAGGACCATCGATCATCTTACCGGCAACAAGCAGCCAACTGTACTGACCATCTTCAGCGTCCTGTGCAACGTCACCCACTCTATTGTAAGTAGACAGCAGCTTCATGTCGTACATTGTACTGAAACCTTGGCTCATAGTGCCATCAGCAAACCCAAGCAGCTGGGTAGGAACAATTGCCATATAAGGAGCATATACAGCGGCGCTGGTCTGTAGGTCTGCACCATTTACACCGAAGAAGAACTCACCGTTAGCCATTGCAGGAGAAACAAAGACCTTAACGCTATCAACGGTACCAGCAAAATAAGGACCATTAACAACAGCGGCAGGAGCAGCAACCCAACCCTTCAGGTAAGGCATAACGGTAAGTACGTCAGGAGCAACTACCATGTAGTTAGGAGCAAACTTCTGAGTACGCTTATAGATGATAGCCTTTGCACGAGCAATTACCTCAGTAAACATCTCGTAGTACTGAGAACGGCTGATAGCACCGGCAACAGCAGCACTGTACTTAGGCATATCCAGTTGAGGATCATGCTCAGCACCCTTGTACAGCATCATTACGCCCTCACTATCGATTTCGTAAGCAAGCTCGCCCTGAGCCTGTGCAGAAAGCTGCTGACCCAGATCATAACCATAATCGTTCTTGGCCTGGAAAGCTGCAAGCTGGCTGTAATACACAGCGATGCGACGAGCATGTGCATGAAGGTTTACTACTTCCATCTTAGCAGTCAGTGTAGGCAGAGAAACAGGCTTTACAGTCTGAGGAATGATTTCGTTATCATACATGTACAGAGTACTAATAACGGCACCATCAGCAAACTGAGCTTGTGAGGCATTAAAGGTAAGAGTAGCGACTCCAGAGGTTTTATCAATAGCAACCTGAACCTCATTGTCGTTGGGGGTTTCACTAACAATAGTCAAAGTCTTTACAGGTCCTTCTTTAGGAGTAATCTTAACGCCTTTTACTTCCAGTACAGGACTCCACTCTAACACAATGCTCTTATTGGACACATTCTCAGCAGTAATGTTGTACTTCTCACTGATAGCGGAAGAAGTGTAATTACTTCTGTCCTCATTCATAACGCCCAGACGGAAAGCGTCATTGAAGACATCACCGGCCTTAACGCCACCCTTATTAGTACCAGCGCTATAACGCAGATAAGTGATATAACCACTCAGGCTGGACATGGGCTGAACTAACATCAGCTCAGGCAGAATCAGGTTAGGCAGAGAAACAGTGCTAATATTTAAGCAGAATTTCTTGAAATCTCCAATATCAGCTCTCTGGGTAGCAGCAGCACCCTGGAAAGCTTCGTTAAGGAAACGGGAGGTGTTGTGAAGCACAGATGCAATCATCAGCTTCTTCTGAGCGCTCATCTTAGCGCCGTTGTGTGACTTCTGGTGAACGGACTCAGCAATAGCAAGTCTGTTCTTATAAGACTCGATCAAATTTGCCATAAATATTTATTCCTTTCTTCAACATCAAAGTTGAATATCATATTATAATAGTTCCATTAATGCTTTATCCACTACATCATCAGGATTAGTTAAAGCCTGCTTTTGTAGGTTTTCTTTCATTGATACTTTCTTAACATTGTTTATCTGAAAAGGTAATTTACTCATGTTAAGATTGTACTTCCTTAGATTTTCAAATGCATTGTCTACGTCAAGTAAGGTAAAAGATTCATTTAACCTGCTTTTTACTGACTCAGGAGAAATTCCTAGTGCGTCAGACTTGCATTCGATATATTTATCTACTGCATTTTTTGCAAGTTTTTGATACTTCTTTGATTGTTCCTTACTTTCCTTTAACTTTTGTGTGTATTGCGAATGTTTAAGTTGAGAGTCTCTTTTTAACTCTACAATCTCATTTTGTAAAGATTCAATTAAATCTTGATCTTTACGTTTTGATGATTGAGAAGATTCTTGTAACTCCTTAACTTTGGACTGCAATGCTTTGATTTTACTATCTGATACCTTTGCAGCTTCTTTTAAGTTATTCATTTCACTTCTCACACTTATTAGCTTTGTCTTATAAGACTCTGCTAATTTTTCGGAACGAGATCTCTCCACTGACATGTCATCAATCTGAGATTTCATTGTTCCAATTTGTGACTTCATTGCATCAGTTCTTTTTGCTGAGTCTCTTTCCGTTTTCAATGCAATTTGTAATTTGTTTATCTGATTTAACAATCTCATTTCTTTGGCCTCGCCAACTGAAATCTTCTCGTTTAAATCAATTACTTGCATTTTAAGGTCACTGATCTCTTTAAGAGCTGATTGTAGGTCGTCTACTAAGTCTGCCCCGCTACTTGCGGCATCATCCATTTCAACTGCTACTGCAACATCGTCCTCTTGAGCCCCCTCATTTTCAGTGGGCTCTGTATAGTCAATACCCAGATCCTCCAGGGTACGTAGCATAACTGCCTTATCAACGTCATTTGACGCATCGATTGATTCTTTAAGTGCTTTCTTTAAACTGCCTTTCTTTTTATCCAAAGACTCAGTAATAAGATTTAATCTTGCTTCTTTAACTGCAGGAAGTAGTACTGCATCAAATGCCTTAAACTCAAATCCTTCGGGCTGTACACTTTCGTTACCGTCCCAGTCTGTATCTACGTCGCCTTCTGCTCTTGAGCTTATACCAATCTTATATCCGTAGTCACAAAGACACTTAAGAATACGACCATTTGGTGTATCAAGTATATCCCATCTACCGATTAACTTACCGTCGCTTCTCTTCTTAGGAGGTTCGGGCATACAAATGGCAATACTATTAAACTCTTCATTCTCAGTTTGTCCTTCTTTGGGATGACCTAACTGACCGAAGATACCGCCGGCCTTGAACTGTTCCTGCACAATAGGATCATTAAATGCCACTTCCCACACGCTATTTGGATATAATCTTCCATTCCTAGTTGCGTGTATACAGTCAGCACAAATGCCTTCGAGTGTGCCAAGAACACCTTTTCTTTTTTCTGATGATTTATAAGATAAGTTATTCTTTAACTGTGGCATCTAATATCTCCTTTAAGGTTTTCACTAATATAATACAATGAAAAAATTACTTTTGATTTTTACTTGTAATATGAAAAACTAAATATTAAAATTAACTTGTGTTTGGTATATACACAAAAAGGACGTACTAAAATTAATCAAAAGTTTTTACAAAAAGTTATTCAGATAAGTATATATTAGTTTACAATTTATCTTATTTTTGAATTACTTTTGCAGTAATTCACAGGCCTTCAAATCTGCTTTGATCAGATTAAGCATTTGTACACTTAAAGTAAGGTCGAATGTATCAAAATAATTATATAATACTTTTGTTATTTCATCAGCCCTTGAATGCTTTAGAAATAGTTGTTTATTTTCTACTTTGTTACTATATAGTAGTATTTGTGTTAAAAGACTTGATAGAGTTACAATCATATCCTTCGGTTCTTTTATATCAATTTGTACTATTTCTTTATATAGCTTTGATTTACCTTCGTTATATCGTTTCCTTAGAGATTCATAAAACAGACCTAACTCAAGAGGTCTGTTTTTATTTATGAATTTTAGTACCTCAATATCAACTGAAGTACTATTTAATGTTTTAATTACATAGGGTTTTGTGTCAATATTTCTGTCTTTTAACTCTGCAAGTAATAGCAAACAATCATTCTTTGTAATCATAAGTACTCCTTCATGGTTATTACCACCTAAGTATTTTAGTCAATATTTACTAAATCAATTCCCAACTGATCAGGGGAAGGAAGAATAGTATCGTATGATTTTTCAGTTGTGTCTCCCTCCTCCGTATTTATATCAGTATACATATCATTATCTGATTTTTCAGTATCTTCAGAATCGTTAGTAATCGAAGATTCATCTTCATCTTCAGAATCGTTAGTAATCGAAGATTCATCTTCATCTTTCAGACTGAATATTTCACTATCGTCATCAGAATCCGTATTATTTTGCTCTGGCTCTTCTACAGGCTCCTTTTCACCAATAGCTAATTCAATTTGCTCATCTAATTCTTTGATTATATCCGGATCAGTAACAATATTTTTCATCAATGACTTTAATATCTTCAATCGTGCAGGTGCATCTTCTATATCACTTAACATATCCATTATATCTCTGGATAACTGCACTTTGGTGCTCTGATTCTCCATTCTATCAATGTCCTCTTGAGTTACTGGAGGCTGAATATGCACTTCAAAATTATTAATATAACTGTCTAATCCTTTATCCAGCAAAATCAGATTGAAAATATCTTTTAATAGCTGTGTCAATATATTCTGTATATGCTTTACAGTTTTTGCGTACCTGCTAGAAATAATTGTTAAAGACTGTCCTCCATTAAATCCAGCAGCATCATCATTTTGTGAGAAAAAGTTTTTAGGTACCTGTAAACTACCATACAGTTTATTTAGATACCATTCTAAGTCAGCAAGACTTTTTACATCTACATCTCCGCCAATCTGTGTAGTAGAAATTGCGCCGACACCGTCATGTGTAGGAACATACACATTATTTTCAATGGGACCAGGATTAGTGTATTCTGACATTCCCGAACCCTTATTTATAGCTGCTTTCTGCTCTATCATTTGTTTAATTCCCATAAGAGTTTTGGCAACATTCTCTTTCGGCATATCGCCTACTTCAACATTTATCAATCTAACTATTGAAGATTTTGTAACTCTGTTTAACAAGACACTAGCTTCTAACAATTGTAATTCTCTCCATGTTTTGTAAACATTTGATAGTAGCGATTGCCCTCTTTTTACAGTATATGAGTACGCATTATTATCGTTATCATAGTCAGAATCGTTTAAGAAAATATTAACGGATTCTTCATATCTACTAACATTATCTTCGATAGCAGCATGAACGAACTCTGTAGGTGGATATATTGTTATATCATTACGCTTAAACTTATAAGCATAATTCATAAAATCAATGTTATTTTGAGACTTAACAATAACTCCATCAACTGGACTTTTTATAAATCCTACTGTTTTACCAAACTTTGTAAGTTCAAACATTTCAGCGGGATTAGTAACCATTTCAACATAGTGGGCATACTTATCATTCTTCTTAAATGCCTTTATCTTCACATCTTCTGTTAAGTTACGATTCTTTTTTCCGAATATAGCATCATCATACTCGGATTCACGATAAAGACGAATGTATAAATCTCCATACTTGCATAGACTATAAGCCCATTTATATATGTTCTTGTCAATATTCAAACTATCAATGTAATAGTTGATAAGGTATGCAATATTTGAATCATTTGAAGTTGCCCAAACAATATTGCCTTCAGCATTTCTTTGCGTAGCGTCTTCTGCATATGTTTTTATCACTGCGCTAATTTGTCCATCTTCACACATCGTATCGTAGATGTTATACATCTCATTACGAGTTGTAGCCTGTTGACTTAAGGAGTTTATTCCTGAAAGGTCAAGTGTTGAATTTATACCCGATTGTATGATGTTATCATACATGACATCACTGATTCCAACATCAGATTCTTTGCCCTCCGGAGTAACTTTTTTAATTTTATTTCCATATATTGAGTTGTCAGTTAAATATACGGAATCTTCAATGTTATTATTACTCATTATATTACCTTTCAAATACGTTTATCTTACTACATAAATATATATACAAGTATCACCAAACCATGATTCCTTCGTTTACATATCCTATGGTATACGGTGTTGAAGGACCCATTCCAAAATCAATTTTTTTAGTTTCTTCAGAAGTAGATTCATTATTACTAAATATGTTGAACGCACTTTTTATTTCGTCCTCGAGATTCACTGTTATTTGTGTGCGAGTCTGTGATTCTGAGCTATCACTCACTGAAGTTATATTATCAATGTCATCGCCATATTCGAACGCATATTCTTCTGCGTGTTGAGAAGCCGTGTATACAGATCCGCAAAGTGCGTCGCTCGAGTCCTTTGAGCCATTTTCTGGATGATCCACTTTTCCCGTACCATTGTTTTTTTCCAGTGATGTGATCTCCTCAGTCAATAGATCACATTTCTTATATATCTTTATTCTATTTTCATATATTACATTTTTTAGGTGCTGATAAGGTACACAAATTCTATCAGTATTAACTCTATCTACTGACAGTATTTCAGTCTTAAATTTTTCCGCAGTTAATTGTTGCAGTAAGTCGTAGCTCTGGAAGGTATCACAACTCACAACTTTTATTCTAAAGCCCTGTTCTCTTAACCAGCGTATGAATTGACGGTTCTTTTCAAAGGATACTTGATATCCCTTAGGAGCTTTAACTGAAACATTAAATGCCAATTGATAATACATATCTTTTGATATAGGCTGACCCGGGACAGATGGCTTTTTACCAATTACCCATGTACCTGCTATACCTGTTTTATCCCCACTAATTGACATATCTAGATGTATATATAGTGGTTTATACTTGTACTGTTTTGGGACTCTTGATAGATCAAAATAATCCCAATATTGTGAAGTATCCAGAGGATTATTACCTACTTCAATCACATCTTTTACAAAGGGGTTTTGATACTCATCTGTCTTACACTCGTTAAATCTTACACCAGAAATATAAGTGCTAAGTTGAGTGGAAGATATTCCTGCATAGTCACAAAGGGCTCTGTCAATATCATCAATGAAGTCAGGTCTAAGGTCAACGGGCACTTCTATTATTCTGTACCCCTTTGCCCTATAAGAGTCCAAGTCATCTGTGTTATCAGGTATTACTTCAGAGTTCAAGAACCTATTACCTACGGCTACATTAAATGTTTTTAACGAGTATGTTCCTCTAGGTTTTATATTCCAAACTGCTTCATCAACTATTAAAGTGTTATCTCCTTCCGATACAGCTTTCTTTTTCATGTGCTCCTCCAAAAAAGACTTCTCACTTCTCTTAGATGATGCAAGAATAATGATACCGGGATTCTTTCCATTTCGAGTGAAACGAGTTTTCATTCCTCCTAATGCAGTGTCTACCATGTCGATTGCTCGTTTCTTTTGCTTTTCAATGTCCTGCGTGGGAATAAATGAAATTTCATCGAAGAATGATGCAAAGCAGGCTTGGCCGATTACATGTCTGGGCTGAGAACCAATTATAATGTTTATGTAAGGAGGGGGATTCCACACAAGTTCTTTCTTACCACTTAGGGTACCTCTTTCCATAAACCATGGAGACATTTGTATTGTATTCTGAAATTTACTTACACCGATATCATACGCCAATGCTTCAGTAATATTCATGAATGAAAAGGCAATACGCTCCGTGGGCTTTAACCCAAAGTATTCTAGTGGATTTTTCAGACACATTACTCGGTACATTAAGTATGCCATAACTGTTACAGCAATTTCACTCTTACCTAAACCACGAGCCCCAGATAAAATAAAGTTATTTACTGATGTACTTATATTATCTGGGAATAACTCTTGTAGCTTATCTTCCCAGTAAGGATATAACTTACATTCACCATCTGATAAATGCCAAGCCTTTCCTAGATATCTTGGATCTTTTATAAATGTGAGTATATCAACTGGAATTTCTTTATAATCCTGATATAGTATGTCTGTATACTTATCAGAACTTCCTTTATCTGCAATCTCATTCATTATTTGTAAAACTGCTGCCCGCTCTTCATCAGATAAAGCTTCAAAATCAATATCATTGATATTTTTCATTCATACCTCCCAGCAGAGCCTTATGCATAAGGTAGCTTATGCTTTTATTTCAACTTATTATATCTAATATAAGTAAAGGGAGCAAACTAGCATGACCTAATCTGCTCCCTGAGTGATCACATATTCAACTATACTTATAAACCTAATTTACATGTATAAGTTAGATATAATCTACTCATTTATACTTATGAAGGAGTTAGGCCTACTTGTAATAGTACAAAAGCAATGAGTGCTCCAAGTACTGTCATTACTATTTTGTCAATTACTGCATCCCATCTCTTTACGGGCTTTTTCTCCAGTTCTTCAAGTCTTTTGTTTTGACGTTGCTGTTCATCTAACATTGACTTCATGTTATTTGCAAGTACTGCAACTGACGAACTCAGTTGCTGTATGTCTTGAACTAAAGCTGATTGTTTATTAAGCCTTTGATAGATGACTTCATTATCATCTTCTATTGCCTTCAGCCTAACTGAAAAGTCAGCCCATCTTTTTTCGTTTTCTAATCTGTATTCTTGTAGATCCATGCCTGCTGACACTCATCCTTTATTACAAAATTCATCTGCAGATTAGAATAATCTGGTTATGTGTGTGTAACTATTAATACAATTACAATATGTAATTACAATGCATATTATTCAGCATTGCACTCGGTAGAACCTTCATTGCTTGCTACCCAGTCCTCTACAGTTCCCTGTGTGCCACTATTCTCAAATACCTTATTAAACTCACTCAAAGCACTCTCAAGTAGCATTCTTAATTCCACATCTGTTACTTTAATGCCTTTTTCCGCAAGCATTGAACTTGCTGCTTCAAGTGCTTTCTGTAACTTTTGAGGACCTTCAAGTGCTTTATAGCACTGCTCAATTCCGCTAACTACAATCTTTGCAACCTCTTTTTTGGTTTTATCATTGATATATTTTTGAGCAAGATTCTTTGCTACAACAGCAATATATCCTACGATTGCAGTAACAATTGTTGTAACAATCTCAAGTCCATATTGATTTATAAAAACCTTTAATCCATCCATAAAAGTATCCATAATATTCTCCTTTTTATCTTTATGCTAATACTCCGTCATCAATGCCAGTTTTACTTCCAAAATTGTTAAGTAGGTACTCAATATCAACAGCCTGACTAATTGGACCTGTAGTAGTAGGTGTAGGTATCAGCAGTCTTCCTGCGCTAATAGTGACAATCCCCGTAGTACCGTCACCTGTTTTTATAAGTGTGCCACTGGAGTTAAGTGTAATCTTTGCATTGGACACTAGATTAAAATCTGTCGTTGTTCCGCCCGTTTTATCAAGTTTACCGTTAAGATCGTCTTTGGTAGCAAAAGTCGAGGGATCAATTTGTCCCCCCGCAACGGTATCTACATAACCCTTTGTAGCAGCATCTGTATTTTCAGTGGGTGTTGCTAGTGAAGTAATCTTTTGTGAACCCATATTGATAGCACCTGTCATGGTTCCACCAGACAAGGGGAGTTTGGTGCTATCTTTTACTTGTAATCGTGAAGTACTACTTAAATCCACAAATAGGTTCCCAGTATCAGTTTGTAGCAATAATTGTCCTGGATTTTTTGCCACATTCCCCATTGCAGATGAAAGGCCTTTACTAAATTTAATTTTATCCGCCATTAATTCACCTCATAACTGAACTAAAACAAATTATCTTACATAGGTATATACAATAATATAGGTAGGAGAAAGAAGATTTGAACCTACTAACTCCTACCTAACATTAACTAATATAGAAAATTAATCTAATTAGAATGTACCCCAAACTAATGCGGAAGATGAGAGCTCATTCTTTGTAGCATAAGTTTCAGTAATAACATTACCAGCTGCATCCTGTGTAGCCTTAGTGGCAGAAGCAACAGCACCGGTAACACTGCTGCCAGAGATTGTAGCATTTGTTAAAGCACCGCTGATCTTACTTGCCGTAATTCCGCTAGGAATGTCAGCATTGGTAAGTTCACGCAAAGTAGTAGATAATGTAGGAGTAGAAGCACTTAAATCAAGTGTACCAGTTACAGCGCCCGTAACACTGATGCTAGGCTTACTTGTGATGCCAGACCACGCTACAGAATCAGCAGTTGCAGCATTACCTGTAATATCATTGATTTGTACATTTGAAGTTAACGGTTGTCCGTTAACTGTGATAGTATTATTTACCTTGCCATCCAGTGCAGTGCTGAGTCCACTGATCTTGGACATACTAATAGCAGCGCTATCAGAAATATCATCATTAACAATGGAGCCAGCAGCAATAGCTGCAGTAATAGTATTTGCACCACTGCCCAGGGTAACTGAACCTGTAATATCCCCAGTTAAACCAACGGAAGTGGGTCTACCGGTAACACCGGTCCAAGCTACGCTACTTGCAGTAATAGCACTGTTCTTCCAAACTTTCTTCGCAGCGTCATATACCAGACCTTGTCCAGCAGCAGGTGCTGTAATAGTAACATCGCTAAGGTCATTGGCTCCGATAGTAATAGCTCCACTCAGCGCCTTACCTGCAATAGTTACTGCTTGAAGGTTATCAATGTCAGTTTCTGCATTTTCTACTCTGCCTGTAAGTTGAGTTACAGAATTTGCAGTTGCAAAATCAGCAGCTTTCTTACCACTGTCCACAACAGCACCATTGGCACCAAAGGCTACAAAGTTACCATTTACGGCATCTGTTACTTTGTCAACCTTAGCGTCTAGTGATGCACCTAAACCATTAATCTTGCTCTGGTCGATAGCAGCATTAGCAGCAATATCTGCATTAACAATGGAGCCCTTAACTGCATAGATGGATTCATCGCCTAGTTCGTGCCAGTTAGCAGCTTTATTTTCTGCCTTATCTAGAACAAACTCTTTATTACCGTAAATAACAACGTCACCGGCAGACCACTTGGTATGACCGCTCACAGTTGCACCAGTTGTGCCCTTAGGATCTGTGGTGGACACACCTACAAAGTGCATCGCACCAGCCAAGCCAGCTACGGCGGAGTCAACATAGGTCTTAACTTGAGAGCCGGTTACGAGGTTATCATTTGCAGAAGTGCTAATAGCTTCAGTTGCAACATCCTTAGTAGCAGCAGTACCAGCAGCAACACCTGAAGTAACAAGTCCTTTTGCATCGTACTTTACTAAACTATTTTTAGTAGCAGCTGTAATAGCACCATTCGCTACAACGGCATTTACCATACTAGGAGTGATGGTGTGTCCATTTGCAGTTAGTGATCCAATAACATTACCGGAACCAGTAGCAGCTCCAATAGTAATATTAGTTTCAGCAGGGAAAGCAATACTCTTTTCCTCAATAGCAGTAATAGCTCCCTTACTGTCAACCGTAATAACAGGAACTTTAGTTGCAGAACCATAAGCCTTAGCAGTAATTACACCAATGGTCTTATCGTCGGAGTTTAGTACCGCATCATTTACGTGTGCAATAGGTTCCCAGGAAGCACCATCCTTACTAAAGAATAGATCACGGGTTCCTGTACCCTCTAGTACGAATAGTGAGTTAGGAGGAAGATATCCTGTAGGCAGAGAAGAACCGTAACTTACGGGACGTGAATACTCAGTTTCGCCTACAAAGAATCTTTGAGTGTCCGTAATGAAATATACGGTGTTAAGGTCTTTTGTGAGTTTATCAAAAGAACTCTGCATACCTGCCTTAAAATTAATTTTTGCGTTAGCAGAAGGCATATAAACATTTCCTTTCATTAAAATAAATACTTTACATTTATGTGTCTTTACACATAATAAAATACATTATCTAACACCAACTTTATATCGTGTGATGTTATAACACTTAAGATAGTTCCTAATAATTCTCAAGGTTACTTTACATCTTGAATTACAAAAGCTGTAAAAGTAACCTTGAGAATTTATTTAGTAGATACTTACACTAGTATGTGTATTAGATCTCCTGCCAGGACATTGCTGCAAACACAGCAGCTTCTGTAGCAAGAGTGCTAGCATCAGGGTCAGCAGCAAGTGTAGCACCACCAGCCTTCTTACCGCTGTCCTTAATGTTACCGTTTGCGTCAACAAACCCCACAAAGTTATCAACCACAGAAGCCGTTAGGAACTTACCAGCTAAAGAATTCTTGAATTGTTCGAGGGTAGTAACTTTCTCACCTAAAGCATCAATAGCTGCTTGCAGTGTTCCTTGTGCAGCAGAAACAGCACTTGAAATAGCAGTTGCAATAACGCTAGCAACAGGAATCTTTGTTGCAGAGTTACCCATCTCACCTTCTGCAAGTATTGACACTCCGCCATCCTTCATGTTACCATCACCATTGGCAACAATAACATTACCAGATACAGCACTTACCGTGTTGGCCTTACCGCTAATATCAACCTTTAAACCTGTAGCACTTGATACTAGGGCATTACCTTCTGCAGGATCGATTATTGCACTTGCAGTGATAACATTGCCATCGCTAACACTTACTTGAATATTATCAGACTTACCGCCAGTGTACACGTCCACTAGAGATGCAGCAGGAATAACTACTTCCTTATCAGCACCCGCTCCGTCATTAACGACAAGTACGATAGCAGGTCCTTTACCACCTTCGGGCAGATCATAACTTGCTTCATATCTTCCACTACGGACGAAATTGTCCTTAGGTAAGCTAATAGTTTGTGAAGTAGGATCACCAGACGCAGAAATGCTCTTTACTACCAGCTGTAGCTGATCAGGATCATATACTACACTGTTGATAACACCAACTAATCTTGCAGAACTGTCTCCGACTTTCAGCACACCCGTTGAACTTTCAAAGGTAACTTCAGGCTTAGCAGCTGCAATTGCTTGTCCAATGATGGTCTTAATAACACCAATAGTACCTAATTTACCATCGTTGTCTGCTTGAGCCCAGTTTCCACCAGTAGTTAGATACCCAGGTGAAAGTACTGACCAAGCAGCACCGTTTTTAATACGCATTTCAAAGGTTGCAGCATTCAGGTATAACTTACCTTCGAAAGCATTAGCAAGGCTTATAGTGCCTGCTGCGGGCTCTGCTGGATCGAATGCTGTGACAACCTCGATATTTGATGTAACATCATTTGCGCCTTTATATATTCTCTTAGCGTCAATAACAAAATACAAAGTATTAGCATCTTTAGCTGCTAATCCGTTATAGCTACTGAGCTTATTTACTACTGTAAAATTAACCTTTGCCATAAATTAAAACACCTTCCTTAATCGAGTGCTGTCCACTCTGAAGTAGCACTGTTTACTAAATTATTAACTTCCGTTTTTGTATAGGTATCAGTTAATCTGCTTTGAATAGTGGAAATTTCTGACTGTAGTCCTTCAACGGTTGTGGGGTTGGATTGATAAAATGCGAGTTCAAAATTACCCTCTGCAATCTTAACAATCTTAACTTCCATTCCGGAAAGATTGGATGCAGGATGAGTAGGATCGTTCCAATCCGTCTGTATAAAAGTGCCGGTACCCGCTTCAGCATTTTGCTCGTATCTATAATACTTCTCACCGAAGTTCTTTAAACTAAGCTCGCCACCGCTGGAAAGAACAATAGTTTTTCCATCTACGCTAACTTCACCGCCGATGGCTTCTAGTGAACCATCCTGTGCAATACCGAAATAGCTGTTCTCACCACTAGCATCAACTACAGCAATTACCTGACCGGGATAGGCAACAGCGCTGGTTGAAGCATATGTTTGAGCAGCTTCTAGTGTACTAAATACGGAATTGCTGTCAATGGGCAGCGGGTTGGTACGAAGGAATGATACACCAGCATTCCACTTTGCGCCAGATGCAAGCTGGCTAAAGAAATTGTCTCTATTGATAATAGCCATTATGTATTCTCCCTTCCTTATTATTTAGCAAGCGTGATTGAATATGTGGTAGTACCTGGAGCAGCTGCCGCATTGTCTGAGTAGAACACTGTGTAATCAATCGGGCTATAGTCGTTTACTCCGCCCACCTGAACAGTAACAGATCCATTAACTGTAACAGGTAGACCAGTGCCGGTGTCTTTTAACTCCATGCTCTTGTAACCTAATCTGCTAGGAACAGCAACAAAAATCTGCTGCATGTCGGTAGCTCTCAATGAATTAGGTGCACTGCTATTTTTATTACCTAATGCCTTAATCTGAGCCGCAGTAATTCCAGTAGCTGGGCTAATAAGATTGCTTGCTCCCTTGTATCCCCAGTAGCAATTCCGGAAAGGAGTGACACTGCTTGATTTTGCAGTTTTGCTTCCAGCCTTAATTTGTCCAGCAGCATATTCTTTACCCAAGTAGGTTGTAGGAATATTACCATTTCCATAATTAACAGTAGCACTTACTGAATAGTTTGTGCTGTCTGACACAGTGAACTTAGTAAAGCTTCCTGTTTGTGTAGATGCACTGCCTCCATTTGTATCGGTAACAGCATATGAAGTTGCAGTAATTCCAGTAGGCTGGGCACCATTTTTATTATCACTGTATGAACCCGGATTTAAGGTAACAGAATAAGAAGGTGTAAACTCAGTTCCAACTTCCTTAGCACCAGCATTGGTAAGTGTTACGGATGCAGAGGGTTGTGTAACTGTGGGGTTACTGTCTTGACTTAACATGCTAACAAGTAGCGTCTGAAGGTCTGCAACATCTGCAGGATCAATGACATCGCCCTTCTTAAAGTTTCCTACAGGAGTAGTAACAATGATTTCTTCTTTCAGAGCAACATCTGCGGTAGTAACAGCTTGAGGAATAAGTTCACCAAGATCAACCTCAACCGGTTGTTCCACATCTTTGACAAATAATTTTAGCTTGTGAGTAACAGAATCGTATTCCGCAGAAGTAAGGAATAGATCACCAACCGTTAAGCTAATAGGATTAGTGTTGGAAGCACGAGTTAAAGTAATAACTGTACCGCTATTATCCTCGCTTCTCGCAGCACTTGCATTAACAACGGGGTCACCCAGATCTTCAATCTTCTGGGACAGCTCAGACGCTGCTTTCTCAATAGCTCCTTTTACTGCACTTGCAGTAGGAATAGTTGTATCACTATCGGGCATTACACCCTGTACTAATCCAGCTGCTTTGGTGATAACACTTTCGTTAAATGCATCAATGGAAGTAATAGCTCCTGCTTTTACAGTGCCACCACCAACTTGTACCATCTCAGTAGAACTCTTAACATAAAGTGATACACCGTCAGCAGATGTTACAACATAGATACGATTTTCTTTTGCAGAACCAAACTGAGGAACTGTAGTTGTGAAAATCGCCTGCTCACTCATTAGAACACTGCCCTTATAAAGTCTTGCAGTATCCTCAATGAAGTACAAGCTGTTGGAATCATATCCCGCACCTGAAGCTAATGCGTCAAATGCAGCTTGATTACCAAACTTAAATAGTACACTTGCCATCTATCTATGGCTCCTTTCTTGTAGATATTCGAATATATACAGAAATAGATTTTATCTATTCAAGTATCAATATTAAAATACAATTTAGTTAGAATTCGTTCCACTCAAAGGAGAGGTTGTTATTCTGATCCTTTATTATATTACCTCCGAGTTTAACAACTCCAAAAACGGAATCAGATGCTTGAGGCACAGAAATTTTTCCTTCCGTTACAGATATATTATCTCCAACTTTTACTACACCATAGGTATCACTACTACACTTTGAAATAGAGATTTTTCCATCAGTAACCTCTATATTTTCACCTACGGAAACGACACCTTTTACTGTATTGTCTGCTACTGGGACGCTAATCTCACCATTTGTATTGATAATATTATCCCCGGTTTTCAAAACACCGAATATAGAATTTGTACCGACAGGAACTGATATACGTCCATTACTATTAGTAATATTATCCCCTGTTCTCAATACTCCCAGTGAACCACTTGTACCTGACCCTCCGATAGGAACAGAGATTAAACCTTCTGAATTTACATTGATATTATCCCCTATTCTGACAAGGCCCTTTGCTGTTTTGGAAGCATCAACAATTTGTTGTAAAGAACTAAAGAATAACCACTTACCGGGTGTTTCGGAAGATGGGTCTTTAGGATCGGGATCTCGGAACATCCATATTTCAGGATAGTCAGGGTCTGAGGAAGTCGGATCTGTTATTTTAACAGTTATCTGATCCCCATTTTTTGCACTTCTTCCAGAAGGTGGATTTGTGTCCTTTGTAAATTCTTTTGCTGCGTCATTGAGGGCTTTAGTAAATGCTTCCGTATTATGATAAACCACTGAAGTAACATCAATGTATCCTAACCATACATTTTTGTCTAGCCTTTCAATCTCAGCATCAACATACCCTTTAGGAGTAAGTGTATTTGCTGTGTTGTTTGAAGAAAGTGAGTTTGTACCGGAAAGCACGATACCGGTCTTCTCAATACTGAATATATTTTTTCTGTCAGTATCTGAGTTTCCGTAGCCTACTTCAACTATGTTATCATCAGAGTTACTATTAAATTTACCAACAATAAATTGATTATTATAACCTGATGTAACACCCTCACCAAATCCAAAAGTATTATTTCCTGCTACGGATGTGTTAGTTCCTCCACCGAAGGAATTATTGCCAGATACTTCTGTGGCCTTACCTTGTGCGTGTGAGTTTACACCCGCAGCCACAGTTTCTGAGCCTTCAGCATGTGAGTTATCTCCGGAAGCTTCTGTTTTATTGCCTTCAGCGTGACTGAATTTCCCTGAGGCCTTATTCCTAACATAGTTATTAAAAATTTCTCCTCCTACAACATCTTCACTTGAGGGAGGATTGGAAGAAACCTTCCATCCGGCATTTGACTGCACAAAGTAATCTAAGGTTTCTGACACTTGTCCTTCCACAAGTGATCCAACCTGTTGGCTATAGGACCTAATAAATGCTACCAAGGAGTTCATGTTGGTAGCATTCAATCGAGTCTGATTATTTATCCAAGTTTTAAACTTTGCGGTTATTTGGTCATATAGATTTATGCTTTCAGGTGTATTTGCTATTTTTTCAAGTAATTCTTGATAAGGTAATTTATTATTGTCCATTTTTACTCCTTATCTTATATATCAAATTTGAACCCACTGATACTCACTTTTTATCATTACAGGGTTTGATTGCGTGGGCTCGGAAAGGTGTTCCCAATTTGACTCTTTTGTCACTTTTTCAACAGGCTCTGCATTAACACAAGTGTTTGACACATTCTTGGTTGTACCGTTAATGAAAAATTCCTTCAACGGAAGAATTGTTGTAACTGTTTCGCCCTCATTAAAATAACTCTGTACAAGTTTTATCTCAATAAAATACTTGCCTGTCACTAGATATTCCGTGTCCTTTGGTGATAATTTTAACAAGGGATGACCGTAACGATCTGTAGGTGAAGTTATAGTTATAACCTTTCTTATAATTGCATCTTCAAATGCTTGATTATACTCCATTATTCCTACATAAATCTTGTCAAATTGTCTTAGCTGATATTGCTTAAACTCTAATTTGGTTCCCTCATTTATCACTAAAGGTAATATATAAGAGTCTCCCCTATTCATTTTTAAGTAATTATCTTCTATTGTAATAAACATCATTAAGTCCTCTTAACTAATAGGAATCCATACATAATCGTCACCAACTGTTCCTAGTGGTTCCCAAGTAAATGTACTTCCGTATTTAACCTGAGTAGTAAAAGTATTTTCGTATATTTCACTACTCTCACTATCAACATATCTTTCTGGATTACATATAATAGTTACAGGTATTTCACTCTGCTGTATTATCTGTGATCCCTTCTTTATTATAGTGCGAATAAAGTATTGTCCTTCAACGAGTAGCGGTGTAACAAGAGAGGAAATGTCAATAACTGGTGGGACACCTACTTTTATATATGAATATAATTTCTCCCTGCGGAAGTTCTGTATTTCACATTCAAATTCAGTTTCGCCGTTAAAGGCACTTACCATAATTATCTTTGTACCATTCTGTGGAAAGTCAAGTTTTTCATCTTCCTCCCATATCCAGAGATCTTCCTTTGCATCTGTTCCTCTGGAGCTTTCCTCGGTATCAAAAAAAGTATATGTAAAGGCACGTAGTTTTGGTGTATTAACTTCTTCCCACTCAGGAAGTTTGGAACTAGATCCTCCCATAATCGGTATCCATTCATCTTCTGCGAAAGAATCATTTATTGTACCCTTACATGTCCAACTTTTACCTTCTACAATATTATATGCTTTAAGACCTTTTCTACCCGAAGTTGTTTCTGTAGGTTTTTGCCCCTCTGCTGAAAATATTATGTCATCTTCAAACACAGTTATATTTTTACCGAAATTAATGCTGAAACTAAAAGCATCCACCGGGTCCCACACCATTTGTATAGGATTTTTTCTAATATCATATTTTATATAAGGGGGATTCAACAGCAATGATTTTTGTTTATGGATAGTGGGAGGAGTTAAGTTATACGCCGTGTATGAATTATCGGTATATTTATCAAACATACTCATTCTAATTATACTCCCCTCTTCTTATACAAATATATACAATACTAAAGGGTGGCCTAGTTGTTTAAGCTAAGTCACCCTTTAGTCATCTATTTCAATTATTTGTTAATCTATGTCACTCATGTATTCTTCCATTTCCTTATCGGACACCTTTGCATCACTGACGTTTCTCAGTATAGCATAGAATGGATAATACTTGTTAGTGGTTTTATTCTTATCTTCTTTCATGTCAATCTTGAGTCCAAAGTGATCTGCAATCTTCTTTGCCCACTTCAAATCATCTTTGATGTGTGCATAAACTGTAAGATCATCATTACCAGGACCCACGTAAGGACCTATAAATCTCTTACCACGAGGAATATCTACTTCTTTATAGATTTCCCCTTTAGGGCCTTCGTTTTCAACTTCAGAACTCAGTTCATCATACACTTTTGCCCAAACATCATCACGGGAATACAACTTATCTTCTTTATTGATCACTGAGCGTGGCTTACGAAGTTCCGCAGTAGCTCTACCTGCTTCTTCAAGATTTTCTGAGGTTTTGTCACAAGTACAAACTTCGTTGCCACAATCAGGGCATTTCTTACTCTCAAATACATTTTCATTATCCATTATGTAAGAATAAGAAGTAGCAAAGCCATCTAAAACTTCTGTAGCACGATTCAGAATTTCAAAATCGCCCTCTACCATAAAGTCTGAAGTATTAATCTTTCCAAGCTCGGAAATAAAGTTTGAAAGAATTTCTGAAATATTTACAGCTTCCTTATACAGCTTTGTATCAGTATATAGTGATTCTTTCATATTCGGCTTAATAAGTTTGATCATCTTTTCTTGTTCACTTCTAGGTGCCCTTACAAATAGCTCATCAACGGTCATGTTATCAGGATTCTCATCTTCTCTTGCGTATGTGTCTAGCATCTTGTAAACCTTATCAAAAGCTCCACTATTATCATCATAGTTACCGGGATATTCATGATACTCTATGAATTTATCGACTAAGTCTTTATCAAAGGACTCATCGAATCTCTTTTGATTTTCATTTTCAAATTCGTCCATGATTTTATCTTTTCTTTCAAAATCTTTCTTAATCTTAGTAATATTTTTGATCCGTTTATTTATAGCGTCAGCATAAGTAATAGGAGTTTGACCTTCAATCTTAATTTCATAATCAGGAAACTCCATGTTTGCTTTACCGACTTCAAATTTTTCTCTTACTTTTCTCTTCATGTCAAAACCTCACTTTACATCAACAAATACAATTATGTCACCATTCTGAGGCATCAAGAAATAATGATATACAACTTCTCCTTTACCATTACTCATGTCTGCACTGAAAAATTCGATGCCATTAGGTTCACGAACCTGATAATCCGAAGGATCGAACTTACCTTCTTGTATTTGCTCAATAAGTTCTTCTACTGTCTTTTTATAGGTTTCGTCAATTACAGTGATTACTTTCGCTTTTTCTGTATCACTTAATTTATCATTAAATAAATTACCGATACTTTCGTAGAATACTGTGGCACCCTTATCCTTTTTATTGTAATAGATGTCATAAGGAATATTTTTATGCTTAAGGTCATCAGTCAAATCACGAAATTCACCGCTTTCCTTTTCAATATCCTTAAAAGACTGTGAGTTCTTATAATTTTTCTGCATAACGCGATAGTCAGATTCAACACTCTCATCCAGTTTCTGTTGTGCCTCTTCTTCACCTTCACCGATTGCATGAGTATTTTTATCAATGGACTTCAATAACTGCTGTAATTCACCTACATGTGCAGCTTCCTCTCTGGCTATATCTGCAAATAGCTTTGCCGCATCTTCTACACCAATCTGCTGTGCAGTAACAGAAGCACTATTATAACCACTAATAGCTTCCCATTCATCAACAATAAGCTGATTAATTATTTCCGCCATTGCTGAATCACTTCCAGGCTCAAGCATAGTAACTTCCTGCTCCTCCACACCGAGAGTAACAAGATTCATATCAGGATCATCAAGGTAATTTCTAACCTTTTTCTCTGCGGCATCTTCGTTTGCTGCTTCAACAATGGAGTAGTGATAACTTTCATTTAACAAGTAGTTAACACGATATTTTCTTGATTCTTTAATGGGTTTATTACCCTTTCGTAAATCATTTCTTAACATTGACATTGACCTTTCCCACAAAACTGATCTGTTTGCATCGATATTTCGAAATGCTTCGTCAACCTCTTCCATGCTCATATCAGTATCATATACAAACTCATTCATTTGGAATCCCTTCCTTTATAATATCAAATAGTGAAGCTTTTTCAGCAGGTGTCAAATCCTTTTTTGTGTTCTTTGAGTACATGTCCAACAAGTATATTGATTCTTTGCACACTATGTCAATATAAACTACACGTACACCGCCTTGAGACCCTTTGTTTCGAAGCTTAAATCGAATATTTCTTGCACCGCCAGATATAATATCACCTATGTCAAGGTCTTTTAATATCCTGTTCTGCAACTCTTGTAAGAAATCGTCACCTAACTTAAGTTGAGATAATGCATAAGTAAAAGACGGTAACTCAATAAATTTACGAGATTCACTACTATTATTATAATCTATTGAGTCATTATTTACAAGTAAACTTTCAACTGATAACTCTTTACTGCGAGTATCTTTTAGCGCATCTTTTAGTGCATCTAATAACCCGAGGTTTCTAATTTCCTTGAATATGAAATTACCCTTTGAAAATTCTCCGTCAGTCATTATTCCTGACCTTCTGAGGGTATAGAGACTATTAATATAATTATTAATGTCTTCAGCACTTGTATTAGGCTCTAACAAGGCTTCTGCTTTAGTTTTATATTCATCAAGTAAAGTATTATACCCTGCGTCATTCTCGAAGCTAGGCACCTCAATTTTTGCAGGAAACTTTATCCATTCATCCCTAAATACTGAATATATACCATTTGATGATGTACAGGATTTGACGTCCTCTACATATAACTCTACATCTATTCCTCTAACTTTGATATCATATGACTTATTGAAATTTATCTTTTCTGCGTTACAAGCAAGCTGAAATAGCGCAGGATCACAACTAAGACTTTCCATATTTACAACAAGGTGTAAATCAAGGTCTGATTGTGGTGTGTAGTTATAACTTGCGTTACTGCCTACAATCTCCGCATCGAGTATATCGTCGTAGTTAAGGACTTCAGAATCTTCTGCATATTGTTTTGTTATATGAATTAACTTGTCTCTTACTATGGGACGAAGATTGTTATCCTCGTCCCATATCTTTATATTAAGACAATCGTGTAATTCAGCAGCAACTTCTCTTAGCGTTTCCATCTGGCAACCTCGACATTATTAAAAATCAGCGTATCGGTATATCTTACCATCCTTCGGATTTAACATAGATACAATTCCAACATTGTCGTTAACTCCAACATAGTATTCATCGATTGTAATCATCTTATCAATATCTGAGTCTGAAACCATGTGTTCGTTTCTAGCATCATCGAGATCAACATAACAATCATCCGAAAGGGTGTTCATCTGCACATCGTCCAGAAATCGACCAATAGGTCTTCCTCTATATTCAGGATAGAACTTATCAATTGTGTCTCTGATAATTTGATGTTCACTATCAGTAAACTCAGATAAAGACTCAGACAATTCGTCCTCAGTCATGTAATTATACATAATTACAAAATCTTGCAGTTCATCTCTGGACAGAAAGTCCATGAAATTATCAATAAGTTTATCCTTATTTATGTGTCCTTCTCTTATGTAATCCTTTATTTCCTTCTTTATATCATGAGAGCTACTTTTCATAATTATTTTTCCTCTTTAGTATCTAATAAATGCACAAAGGATGCCTGGTTGCTCTGGTTCAAAGTACGCATCCTTATCATATTTTGATACAACCTTGTCTAGCACATCGGAAAGATCCATTAAGTTATCATATTCTAATTCAGCTCTAACTTGTACTTCAATGTCACCTGTTTTAGGGTCCTCAGAAACAGCAAAGATTGGGTTGATATAATCCTCAATCTCCTTGTCGCTCTCAAACCCCCACTTTGGAGTCTTAAACAACTTATATGCAGCATCCTTTAACTCGTTAGATATAACCTCGGTAGTACCGCTTGAACCTACAGATTCATCAAGTTCGTCTTCAGTAAAGTCCTCACAATACTCTAATGCAAAATCATACAATTCATCTTCTGTAAGATAATCTACAAACTTTGCAATAAGATCCTCCTTATCAACATCATAATCTTCTACATAAGAAAGGAATTTATCCTTTATTTTATAGACTTTATTCATTAAAATATATACCTCCGATTACGAATAACTAATAACAGCGTTTATGATGAATGGGTACTTCCTACCGTATTGGTACAGATATTTCCCAATATCATTATCAAGGTTCTCTTTTTGTTTCTACTAAGAAGTTAATCAAGTTCTTCTTCGTCAAATCCTGTGTAGGAATTAAACCAATCTTCAGCTTCGGCATCCGACTCAGTTTCCCAGTCAGCATAATCAGGATCTGCTTCATCTTCTCCGAACATGAAGATATTTAATCCACTATCCGTATTACGATACCAATCGTAAGATGTTAGGAATCCGTCACTATCTTTTATCATCTTACCTTTAATAAATTCCCACTCATTAGTGGGTGTAATAAAAGTAAACACGTTTGAACCGTTACTACTATCCAATTCTATATCAAGGTCTGCTTTAATCAACGCTTTTAGCAAAATACGAGCACGAGCAGTAGCAGATCCCTCAGAGTCAAATGTTACAATATATGTGTTTGGTTTTTTACCCTCAGAAATATCTTCTATGCCTGAAATGCCCTGAAAAGCTTCCCACATTTTATCAATCCATTCATCATCGGAGTAGCTTTCCTCAAGTTTTTCAAGTTTACTATCTAATCTAGGAATCCCGATATTCTTTAGAATGGATACAGCTTCGGAAATATTATCTAGCATTGCTTTCTTGTGTAATTCCCAGTATTTATCGAAATCTTTAATTTTTTCTTCAATCTCGGATTTATAATCCAGAATATCATCCTCAAAGCTAGGAAGGAAACGCTCAAATGAATCTTTATCCTTGCTATTCTTATACTCTTTTACCAATTTTCTTAATTCTTTTGCTTTTGTGACAAGACTTACCATAATGGGTGCTGTATAACCTTGTCCAATATTACTGGCATCAGTAACAATACTTTCAGTAATACTATGTGACTCGTTTATAGCAGTAATCAACTTACCCTTACGTTTAACATTACTAAATACTCTTCCAACTTCATCCATATAATCACCGGTCTTTCTGTTTAGCTGATAACCACTCTTAGTAGGACCTTCTGCTCCGTCTCCTCTACCTTCGTATACTGTTATATAAATAGGTGCTCCGCGCTTTGTAATTTTCTTAATATTTCTTAAAACAGCTTCACGAGCTTCAGGCTCTTTGATAACATTCAGTACGTTTGAGTTAACAGCAGCATCAGCTCCTCCATGCTCTTTTAAGATACGAAGCACCTCTTTGTTATGTTCTGCTGATCTATTATAAGGGTCGTATACTAAAAGTGTAACATCTTTATCTTTTAGGTAGTTAACGGCGTTATCAAACTTGCCTCCACCGAAATCAACAACTACATCTCCAGAACGGAAATTTACCATATTATAGATAGCAGGAAGCTTAGTTGAATTTATTGAGGTAGCTGCACTACTAAATTCCTGTTGGGCTTGTTTGAGCTCAAGTTCGTCTGTGTCTTCAAAAGCTTCACGAAGATTTACGTATCCTTCTGCATCTTCGTCTAAATCGTCCGTTCCGGTATATCCCCAGTCACCTTCATCATACCCGCAATCTGCACAGAAACCCGTCTTTACATTAAAGCGTGTTCCACCGCATGCAGGGCAATATTCCATATTAGGAAGGAATCTATTAAAGTCAACACCGTCATCAGCGGACTCTTTTAAGTACCTACTGGCTTCTGCTTTAGCATCGTCAATACTGTTGAAATTGCCATAATGTTTTGCAGTTGCACCGTTTGGCTTAACCTTTTCAAGATGGTATCCCTTATAAGGTTCAGGATTCTTAGAAATAACGAACGGACCTTTATACCACTTATCCGCAAAAGACCATCTCTTTACCCAACCATCATCAACTGACTCTTTCAACTGTAAAGGTGATATGTAGACGTCTTCCGAGTTATCACCTTCATCGTCGTCGCCAAAGTCAGAGTCTTTGAATTTATCCTTAGGTCTCAGTGTAAGCAGATCTTCATCCTCATCATTATTGACTACTACATGAGGAGTACCGTGCCAGTCGACTACGTCACCTAAGTGAACTGATTCAGTACAATCAGTATCTCCTAGTGATTCATTCTGTGGCAGAAGTTTTTTACCTAATTCCATGGACAGCTTCTTTATACCAGTTGTGTCATCAATTGGTTCGTAACCTCGAGCTTGTGCATACGTTATGTGCTGTACTGTATTATTTTCATAGTTTACAGCATACCAATCACCCTTACCACCGATAATCTTTCTATATAAATCGTAAGGGGAGTTACTTGCAACATATTTATATCCTGCATCAATTAAATCTTGCTCAGTACTATAAGATTCAGTATTTGTAGTAGATTCATTCATGCATTTAGCACACAGTCTTCCCTCATCTTCAACTTCTTGAATTGACTCATTAGATTCACGAATAAGTCCATACTCATTTGTAATAGTTTTAATGATAGCATCAATTCTGGTTGATAGAGAATTATTTATCTTATCAAATAAGAATTGCATTGCTTTATATCCATCTTTACCAGAATTCTGTAACTTACCTACTTTAGAAAGAAAGTCTTGAAGTTCTTTTAAGTTAATGCTTTCTCTTTCATACTTCTGTCCAATAGAAGCGATGTTTCTCACTAAACTGTGAGGGGTCTTGTTAATAGTTGCTTGCGCATTCTTAATGACTCTCATAATACTATTACCAAGATTTTTGCTACTGCTTTCATCTCCAAGAGAGTCTGCAACCTCCTGGAGTAAATCAGAAGCATAAGAAATAACATTGTTTGCAACTACGTTAACATCTTCACCGAACACATCTTTGACAGTATCTGCGTATCTCTTCTGTTTAGTTTCTTTACTATCAAATATGCCTTCAGTAACAATATCTTTGTCATACTTATTATTCATTTGAAGTTTTGCTTCATCTTCAGAACTTTCCTTCAACGCATTTACGAAGGATAGGTCTTCCTTCATAACCCACTCAATGTCGTCCGTATCAGAATAATCCCAATCAACAAGTACTTTGATGGAGTCACAATCAATCACAGTACCCTTCCGGTTACCATCAGTTACTCTATCACCATTTTCAAAGGTGAGCTCTTCAGATTCACCAAAAGATACGCTGCCACCAAAATCTCCTGTGCTCATTAAGGCATTAGTTGCAGTAATATCAAACCCAGGTGACATTACAATACCCCAAGGAGCTGAATTGTCTGCAATCTTCTTTCTGCAATCATTCGTTAACTTGTAGTTAGGATTATTCAGAATGTTATTAAGCAGTTCGTTAACAGCATCGCTATTAACTTTGCCCAGCTTAATATCCTCAAAACTATTCGTTGACTCGTTCATGCATTTTGCACAAAGTCTACCCTCATCTTCAACTACATCATACACAGTGTATTCCATTGTATCATCATCTAGAACAGCATTTGATTGAGATGCAGTTAATACCTTTTCAATACATTTACTTAAGATATCCTCAGAAGCTTCCTTTATTGATGTGTAGTTAATAGGCATATCGTAGTTATAATCTACATATAACGATATGCCGTCAGTTTCATATTCCACAGGGCTTAATCCGAAAGTATATGTTGTATCTTTACTCGTAATTTCAAATTGTCCTGCAACATCATTATAGAACACACTATCATACTTCTGGTCTAAGCCCATTTTTACATTATTAATGATAGCTTCAAAGGGCGTCACATTCTGAACATCAGTTAATCCTGTTAGTTCACCCACATCGTCGTCACAGAAATAAGTGCATAGTTTCTGATATATTACCTCAGGATCTTCGTTGTCAAACAGCAGTTTTGCAATGTCAGCTTTGTCTTCATCTGTCAAGGGACAAGCATCGTACATTGTCAGTAAATCATATTTACAACAAGAGTCAGCGTCCATGTTACGAAGTGACTCTCTAATATTGATTTTACTCATTCTGCGCTCCTTTCTTCAAACTTCTAAATTTGCAAATTTAGAAGCCTCATTTGGAGGCTTCTTTATACTTAATACAAGTTATGGAATGTACCTTAGGAAAGCATCAATGAAATCATCTGCTGCTTTAACAACATTTTATCACTTCCGCTTGTGGAATAGTTAATATGTTTATCCAGATCAGAAGTTATATACCCCTGATAGCTAAGGGTATCATCTACATAAAAAGAAGCTTTAATGTCTGTGTTATCATTTACAAAACTAATGCCATTAACTGAGGTAACAATGTTAAACCCTACCTCTCTAAATAACTTGCTAATCTTGTAAAACTTATCGTTTCTTTCTTTTTGCTCTATATTTAGCATTTTTTCAATTTCATTCATAACTAATTCTCCTTTTGTCTACAAAGCTATATACAAAGTAAAAGTATTATTTATGCAGTTCATTTCTACACAACTGGGTATACATGTACCTCTGGTACACAAAAGCCTAGCACCTAACAAGCAAAAATGCAACAACATAAGAATAGGACCCTATGTAGGGTCCTAAGATTGTAAATTACTTATTGTCGGATTCCTTAGTAGCTTGTGTAATTTCCCGCATAAGGATTTGGTATTGATAATCAACTGCTTTCTGCAATCCTTCTTTGTCAAAGGTAAAAAGCTGCCCGCTAGTTGTCATATAATACATGTCAGTACCGTTTACAACCGCAGGTTTTACCAAAATACTTGCTAAACATTCCGGGGTCATTTCCTTCATTGTTTGCTCAAATACATTCATTATTTATTCTCCTTAAGATTATTCATTATGAGTTGTGTGCCACTCATATCCGTCCCAATACCCTCTAAAGATACACTTACGCCATCGGTCTGAAAATAAGTTAGGTTTAACAATAACCTCGAGTCCTAATACTAGTTTGCCGCCTTGTAACGGTACGATTTGTATATTTTTCAACACACAAGTGAGACCGTCACAATAGACCTTAGGCGTCAATTCTTTAATTTTTACATAGTCGATATCATTACATGTGTTATCAAATGAATTCAACAGCTGTGTTGTAAATAACTTCGCAACATAATCGACTTCTTCCTGTTCTATTGACAAATCTAAGGATTCATCAAATAACCTCATCCAGTCTATCCGTGTAACATAATCACAGAAAGAACATTTATCAATACTCAATTACTCACTCCCCATATAATTGTGTTAATAATCTTGTAATTATAGTATCTCGGTTCAACTTCTTTAATCTGTGATTCCCAAGCCTGTATTTTACTAATTTTGTAGATAATGTAGTTATCCTGAGAACTAGCAGGGCTAGTTAATACTGCGTTATACATATCTTCCTGTGTAATATCAGCTTTATCTTCGTTATTATTTGACAGTAGTTTTAGATAGGAATATGCGTCCTCAATCTCATAACTCTTCATATAAGTGCATTTGTTATAGCTATCATATCCTGCGCTGTTTAACTTAATATTTACATTATTGCCCACAGCAATAATAAGCAATAACAAAAATAGAGGAATCTTAAAATAGCGAACAATAGCTATGCAAGCTTTCTTTCTCTTGTTGTCACTGAAAACATATTCCAAAACCGAAAATATCAAAGTAACTAAGAGCCCCAATAAAAATAAATATATCAATGTAAATCACTCCTTCAAAACACTATCCACCGGATGCATAATCTTACAATAGTTTCATTTTTCAATAAACATCTTAGTGTATTACTTATTCAATGTCTTTTCAATTTCAACTCTTCTATTGTATTCTTCCTCCTCGATCTCAACCCAAGAATTAATATTGGGGTCTTCTTTGAAAAATCTTTTTACCTCTACAGTTTCACCACTGTTTAGCTTCACACTGTCAATACACATTGTGTCAAAATTTTCAGTCACCGACGTGGTGTGTTCAGACACATATGCAATGATAGGATCACTTGAAGTATAGTAAGGAAACTTAATTGGGTAAATGCTATTAACAACTCTTGACACAAACCCGTTATACCAAACAGGAGCGTGTGGATCATCTTTATTTACACATACTACACGATTCACATCGCTATAAGTGATGTTCCCTTCTCTATCCACGTCTTTGAAAAGACTTGCCATTCTTGCACACTGGTAAGTAATTGTTCCTGACTCAGAAACACTTGACTTTACCCATGTAGTGTCTTCGTCAATTGGAGTTAAGGGGAATCCGCGAACAAGTCTTTGTAAGAACATCAACGTTTGTTCCATTGAAGCTCCACTGTGTACATCTTGACGCAACGAATTAAATGCTTTTAGGGCACTGTTCAAACATTCACAAATATAATGTGTAGAGCAATTATCAGACCCTGACTTTAGAGCTTCATTCTTAGCCAATTCAACTTCTCTTTTTGCCCAAATATCTGTTGACATTATCAGCCCTCCTTTTCAGCTTTTTCAAATATCTACTTCTTACTGGGTATCTGACAGTGCAAAGAATCGACGTTTGTTATTCATGTCCTCCACCACAAGGTCATAAGCTTCCTCGCCGCAAAATTTGCAGACAGCGTATGCCTCATCATAGGTTGTCGTACGATGGTTGAACTTCTTTTGACTAAAGTCAGAAGATTCTTGCTTCAACGATCATTGCTTTGAAATAAAGTCTTACATAATCTCCACAAGCGTTAATTCGGGTGGTTCCCACCCTACAATAATTATTGTATGATATCGACTTACTTTTTACAAGTAATTGCTAAACCTTCATTGAGGATATTTATTGCAGCATTTACATCTCTGTCAAGTTTTGTTTTACAAGAAGGACAGGTCCATTCCCTTATGTCAAGAGTAAGTTCACTAAACTTATATCCACAATTACTACAAAGTTTTGAACTTGGGTAGAAAGTATCTATTTTTCTTATATCCCTGCCATACCACAAAGACTTGTACTCCAACATATTCACAAAGGACGACCAAGAACAATCGGAAATAGATTTAGCTAAACGATGGTTCCTAAGCATATTATTTACTTTCAGTGTTTCAGTACAAATAATATCGTAGTCTTTTACTAACGAGGTAGAAAGTTTTTGTAAAAAGTCGGTCCTTTGATTACTTATCTTCTCATGAATTTTTGCAAGTTTTATTCTTTGTTTGTTATAATTATTACTTCCTCTTGACTTTCGAGAAAGTTTTCTTTGACAACGAATCAACTTGTCTTCTGATTTTCTTAGGAAATGCGGATTACTATATTTTATTCCATCAGAGGTTATGCAGAAATCCTTTATACCCAAATCTATGCCTACTACTGACCCTGTTTTTTCAAAGGGCTTGAACTCATCCCTTTCAACAAGAATGGATACATAATACTTGTTAGAAGGTGTTTTACGAACGGAAACTGCAGATATCTTTCCTTCTACTTTTTTTGAAAACTTACATCTAATCTTTCCTAGTTTGCTTAACTGAAGGTATTTATCAAACAACTTTACTGAAGCAAGTTGCCTTGTTGTATAACAACACGAATTGTTTTTCTTTGATTTAAACTTAGGAAACCTACTTCTTTGTTGAAAAAAGTTTTTGTATGCTTTATCTAGATTAAATAAGCTGCCTTGCAATGCAGTAGAATCAACTTCTTTGAGCCACTCGTACTGTTGTTTCAAACTCGGAAGCATTTTACAAGTATCATAATAACTTGTTGATCTATTCTCATCTTTATATAACTTTATTTTCGCATCCAGTATCTGATTGTAAACAAATCTGCAACACCCAAAAGTTTTCTCTATCAACTCTTGTTGTGTTTCGTTTGGATATATACGAAACTTGTAAGTATACTTCAATTGCATAACCTCCTTTCAAACAAAATAAAAGCACACTATGTACAATGTAAATAGGACGAGTAAATACAAATATACATAATGTGCTTGTAAAAACAATATTTAGTATAAGTCTCGTCCACTTACAAAAATATATACAATATTTGTGAACCAGAAATAACTATTTCGTTACTCGCTCACTAAAGTGGGGAGACATCTTTTTCCGGTTATATTCGATAGTCGCCTTTCTGGATCTTATCCAGGTTGGGACTTTTCTCCTACAATTATCACAATAGGCGTCTTTCATTTTTATTCCTCACTTACCAAAGTATAGCCACCAACGATAAACAGGCGCATTAATGGCTGAGCTTTTAAGCTCTTTAATTGTCTTGTTGTTGTCTACGTATACCTTGATCTGAGACTGAACAAGGGTGTCTGATTTAAGCTCAGGGTAGAGAGCAACAAGTGTGATGGAGCTTTCAGGAGCCACCTCAGTAAAGATGCCGGTTTCATACTCCTGATATTGTTTTACCGTATCCGCAATTTGTTGCTCAATTTTAGTATTTTCCTCTTCGTATATGGCAATCTTCTTGTCAATATTTACTCGATTAAGTACACATACAAGCAGCACAATGGTAACTATTGTTGAAATTATAGTAGCAACCGTGCCTATGATTTGAAATATCTTACCAATCTTGTCTTTGCCATAGTCGAGTTTATCGTATAAAACTATGCCCAATGTGACCATCAGAATGCCGATAACAAGAATAACAAGAATCATAGTTAATCTCCTTTCCCAGTAATCAATTCGCTATAAGGCAGACTCTCAATCCAGTCACAAAAAGTATGCCACTCATCAAGCTTGTGATTACGACGTGACTTATACATGTTAGCGAGAACCTCATAATTCAGCATTACTGTCCGCTTCTGGTTATAAGAGCTGGGAAGAAGCTGAATCATCTGCCACCAGTATTTTTTGTCTTTGGTTTCGAGATACTTTTTACGACATGTGTTCAACGATTTGATTGTTAAATTAAGAATTCCGAATGGAGAATATAATACACTCCCATCGTGAAGTCCGCTCTCATCTATACATAAGTCTACTGAGTTGTTCATACTCAAATCCCAGTCAAAGGATTTCAAATGCTCATGACTAAAATCCTCCAGCGTAAACTCCTTTGCCGCGATTTTATGCATCGTGGAGCAGGAATTTGCCACCGTACCCACTTTGTAGGTATCGAATTCTTTCCAGAAATAGAGAGGAGCCGTAATATCAAAGTACACTGTAATCATCCTCATGAACTTACGATGGTCGGTACCAGCGTTTCGTAGGCGAGTCATGAGGTCAAGATCATTCGGGCCGATAAATGTTCCATTCTTGTACCGCTCACATTCTTGGCCTGGCAAGCACCCATTACAATTTGTACAAGTCTGACTATCGCTCTTCTCCCAAGAGTTCATAGGATTGCGCATACCTCTGATAGCATGCTCCCAGCCTACTACTTCTGTGTGTTCAATTTTAAGCATACATTTGTCTCCGATCCATGTGTAAAGTTCATCCAAGTAAAGATTTATTACTTGTCATCTTTTCCATCTTCATTAAATAGTCCATATACCATTCAGCTTTTTTACGGTCTTCTTCACCATTCTTCGAATCTGCTCTGTAGGTATATTTCCAAATATTACAACGACAAAAAGCCTTTACAGCCTCTTCACCAAAAAGAGCCCTCATTTCATCAATGCATTCATGTTTACCTTGATAATGAGAAGGATGATTTACACTATCCTTATTATCGTCTCTGTCCTCGCAAAGAGTCTTGTGCCATGCTTCCAGTATACTGTCAGGGCAATCTGCTTTACGATAATTGGCACAGTAGGCATCGGGATCCCCACTGTACTCGCAGTATTTACAATCTCCTTTATTATCACAATACTTAGCAATATCAACCATAAGTTGCTTTCTTCTCATATAGTCCATTTTTCAATAACTCCTCCTTTCATCAATATTATATGGCATCTTTGCTTGATATACAAGTAATACACCAAGGGAAGAAATATCCCTTGGTGTATATGCTTAGTTATTTACAAACACGGTAGGCTTAAATTTATCTTTAACTACTTTTGCTACTTCCTTCTTTAAGGCCTTATACTTTGTGCACAAGAATTCGTACATATCAGAGTTATCCTTTTCAAGTGAGGATATCAAATCTTTGAGATCTTCAAGTTCTTTTAGATGCTCTCGTGTAAGATATGAAAGAGGCTTTTGTAAAACTTTACTTGCAATATCTTTATCCACTTTATATCTATTACAAATATAATCAATTGCCTTTTCATTATCAAGCTGAAATATTTCTTTAAAGTTGTTCTTTTTCTTCATGTCCTCAATTATTTCAAGAACAGTAAGCCTTAATCTATTTTGATCAAGCTGTATTGTTGTACGATTTGTATGAGTAGCAATTAGGTATTTAATATTCTCCTTTACCACCTTGTGGAAAGAACAAGGAACATAAATCTTTTCTGAATCAAAGAATGCCATATTATATGTAACAGAGGATTGTAACTTTGTGTACAGTCTATTATATAGCTCCTTCATGTCCACTTGTTTATGGGGAACCTTTTCAATTACATATCTTACTTCTTTGGCTGATTCGTCTCTAAAATCAACTTTATCTAGAAGTATCTCTTTCTCTATTATTTTCCGTATATGGTCAGCACCCTTTGTTTCTGGAAGGCTTGTAATAGTAATTACATTATTCTTATCTATTTCCATGCGAGGTGCAATTTTCAAAGACCCTTTCCCGGTTTTAATGATTGTATCCCAATCTTCCTTCTTTGAGAGAACATCAATCTCCAGGTTAGGCAGAGGTACTTTTTTAGGAACATAGTTTAAATCCTTGTGAGAAAGTACATCTATATAGTAATCAAACATTCCTAGTATATCAATCGGAGGAATATTCAATGTGGGCAGACCTGATGGAATACCGGAACTACCATTTATAAAACAAAGAGGAATGTAAGCAGGAAGTGCTTTCGGTTCAGGCTTATCTATTTCACCTGGAACCATCTCAGCATACTCGATAGAATCACAAAATAATTTTTGTGCAAGATCTGATAGCCTACCCTCAATATATCTATCTGCGGAAGCTTCAACACCTCTTGAGCTATCACCCCAGTTACCTTGTGTATCCATCAACTTAAGTTTATTTCCAGCTTCTCCGAGCTGTATAATAACTCCAGACACAGAAGTGGGATGGGGGTGATAAGGCAAAGCAAAAGCAGATAGCTCTGCTACCTTCATTTTCTTTTGACCTTGACCCTTATACATTCCGTATATTGCTCTACGATAGCTACTCTTAGCCCCATCTATTACCTGAGGATAAGCCCGCCCGCAGCTGACATACTTACTATATTCAGTGTAGCTGTTCTTGGCCAGTTCAGTTGCATCAACAGCTTTGAGAGTACTATCCTCAGTATCTATATCTCTTTTGTTGCTAACTGCTTCCCTTACCGGTTCAGAAAATAGGTCTAATTTCATCACTTTCCCTCCTCGATAATACCAAGTTGTTGTAGTAGTTCTCTTTTACCTGTGGAAGATCCGAGAATTTTGTTAAACTCATCCACATCGCTTGGATATTGCACCTGTTTAATATTACGTGTTTCTGGGTTTACTAAGAAGTACTCAAGCTGTGAATTTTCCATTTCACCTAGTCCCTTAAACCGTGTTGCAGTGATTCCTTTTGGTACATCCTCTACTTTATTACACCATCCATAATTCTTAGGATTGTCTCCCCAACAATACAGCGGAGGCTCTGCAATATAAACTCTGCCTTGTTTTATCATGTCAGGAAACATGTTAACGAAAACAGATAATATTAGACAGGTAATTTGCAGACCATCCGGGTCAGCGTCTGCTGAAATTATAACTTTTTCATATCGTGACTTACTAGCATCACAAGATGGACCTATCCCGCACCCAATAGAATTTGCAATATCACAGATCTCCGCGTTCTTTACAGCTTCCTTTACTGACTTACCCGTAATATTAAGAATTTTACCTCTTAAAGCAAGTACAGCTTGTGTACTAACATTACGTGTAAACAGGAATGGCCCACGGGCGGAGTTCCCTTCGCAAAGAAAGATTTCGGTCCCTTTTCTACTACGAGAGGTACAATCAACCAGCTTACTTACAATCGATCGTCTCCTGATATTATCACTATCATCAGTATTAATCTTAATAAGAGAACTAATCTCTTTCCTCGACAGCAACTGATTTTGTGCAATACGATATTCTTCAAAACGCTTGAGTAATTGCTGTGCTATTACAACATTTTCTTCAAGGAATTTGTTAAAAGATTTTTTGAACAATTCCATCAGTTCCGTGAAATATTTACGCGGTACTACCAACTTTTCTTTGGTCTGAGAAGAAAACTCAGGATGAGAAATAAACACAGCACATACGGCTCTTAACCCAACAAGGTAATCATTAGGTCTTAAATCAACACTGGGTTTAATATTCTTATGCTTATCAATGAATTCAATCCATGCTTGAGTTAAAGTTCTAGATAATTCCTGAACATGAGTACCACCAAGATAGTTTGAAAGAAGATTGGTATACCCAAAATATCTGTCATTAGTCTCAGATGTGTACCTAAGTGCAACCTTCATTATCTCACCCGCAGAAGACTTAACCTCAAATACGGGAGAGTTAACATAAGTTGAAACCTTTGTGGGTTCATCTTCATGAATCAAATCATGCATTTCCGCATTTGTAGCTATTTCCTTACCGTCTATATAAAGTTCTGCTCTAAATCCCAGCGCACTTGCTACTCTGCATCTGTCAATAACATATTTGTTTGAAATCTTTGTTGTGTTAAAATACTCCTTATTCGGAATAAATCTCACAAATGTTCCGTCGGGTTCCTTACTTTCTCCGTAAGTAATATTAACATCAGTAGTACCGTTAGCTACACCTCTTACAAACTTACCCTTACGATACGAAATAATCTCAATTTCATCAGAAAGAGCATTTGTTACAGTTAGCCCAACACCGTGCAGACCGGAGCTGACAATATAAGCAGAGTTATCAAATTTTCCTCCACTATTCGCCTTACTAAGCAATACCGCAATGGTTTCTTTTTTTGTCCCGTCATCCAAGGTCTTTAAACCATGAGGTATTCCTCTACCAAAATCTCTTACAGTATACTCGGAATTGTTATTATCAACTGTTACAACAATTTTATCGCTGTATCCGGATTGCACTTCGTCCAGTGCGTTGTCAATCATCTCAGAAAGCAGTTGTCGTGCATCTTGAGTATGTTCTCCGATGTACATCTGTCTACGCAGTTTGATATGCTCAATATCATCTAGCACCTGTATGGAGTCAGAAGTATATTCTTTTACAGCCAATATATTTCCTCCTTACAAAATTACTTCATTTTTAATATAAGGTAAAACATATAGAAATACAAGTAAAAAGCGCAGCAGTATTGCATGCTGCGCCTATGCAGTTGAGAAATATTATTCGAAACTTACTTCATCTTTATCATCTCGAATAGAAACAAATACCGGAAACTGCAATGATTCTAGTCCTTCTTTATTCTTTGTTTGTTCTTTATACTTTACTTCAATAATATGCCCAACAATTTCATCCGGATATTCCCAGAAATGATTTCGCTGTTCATCGCTAAATCCCGAACCTACACCAACTTCATTCCCCTTATACTCAACAATTGCCTTTCCCAATCGATCCTTATTTCTACCCGTACCCCGTTCAATACGGATAACTCGTAAATCCATTGTGTAGAATTTCTTTGCCTTAATCAGTTCCTTAGTCCGACCAAACCTGTATGGAGTATCAAGATTAAGCATTACACCTTCCATATCATTTTTCTCGGCGTAATCAAGGTATTCCCATACTTTATTGAAATCAGTTCCACTATAAAATACCTTTACTACATCTAAATCTTCAACTCCCGTCTTAGTCACTACTTGACGTATATCTTCAAGGCGCTTCTTTCTTTCACTGTAATTTTCGCTGTCTGACTTATTATCAAAACATTCTCTGGGTATAACGTCAAACAAAACCAACTTCAATTCCTTCTTGTCATTCTCCTTGGAATTGGCAATACCTGTACTAATTTGGAATGATGCGCTATCTCCTGCAGAAAGATCCTTCAAAATCAGCTCACCGTCGAATACCCAATCATTTGTTTTCATACCCATATTACTGCAGACAGTTTGCAAGGCCTCTGCAATATGATTCAGACCACTAAATACCTTACCTTGGCGACTATAAAAACTGCCGTTACAATAAAAGCAGCGGGTGCCATTTAACTTTTGCGAGACACTGAACCATGTGCCGTTAGGAATATCACAATGCTCAATGCTTGTTCCAAGCATTACTTCTTTCTTCTGAATAAAGTCGCTGCCATATACTTTATTTGCGGTAGTATAGTCCACACCGATTCTCAAAGATTTTGTAACAACATCTTTGACAAAGTTGTACAATTCTTCGGGATATTTGTAACTGTCTTGGCGATAAGCAAGTTCTTGCGTATAACCTTTTACATAACTAATGTCAGCGTCTGACCCAGAATTATGCGTATCAAAATAGTGAAGCAGAGTGATTATACTCAGATCATCAGTGGCATAAGGAAGCAAAATGTCAACTTCCTTGCTAAATCTTTTTTCGCTGATACCCGAAATCCTCATATTGTCAAGGAGGTACTTCAATACCTCCTTAAACGGTTTATTGTCGGTATTTTCACGCAGAATAGACTCTTTCTCCAGCCTTGAAGAAGTATTCATCAACTTCATGCAAGGAAGATATGCTTCAACAATATCGTTATTTCTCATTTAGATCCTCCGTAAATATTACATTGTCATACTAAAAACCCATCCGATCAGAAGGAAAGCAGCTACCGCATAAAGGACACCGCCGGCACAATGCTGCCACTTACGAGATCTGTAGAAACTACGAAATCCCACAAAGCTCATCCCAGCACTTGCAAAACCTGCAAAAAGAATAGAAATAATAGCCAAAAACAACATTGTTAAGTTCCTCCATATAAATTATTTACTACTTACATTCTTATTTTAAGGTAATAATAGAAAATACACAAGTTAATTGACAGTAATCATTTACGAAGTTTTCCTTTTTTTGTTGTGACTTTTGTTTCCTTGAATTCTTTCATCAACTGCTCAAACGGCTTATTACTAACAGGAGAAACATCCGTTATAGTAAGGTCTGATCTCTGACGAGGACAATATGACCGATTATTTAGCTTTCTTTCGGTTTCCACAGCGTGTCCTTGTAATTTCTGCATCTTTGTTTTTACTTCAATGCCATTCTGACTGGTTATGTAGCAATACATTTCATAAAGGATATCATTTTCATCTTTTGCTTGTCGTCTTCTAACTCTTAGGTCACGAAGAGTCTTGTAAAGCAAATATCCATGGTACATATCCTTCGGAGAAGATAACTCTATTTCATGATTAATATCATTTATCTCATCTTCTGTTTGTTTAATAATATCAAGGTTATTCTCGTATCTTGTTACAACATCTTTGAAAATATCAATAATTGTAGTTGAATAGTCTCCAACAATATTTGGCATTTGGGAGCCTCCCATCATTTTTTCATATCTGCTTCGCACTCGGAACACGGATATATGTTCCGACTGTGATTCCTTCCTGTATCCCAATGAAATAATCTTTTCCCATACCTGTAGCACATATGAAACCTTTCTTCTCCATGAAGCCTCAATCGTTCTTGCTCGGCTTCTGTTATACTAAGTTGCGGACAATTATTGCAAGTATATGTAAACTTCATTTTTGTCACCTCTCTGAGTATATTTTCAAATACTCAATACTACAAATGCAACCCAGGTGATAAGGATTTGTGCCAAATGATATAACTGGTCTTGTACCAAATTAATCTTCTTCAAATTTGCTTTTGAATTATCAACAACCATATGAAGGCATAAATTAGTTAAAAAGACTAATGCAATCGCTAAGGACGCATTATTTATATTTGTTGTCATAATCAACGTGTACACAGATGGAACAAGCATAATCATGAATGCCCAGCTAAAACTATGCATGAATAATGCCATAATGTAATCATGTTTATATAGTTCGTCTGGTGCATTTTGCTCCCAATAGCTTTTCTGCTTTGCCGACGCTAACCATCCTTGCAAATAATAATCATCTACAATATGTAGAAAAATCATCGTTAATAATAGTAAAATTTTATACACAAGTTCTCACCCTTTGAAGTTCTATTTTAGCCATTAGAAACATAATAATCATCATGACCAAATCTTACACAAGATTCACACTTGTATTTTTTATCTCCTAAATGAAGACACCCATAGCATCCTTTATGCTGTTCTTCCCACTCATTAATTGCCCTAGTAGCCAATTGAATAACTTTCATCTCATGAGCGTCAAAACAAAAATCTTGTTCATTAATAATATCTGTAAATTCTTTTGCTAACTTTCCCATATTACCTCAATTTATTTTCTTTCGCAGTTCATTTACGGCATCTACCAGTTCGTTGATTTTGGCAGCTGTGCTATTACAATTACAATTATTCAGCCGTTCAATTTCTTTCAGATTTTCAGGCTTTGTAAAATCATACTTGCCGATACGATTGTAATTGCCATTTCAATGCCAATAATGTTATAATCGAATCCTACCTCGTAACCGTCTTAAATTCCAATCGTACCATCACTACCAACAACAGGTTTGCTCATATAATCCCTGAAGCTAATGAAAAACGGACACTTATCCGTTCCATTACATACTACTTCCGGGCTTGCATATGTGCATACATAACACTCAGGATGCCACCATGTGGCATATTCATGTACTAACCAGGGACAGCCGTCTCTATCTTTGGGCATATCATCAACTAATATCTTCATAATTAATCAGTCCTCGCATTGATATTTTGGCGACAGATTACAATTATCTCTTATACCATTACACTTGCATACACTCTTCCGTCTTCTATTCAACCAATCACAATACTTCTGGCATTCTTCTTTTGATTTGAATCCAATTTTCTTTCCGTAATAAAGTTTTTCTGTTTTATCAACAACATCCTCACAAAACTTATCATATACAAATTGAATACCGAAATCTTGAAATGAATAATCCTCACTACTTCTGTTGTGATTGCACTGATAACTTTTCTCAAGACAATAATATTTTTCAGATACGTAATTAGAATCCTTAACGCTATATCTTAAAGTATCAATCCATGCTTCTTCTGGTTCATACCAATAATCCAGCTGTGAGCATGTACACTTCTTACTTGTGGTTGTCCCATCAGGCCAAGTCAACACCCAGTTTCTATTTTCATCACATTTATCACACTTTGGCTTTTCATGTGGTTTATTATCTGCAAACCAGAGCTGAGATTGCTCAATGGCATCGTTGAATAGATCGTCAATAGCAGTCTTATAAAATTCTTTTTCTACTTCTCTACGAAGATTTTCTTCTTTGTATTTCAAGTCAATTTCTTTTCTCGATACTTCTTGTGCTTTTTCTTCAAGCTCTTTATTGCGCTTCTCAAGATATTCATTACGACGTTTTAGGGATTCCATATCGTTCTTCAAAGAAGATTTTGCTGCTTCAATAAGTTTTGATTTCATTTCGTCAAAAATTTCATCTGCTTCCGACGGGTCCCAAACAGGTTCTTCACAATCCCAATAACTGTAACTCATTTCATCCTTCCTTTACATTCTGGCTTCGTATTTGTCATACTTATTTCTACATTTTCATTAACTCACTAATATTTAATGTTTCATACACCACTAATCCTCTTATTGTGCAAAGGGTCAACCGGTTCAAAATCGGAATAAAAATTAACCATACTGCAACTTTTGTGATCGCAGTCTCTTTCGCATCCGTATACATAGTAAGATTTCTGACAATAGTCACAAACATCAGAGTTTGCAGAAATTAGATCATACTTTATCCTATTATTACCTTCAAAATGTGTTCTCTCGTGGTCTCTACATTCCTCACGAGAATCAAACTCTCTGTCACACACATCACATCTATAAATAGTAATCATCTGCCACCTCAAATTAGTTTCTCAACATAATTTCTGTCTTGAGTAAAGATAGGAATTTCATTATCAATTACCCACTTACTTCTCTCGGTATAACCACAAATATTTCCTACTTCATCATACTCGGTAAGACTATCATCAGCCTTAATGCAACAGCTACCACGCTTTAGAGTTGTAGAATAATCATTCCAGTTGATGCACTTCTGTAGCATAAGCATATCCTGAATGTTGTTGCAAGACTTACCGTGAAGTTCTTTCTGACTGAAGTTTGCTTGACCTACAGACTGAATAGAATTACGAGTGGCATCTTGCTGTCGCCAAATTAAGTAATTACAAACCTCTTCTTTTGGAATAGTAAAAACACGAGAATCAAACATTGCACCTTTATCATAGGCATCAATATATTTGTTTCTTTGTTCAAAAGATGCTGTTGGATCATATTCACAATAATATTCAATCATTGTTCTAAAATATTTATTAAAAGCCATAGTAGCCATACTTGCAGATACGCTACACATCTTTTGCAGGTTGTTGCCAAACCATGCGTCAGTTGTAAGCTCTGCATAGTCAGTAAGTACAAGAGAAATTTCGTCGCTCTGTGTATAACCCAGTACACAACCCTGGATGTTCTCACAGAGATACTTCATTGTGTCTTGCATAGTATTGACCAGAATATCATCAAAAGGTTTCTTAAAGCCCCTTGTAAAAGTGTGAAAAGCCCTACCATCAATACGAATAATTACAGGCATCCTACGAGTAAGATAGTATCGAGTAATATTCTCATAGTTATTTTTCATACGGTCGCCCAGCGTAGTCCTATCCATCTTTAATCCTCCGTAACAATTTCTTCTATGCTATTGGTTTCTAAGTTATAAACATAGGGCATTCCATTCGGCGCATAGTAAGGAGACATATAACCGTATCCGGAATATCCAGCACTTTCATTAAAAAGTATATATACGATTTTTGTATTTGTATCATAATATAAATCTTGCATCATTGTAGGCTGTAGCCTACCACCGGTGCGTTCTGTGTAATCTTTAGACCCCTCTAATGTTCCACTACACCCAGATAGGCACAAAACAAGAACTACAGTTAGAATCAACGCAATAATCTTATTTCGCATTATTCTTGCTCCTCTCAATAATTTCGTCAAGTGTTCTTGGCTGATATTCCATCCAAGGCATCATGCAACCAACATTGATGATATTTCCACAACTATCTCCATTTGTTTGCTGACTATCCTTTAGCTCCTTTGTCCACTTCTGAACAAAATCCTGCTCTCTTGTTATATGTGTGTGACCGTGCAGCATATAGCAATTAGGATTATAAGATGCTTTATAGCACATAATTGGATAATGACACATAATCACACGCCGCCCGCAATCAGTAATCTCTTTATAATCAACTGCTTCTACAATATACTTCTTAACATCAGATGGATAATCCTTCAAATCATGATTACCCTTGATGATATGAATATTGCCATTTAGCAGTTTTAGATACTTAATCCAATCATCCTTCTTGCCCCAGCAAAAATCTCCTAGATGATACACGTGATCTCCTTTATCTACAACTGCATTCCAATTACTTATAAGTGCAGCATCCATTTCCTCTACTGTACTAAATGGGCGTTTATCAAATTTAATAACATTACTATGCTGCAAATGTAAATCAGCAATATAGAAAATTTTATTCATTAGACACCTCCTTAATGTTATTATAGTATAACATAGTGAAAAGAACAAGTAAAAACAAAAAAATAGTGCTAAGCAATAACGCCTAGCACTAAAATTTTACGCAGTTTTTAGAAATGAAAACATATCTTCAATCTTATCTGTGATGGGATACCGATTAGTGGAACAAGAGTTACGAGCAAACTCTCTTTTTACCATATCTACATACATAGATGCTGAAGTCATTTCACCATCAATGCCATCATCACCCATGTACATCTCATCCCATGCTTCCTTGGACATAATTCTCTGAGGATTTAGCTGCTTAATGGCAAGATTATCAAAACTAACAACATCAAACCATCCGTGATGCACAATTTCGGGCAGATAGTTATACAGGTCTTGCTTAAGGCCATCAATGTGTTCTTTTGCCTTTGCATCTTCATAGAGTTTTTCACCACGGCGAAACTCCTTATATCCAAGAATTAGAATTTTAATTCCAGAATACCGAAGGTGCTCAAGGTCTTGCATAGTTACAATACCATTGATAACGTGGATGACCGCATTAGGAAATTCTTTTACTGCATCAACGAAACCGTCCTGCCAAGGATCAGAAAGAGAAATTCCAAGACCATAGATAAGTCCTTCGTCACGAAGCTTACGAATAAAGTCAAGGTTCTGCATAAAGTGCTCCTGACGAAGTGTGGTATTGCAAATAAGCTTCAGCTTCTTGCACTTAACGAGGAAGTCATAAAAATCAGGATGTTCAAGTACATTACCACCGCCTAGAGCCAACTCAGTATAAGGATGAAGTCTATCAATGAAGCTCTCAGACATAATGTCTCCATGAGCACCATCACACTTACTATCCTCGTGGCACATCGGACAATTCATATTGCAACGATTTGTGATCTTGATGTCCATAGATTCAGGGAACGCAGCATCAAAAAAGTCCAAGTCATTCTCTCTGATTTTAGTTCCCGTGTTCAAATCAATGCTTACAGTATAATTACCATTTTGATAACTTACCCAATTACCATTCATCATAGTAGCTCCTTTTCGGTGTTAACATATCGATGATTTTTTCTTTCTGCTCTTCAGATAGTGTACAATAATCTAAGCTAAAATTCTCGCATCCACACTCCGGATATGCAAGACCATCGTCACAATCCCAAGAGTAACGACTTTTACAATATTCGCAAAGGCTCATAGATCTTACTCATATCCGTAATAGCCAAAAGCTACAATATTATCTCCACTAGCAGTCGTATAATGCTTTGAGAAGGTCGTCGTATCATCATTATTGTGACGATCAGACCACTCATCGTATGTTAAATACTCATCATAGTCTTTCTTCTTTTTATCTGTTAGTACATACTCTGTGGTGTATTCTTTCTTCTCTTCCGCACTTAGCTCGTTCCAGCTCTTGTAATACTTACGCTTACAAGCTTCATACTTAATTCCGGCTTCCTCATAATCACCAGGAGTTAGCTCTTCCACTTCAATGAAATCTTCTTTCCAATCTGAAAATAAAACCTTGCCATCAAGCCACTTATTATAGGTTTCCTGTGGACAAATAGTAAGTGAGTGAGTAGAGGAACTATTTGTTTCAAATGTCATTCGTCTTACCTGTCTCATAATTAATTCCCCTTCCAATACCAATCATATTCATTGTTATCTGCCATATAGTAAGGATTTTTAATCTTAAATGCTGTGTGAGTATCATAGTTATAATCATCTACATACTCTTCGTCCCTTTTAATAAAGCAACGCTCTTCGGCATAAGAATTATCGTTGCCAGTAAATACCAGTCCTCCACTAAGAAAACGTACAAGTTTGTCCCCATCGTCCAGTAGCTCATCTACGAAATCTGTCAATTCGCCACCGTGGTCAATATAACCATCATCAAGGCTTAGATAACAGGTTCCTTCATACACACTGGTATGATATTTTACGGGGAAAAACTTATAAGAAATACCACGAGACTCCAGGATACTAGATAGCTTATCCAACTTCTGTTTTAGTTCTTCATCCGTGTTTGAAGTCTCATAGATTGCAGTATAGAAATAATCCGCGGGATCTACTTCGTTCCATCCCCAACCAAACTCACCTACATGAAATGAAATGAAATTATTTGCTTCACAACTCTTCGGAATAGCAATACTATGAGTACTGCTTGAATTTGTTTCAAAAACATTACTACGAACGGTTCTCATTCTTAATAACTTTCCTTTCTTTAAAATCACTCTTCCATGTATTCTTTATAGCTGTCATGCAAAATCATGTCAGTGTCTAACAATCCTGTATTCTTTACATGATCCCAGACACAAAACTCATCGCCATCAACAATAACGATATATCTTCTATTTGTAAGAAACTCTTCCAATGTAATATTGTACTTCTCTAACCATCCTTCAATACAATAGTCGTCCGTTCCACCGTAATCAATTACATAATTGTCACTATCGTAACTTTCAGGTCGCTCGTCAAACTGAAATGCTACAAATTCTGGAATATACTTACGATAAATTGCTTCAACCTCATTTACCAATTTACCCTCGGACGATGCAATTGCATAACGAGCTTTACTCTCGAAAGTGCATAGAATATCGAAAGGATAACGGTAAAACTCCAAGGATGATGCCCAAATCCGTACAATACCGTTTTCACGGATATACACATTTTTTCTCATTTCATCTTCGGTATAATGCTCGTTCAATGTAGTAATAACCAATGAATGAGAAGAACTGCTATTTGTCTCAAAAACATTATTCCTTACCTGTCTCAACTATATCACCACCATCATCAATCTTGTTAAGTATATTATAGAGTACATATTACAATTTTACAAGTAAAAGGACGGGTAATTTTTAAGTGATTACCCATCCACACTTTTACCTTATTTACTTGTACACCTTGACAGTTACCTTAGGATAACTCTCCATGTATTCCTCAAATTTTTTCAGAAATATATTCCAATCTACATCCTGCATATCTTCACATCCCATCTTATATGGAATAGCCACACTAAAACAATGTAGATTAGCTATAAGAAGCATTTCTTTAATAGCTTTGGAAAGAAAATGAATAAGAACGCTGCATCGCTGCTCAAAATGAATATCGTTAGTTATAAGCACAGCTATTCCTGCTTCAGACCCGCTTTTTAGTACAAAACATCTGCCGATCCATTTATCGCTAAAAAAACACCCTTCGATCTCATGACAAAATCGTTTATCATTCATCAATTCTGAACTTACTGCTCCTTCAGGAATACCAGAAGAACTAAAAGGAGCACAAATAATACTACAATCAGTATCAAGTACATTTCCGCTTACAGTGTAGAACATGATAACCCACTTTCACCAAGTTCATCTATAACTGACAACTTCATTATCTCGTACTGAACATCGTCAAATAGATCATCAATTTTCTCGTTGACAGGATGCTCTACAGAAAGAAATTTGTCACACATAGCATCAATATTCTTTATTGCATCATCTGCTACTTTGCGTGCTTCTTGCAAAGAATAGTATCCTTGCTTCACTTTTACCAGATACTCTGAGTCATAATCCTTCAAACAATGTTCATAAGGCTGACCTTGAATATATCTCTTAATGAATTGCTCCATTCTTATCAGATGATGTAATTGCTTAGGATCATATCCAAATCTGTCAATCCACTCAATACGAGAAGGATACCGATGCTCCATTGCATGATACCTTTCCCTTGACACGCCTCCCATTACCTTAATGGCTTGGTTAGGTGCATACCGAGCAATCTCTTCCCTTGCATTAGTAAGTCTATTCCACTGATAAGAATATTTTGGATTAATAATCTTATAGGGTGTAAACAAAATTTCAACAAACTTCAAATTCTGTTTCCTAAATGTTTGAATATAGAGTCTGACATCTTTCCAATCAATATGCTCATTATTACTTCTGACATGAGTAGTACTAACTGGTTTTTTGTTCATTGCAATATCCTTGAATGTGGGCACCACAATTAACTTTGTGTCAACGTCAGACCCTTCATAATCCAACCCATAGTTTTGTGATCCTTGTAAAAATATTCCCACGATAGAGTCGTCTGAGAAGTATTCCCTTGCTTCCATGTAATGATCGTGTACTTTTTCATTTATCCAATTATCAGAATGATAATTCATACATCATCACTCCCTATGAGATCATATCAAATCTTATAAATAAAAACTTGAAGGTGAGAATACCTGTTAGCAATATTTTGAATGACATCAACAACCTTTTCCCACAATCCATCACTCATTTGTGTATCACCCAATTTCCAACTAACTGCAATACTAAGGGCATTCAAATTTGCAAAATGAACAACATCACGGAATGCCTTTGTAAACATGGCAATATTCAATGATTCCTGTCCAGGCTTTGATGTAAGACTAACAAAGAGATTAGAAATATACTTTCTATTTGAAATTTTTACATTCTGTGCCGTTCCGATAAGGTCACTCAAAGACCGGAAGTTACACGCCTCTTTATAATGATTGTATGCAACAGGATACATGGTGAATACATGATTCGTAGTTTCATTGTAATTCTCACCATTACAGCTAACAGTGTTACAAATGATGTGCTGATCTGCATTAACAATTGATCCGTAATTAGTTATTAACATAAGTACTCCTTAATGTGCGTATACATCCGCTTCATGAATAATATCAATCTTTGTCTTTAACCAAAGCGGAAGGTTACGATAATATTTAGTATCAAGATAGGGATCCATATGATTATTTACAAGCCACGCAATATCATTTGAGCTAATCAATAACCCATTAACAATCCACGCACTATATCCCTGATGACCGTAGTAATGAGCAACATCAGTTTTTTCGCCCTTACCATTAATAAAAGACTTACAGTATTTCTTACCGATATCATGCCACATTGCTGCGTAATACAGATCCTGTACATCCTTAAGATTTTTATATTGCTGCTTGATATACTCACATGACTTGTTCATGTGACCAAATAATGTGAGCGTGTGATGCGGATTATCTTGATTTATATCATCAGAAAAAAGCATTTTTCTGTATTCCTGCTCCTTCTCGGGCCACCCTTCGGGATGCTTTACTGTAATACGAGAAAATCCTTCGTCAAAATAAGGAACTTGATAATTTCGAAGCATTTTAGATATAACTTCTTTACCCACTGACCGTTTACGATTTTTATCTCTTTCAATACAGGTTTCGATGGGCGCCCAACAGATAATAGCTTCTTTCTGAACCCAAAGAGGAAGTTTTGACAGTATAGCTGCACGACTCTTCCTAGTAATATTAGTAGCATCATAGAGCACATTATATCCCGCATTAAGATACTCAAGCGCCCTAGTTTGCATTATATGAAACACTCGGTCATTAGCTGATTGATCTTCTTCACTACCGAGTATCTCTTTCCTAATGAGATCAGAAGATAAATGCTTGAAATTTGAATTATTTTTAACGATTGATTCACAATATGTAGTCTTACCGCTTCCAGGCACACCTACAATAACACAAAGTTTGGGAAAATTCATTATCAATCACAATCCTCTTCCGCCTTATAGTCTGTATAAGACTTGTAATTACGGTGTTCGTAATCATTACTGTACTAAGGAGAATCTTCGTCCGGAGTATAAAAATTATCAAGGTTATCAAAATAATCTTTGCCCTCATTATATCTGTACATATATGATACCTCCTAATTTATTGATATAATATAGTAAGAAACACAAAAACACAAGTTATCAGAGTGTTTTACTCTCATTAACAAAATACTTCACTCCGTAATTACTCAATATTGTTTTTACTACGGTACTTTGTTCCTTAGTGGAGCAGTAGCAATTCACTATAACATATTTCTCTATGTCAATGTAGTTAAGAGGAATATCTTTCTCTTTCAATTTAGATATTGCTTCCTTAGCAGTATTGTTATTTGGAAGGGTTGCTTCAACTTTCCACAACTTATCTTTTCTTGAGCGTTCCTCGCCCCATTTTACAAGCCACACACCGACAAGGTTGGCAAAGAAAGTAACAGATATTTTTTGCCATAGTGGAAAATCCGCAACAGTGTAGATTATAACAATATTGTAGTACCCGTAGTACAGAGCGGATACTATACTGGCAACAGTCTTACTCCCGTTAATGGTTACAATGGATTTAATTGTGGAAAACACCACATTGATTATGGTTAATACTGAGAAGATAACTATTAGTCGCATTTTTCCTCCAAGAGTTTGCAAACATTGTAAAAACTGATATAATCAGCAGCCTCATAACAAAATAACTCTAAGAGCTTTTGTTTTACATCACTTGCAGAAATCTTAGAAGTTTTAGTAAAAAATGCTTCTCTTAGCTGTATGTTGTTAATCGTACAAACAGTAAAATTGATAATTCTCTCAGGACCTCTATCAGTTTGCTTAACATCATAACACAAAATATGATCCATGTTCACGTATCTATCGTCAATCTTTAGAATCTTCATCAATATACCTCCTTAAGAATTTCATCCACTTACCAATCTCCCACGCACTTGTCCATTCATCAAATGAGAAATCTTTTTCAATATTCAAAAACATAAAAGGTTTGATATTAGCGGGATAAGTGTTTATTACACTGGCAATATACGATCTGTCCTCGCTTCTTAATTGAGTAACAACTTTTACTGCATTTTCGCACTCTAAACGAAACCCGTTAACTACATCAATGGCTCGATTAAGAGTTGCAAGAGTATCCTGCACTGCATATTGCTTAAATTCTTCTACTTCGCCTTGTACAACAATTTGCACAAAATTCCTGAAGCTCACTGCCCTATTTGTTAGCTGATAGTGAGCAAGTACATATTTTGGTGACTTTATCTTTACACGGTTGCACAGTTTATCACATACTACATATCCTTCTTCGTCCCAAGGTAAATCCACAGAAGCAGTTAAAACCTGAGATAAACTATTCATCCTGTACACTTTTGGTGTTTTGATGTTTTCTGTGAAGCCAATATTGATATCCTTTGAAAAGAATGGATACTCTTGATCTGTCCACTTATTCCTACACCCAAGATAGTAAATATCGGTTGTTTCATAAGGAATAACAATTCTACTGAGTGGACTAACAAGTTCAAACATATAAGTATAATTCCTATCCAAGTCCACTGTTAACTCAGTAAGGGTCATCCCATTGTATAACAATGCTTTTTCAAACAACTCTCCAAAAGTAGTGCCACTATCATTAAAAGTTGTTTGATAAGCATCAATTGAACCATTTGTACTAAGATGCCACTTATTCTCATCAAACCAAAGCTTCATGAGTGATCCGTCAATCTTTTCAGACACTACAGCACTGTTCCAATCGACATCATCAGAAAATGTTTCACCGTAATTAAAAAACTTGTTAAATGGATGACAAACGGGGTATTCCCACTCACCCAACTTGAAAATAATTCCTCGGGCTTCTCTTACAATGGGAGAACTAAAATCTGCCGTTCTCATATCATACTTCAGGAGAAGATATTCACCATCACATGAAATCTTCAAGTTGTAAGGCTCATTTGAGAGGATTTCTTTCCAATCCTTATTTTCGGATATAAACTTACCAATATGAGTTGAATAGCTCATATTAATCACCTCTGATATTCAAATTGTTTGCTTCGTAGTGATACATGAACCTACCGTTTAGGTAGATGAGATGCGGAATACCTGTACCTTTGTAATACTCAGAAATGAAATTAGCATAACGAACCGCTTCGCTTTCACAGGAGAATTCCGCACGGAACAACATTACCTCGTTAAACACAGGGTCATTGTAAAAAGTAGTAATCACAACGCTCTTATTCGCCTTACTTCTTCTTTTACTGCTATTGATTTCCTTTTTCATTTCAAGTGTTGTCATATATGATCTCTCCTTACCTTCTTTTATTATATATCATATTTTAAGATTAAAACAAACAAAAAACAAGTAAAAAAAAAATAAAGGACCTTAGTAAATAGCAAACTAAGGTCCTTTTAACAATGACACAAATATTAAAAACAGAAAGGAAGGAGGAACAATTTTGCTATTCTTTTTGTTGTGTCAACCATCAATCATCAAAAATACTGGTATCTGAAGAGTCAGCTAACTTTCCACCAATATAAGAAGCATAGGGAATATTGTGCTCCTTGTAAAACTTTGTAATGTCAGATGCCCACATATCAGCTTCGAGTGCTTCAAGGAAAAATGCCTGGCGACACTCCGTTGTGCCACTGACAGGAGAACGAAGGAACACAGCTACGGGAATAACCCCGCGTCCCATCAAAGGCTCATTATAAAAGATGTCGTAATGCTTATCAACAATGTTCTTGCATTCCATTCTTGTCATTTTTAATTTCCGCCTTTCTTAATTATGCTTCAATTATAAGACAGAATGATTTGTAAAACAAGTTATTCAACGATAAGTCTCCTTGAATCTACGAATAATCTTTTCAATCTTCTCTTCTGTAATTTCTCGCTGCGGATATTCCAGGAATGTTCTTGTGGGACTCTTCACCTTTTTCATTCCAAGGTTAAGCAGCACACTGAGGGTAACGTGTGGGAGAAGTTCCTTTTCATAAACTTCCTCAGGAACAATGGTGTTTCCTTCATCCCAGTATTGATTAAGCCACACAGCAGCACTTCTAATTTCAGCAGATGTATTCATACTATATTACTCCTTACCATACAAATTCCGGATTCTCGATCATGAAAGGTTTTACCACCTCAGAGATGGCTTTTTCAGCAACTTCTTCGCTGGGAAAATACACTACACCCTGTGACTTTAGTATAATAGCATGAGCAACGATGAACTCATCATCTTCTTTTGCAATGAAATAGTGTACATTACCACTATTGTCCCACGGCTTCGTATCCTCACACTTATGTTCTTTTACATACCTGCACAAACGTATCCGCAAAATATCATGATAATCCATCTGTATTCCTCCGTTACATATCATTCTTATTTGCCCAACCTACAATCACTCTACCACAGGAAGGACAAAACTTATATTCCGTAGCCTTTTTGTATGGAATAGTGTATTTACAGATACTGCATTTATAGTAATGGGCCCTTGGATACTCAACCCATACTGCAACATTTCTATTATCAGGAATTATGTCCAAAGAATTGATAGGAGACCCTGTACCAACAGGACAAAAGATGAACCTATCACTATCTACTCCTCTATTCTCAAACTCCTGTTTGATATTTTTACAAAGGTCTATCACGGTACTTACATCAGTACCTTTTGCTATATCCAACATACAAACAAAATTCCCATCCTCAGGAATTGAAATAAAATCATGCATTTACATTACCTCCATACCTTACTGTCGATACGAAAAACATTATCAAAACTTACACGATGCTTGTTCGCAATAAAAAATGGTGTACCATCTTTACGATATCGTACAATAGAAGTTCTCTTTCTAAATGAATTCTCAGTATTATTGATAGGTACACAATAATACTCCACTCTATCAATGCAATCATGTTGAAACCCTACTATATAGAGTGTATACCAATTACCATAGTATACACCTCTAGCTGTATTACAGATATTAGATAGATTAAGCATAATTTACGCCCCTTCCTTACAATACTATTCTGACTTCAATTTAACTTACACCCTAAGTGTAATTTACTATCAAAGATAATACAAGTAATTAGAAAAATTCGTCACTTAATTCTACACTTGGTCTGTTTTCCTGATCGTATATCTTTACTTGTTAACTATAAATAATTATTTTGTTTTCGCTAACCAAAGTTAGCGAAACATATTATTTTACTTTATTATATACTTTATTATATATTTTATTATTATTACCCCAATTTTCTTGGGTACCCCACCAAGATTCTTGGGCCCCTCCCCAATTTTCTTGGGTACCGTCCAAGTTATTAAGGACCTCAGATGGATTCACATACTCCGGATTTACTTTGTATCTGTAAAATTGAATATTGTTTACATCATCAATAACTCGGATTATATAATTTTGCTCTACAAGAGTGTTAAGAGTTTTTCTAATTGTCTCTTTAGAACTTGATGTCCAGTCAGCTAAGTATCCTTGAGTGCCAGTATACATAGACTCTCCGTCTTGTGAGAACCCATATATAATAGCGTATATCAGTAATGCATTACCCTTTAGGCCTAACTTGGTTACCATCCATCCTTGTATGTTTATGTAATTTTCATCTTTTAATCCGCTCATGTATATTACTCCGTTATTGTGATTATTTTCAAATATCATACATTACTTTTAGTAAAAACAATGTTTTAGCAAAGAGTAGTCTTACTTAACTTTTGTTTGCAATTTTTAAGGCTCCTATGCCCAGTTTTTATCAAACAAGTAAAATTACCTTAGTCGGTATATATTCTTTGTCACAACATACTAACAATCGTCAAACAAGGCTTTCTGCTTTGTGTCAGTTTACATCCGATCCCATTCTATTGCATTATTAGATGTAAACATTACCCAGAAAGTATCTTCCAATGATTTGAAGTTGCAATTGTCAATAACTATATCTAGCTGACGATTGTAAGGATATCAACTTTTGCTTTTCATTTGTAACAGTAAAAGTATACTTACAAATAGTAAAATATAGCTGTAGGTATGTAAAACTGTAAACGATGATAACGCTCTTTTTTAGGGCTGTGAACCTGTCTTATTTTTGTATACATGTTTAGGTCTTAAAATCTTGGTGTGATATTATCTTTCTTTTGGTGTATCTTCACTACTATTTGAAATATACCTTGTAATTTGTCATCTTGTATACTAGATTATAAATGTAATGACTGGATTGTGAACTAATCAAAGTCATCTTTTTGATACCCATTCAATATGACGCTTAACAGGAATAGCAATAGATTTGTTAAGAAACCCTCTTTGATGATATATCTGATATTCTGATCTGACAGTTATATCAGCAAAAGTAAAAATAAAAGAGCAGCTATTATAGCTGCTCTTTTTAAGTATTGATTGCAACGGTTCTGTCTTAAATGTTTAAATTTACAGCTCAATGTAGTCAGTACTACCGACTTTATCGAAATATCTCTTGACACTTCTCTTTATTGAACTTCTTTTTGTATCAATATCTTCACCGGGTTCGATACCATAACTGCATAATACCCTTCCGTTGACTTTTACCTTAATACTGAAGTAAGGAATACCTTTGTTGGTGTTTCCCTGTATCGTATAGGTAACTTCACAGTCGGATATACGCATCTTATCAGCTATCGACTCGATTTCATCACAAATTGAATCTACATCTTCTTCCATTTCTTCGTATTCTTCAAAGTTATCGAAGAGTTTCTTTATATTATCACTAATTCTACTGCGAGATGACCTAATGAATTCTTCAAGGTCTTTACTAAAGCTTCTAATCTCCTCAGTTTGATACGTTTCATCGAAACTGAGACAATAAATACGAGCTCCAGAATCAGGAACAAATCTGTTGAATTCACCTGCGTCAAAATAAAGGGCTCTATCACGTGAACCCCAACCATCACTCCGTCTATGTAAGTTATACCCATCCACTGATATGTCAGTAAAACTCACTAATACCTCAACGGAGCGACGATTGAAGCTAACTTCATATTTAAGGCTACAATTATTTTTGCGCTCCATTTGCTTGACAGTCATGTCAACAAATTCTTTGATTTCAGACTGACTCTGTGCTCGATTACTAATGTTGCTAGGTGTTGTGACAACTTCTTTCATAAACGTAAGTATTCTTTGATAATCTCCCTTGTTCATGAAGTAGTCTTGAGGTATATCCTGTTCGGTAGGAATGTCATAGAATTTAATCTTAGTATCAGAATTGCTACGTTCAGTGTCAATGGTGTACTCATCATTGACAAGACTAAAATCTAAAGTAGCGTTATATTCATACCCTCCAGAAATACGGTTCTCCCTATTTACTTTTATACTATTAAGTTTAAAGTCACTAGGCTTTAATCCCGCTTCCTTTACCGCAGTATTAAAAGCATATATAACTGCGTTCTTAAGACCTGTTGCATCATAATTTCCCATGTAATTAATATCCTCTCAATTGTTTAATTTTGTAAAAATTATCTAGTAATAATATTTTATACAATACTAATATTCTTAACAATAAACATCTCTGTTATTGGTATTAAAGAGTGTATACTTGCTTCTCAAACCTCTCTTCAACCGCAGCTTCATACATGACTTTCATTTAATTAGTCAATTATTTTACATATCGTGAAATGTACGCTGTTATCTTTGAGTATAGTTTGTCTAATACTTCCTTTGTAACAGGGACATCAATCGGATAATCTACCTCTTTACTTGATTTTGTTAATTCTAATGTTATCACAAAAGGACTGTTATGCTCTCCTGTTTTTGTATCAATAAAAGAGTTGATATCCCAGAAAATATTAATTTTATTCTTCAGATCCTTACTATTTGCGAACATTACTAGCTTTTCGCATAAGTTATCAACCAGCCCTTGATACTTGTGTACTTCGGCATTTTCCTTAATTACATAGGATACTTGACTAGAAATGTCATCATATAAATCTTGAAACTTCAATAAAACTTGTTTGTATAAACTATCTTCGTCTGATAAAATAGGTACCCAGATATTATTTCTTTTTAGTAGCTGACTTTCCTTGTCATCAAGATGCAATCTATAGTAAGTCCTTCCTAGCATTGATTCTTTTTCTACTAAATGCCCATTGATTAGTATTTTTTGTACATCAATGTATAAATATTCTTTCCCCATCATTGTTTCATATGTAATATTAAATATACAATCAGTGTATTTACGCCGAATTTCTTTGGTAACTTTTTCAATCACATTATCAATGTTCATTTTATTACTCCTATTCTTAACATTAATTTATATTTTTTTTAATGTTAAAGTGTATACACTTGCTTCTCAAATCGTGACACAGCTTTTGTGACCTGTAACCATCTGCTCACGTACCATTCTTTAATCTCAATTTCTTCGTCAACTTCAAAAGTTGCATCAAACTTCATTTCGGCAAAGAAACTTACCTTATCATTTGCATCAGTGTAGGTACTAAAATTGATACGGGGCATAAGATTATCCTTGTGACTAACAATAATCTGACCGTTATCGTTAACTTTTACTGTGTACCCCTCATCTTGAAGTTTTCTTCCTAAATCATTATACACAATACTATCTAAGGTCTCAATTTCAGATTTAGTGAACATCTTTTTACTCCCTATGTTGATTCCTCACACAATTGATATACAGCAGATATCTATTTCGTGATATCAAACCTTAGGTCACTTCAACCCTAATAAGTGTTCCGATTCCATATTCGTTTTCATTACAATGATGTAATGTTTTACGCGGATATGAAGCATCAGTAAATGTGTCAATTATACTTTCATCTTTTTCTGACACTTTTAACTGTTCCTCAAGGTTTTCCCAGAAAAGTTCAATATCAGTATCCCTGCTGAAATTTTGACCACAGTTATTACATCGATATACTATTGATACATTCATCTTATGCTTCTACTCCTGCTTCAATACCTTCCCATTCTTCCCCTTCTTCATCCCAATACTTTAAAGCATCGTTTATGTCACAGTATGTGCTGAGTACTCCGATTGTGCGTTTATAATCTTCAATGTCCTCTTTGAGAGATTTAATATTCTCTTTGTAAGAAAGTATCAATTCATCCTTCTCATCTGCACTATTGTTGTAACTACAGATGTCTTTGATATGATCCCCGATACAGCTTATAGACTGTTGTTCTTCAATGATTGCTTTTTCCGTGCTACTGATAATCTGCTCAAGAGTGATATTATTCAGTGGTGCTGTTGCTTCAAAGGGAACGAATTCTCTACACTGCTTAAACAAAGTACTATTACGAGAATAACTTCCTATAGGAATTCTTTTACCACTTTTTCCCTTGACATAGAAATTAATATATTGACTCATAGTATGCCTCCTTGAAAATAATTCTTACCTTCGATGATATTTTAGCATACTTTTGCACGATTAACAAGTAAAAAAATCAATCATAGAAATGAAGTTGAATTGTATTTACTTAGAGATACAAAACAATAATAATGAGGTGAATAAATGAAGTATAGTTCTTCAAATAAGCCATTATATTGTCCGATGACACAATCAACTTGGTATAAGGAAACTTATACACAGACACCTGTTGGAGTGTTGTGGCATAGCACTGGGGCTAATAACCCTACAGTAAAAAGGTATGTACAGCCCAGTGATAATGCTTCAGACAGAGATTATTGGCTTAACATTATCGGTAAAAATTCTTATGGCAACGACTGGAATCATACAGATCAAGATGCAGGAGTTAATTTCTGGATTGGTAAGTTAGCTGACGGCAGTGTGTCCGCAGTACAGGTAGCTCCACTTAATTACAGACCTTGGGGTTGTGGTTCAGGCTCAAACGGTTCTTGCAATAACGGCTGGGTGCAGTTTGAGATTTGCGAGGATGCTCTGTCCGACGAAGGTTACTTTAACAAGGTATATCAGGAAGGTGTAGAGATTACAGCGTATGTCTGTAAAACCTACGGTATTGATCCTTATGGGAAGAGTGTATGTGGTAACACAGTTGTTCCTAACATTACTTGTCACAGTGAGTCCCATAGTTACGGATGCGGAAGTAATCACAGCGATGTTATGCATTGGTTTAATCGTTACGGTAAAACAATGCAAGATGTAAGAGATGATGTTTCAGCATTACTTGGATCTTATAACCCTGGGACTGAAACAAATGTGTATGAGTTATTTGTGGATTGTCCTGTGTACCCTACAGCGAATGATGCTATTAACATGACAAATAGTAAAATTCAATATCCTAAGGGTACTTACTACATCTACAATAAGTATCCAAATGGGTATAAAGGTGTTTATAATATTACAAGGGATAGCACTGGCGGTGCTGCTGGCGGTTGGGTTAACCCCTCCGAAAATAAGAAACCTATTGAGACCCATAACTTTATAGCAGGTGACCTGGTTAAAATCATTGTAGGTGCTACTTGGTACGGAAGCTCTGAGTCGGTTCCTAACTGGGTGTATAATTTGAATTGGTATGTAAAGGAAGTTAGTGGCAATAGAGCTGTAATTGATAAATCTGAGGACGGAACACACAGTATCAATTCACCTATTGATGTTGCAAACCTTGAATTGGTTAAAGGCACTGTTGAGAATGTTCCAAGTACTCCCTCTGAGTTATATCGTGTTCGTATATCATGGGATGATGTAAAATCACAAAAGGGTGCCTATTCAAATATTGAAAATGCAAAGAGGATCGCTGATGAAAATGCAGCTGAGGGGTATAAAGTGTTTAACTCAGCAGGGCAGATTGTTTACACCCCTGAAATAAAAGAAGAGACTGAAAAACCCGCACTGCCTAAACCTGAACCTTCTGAGCCAGTTGATTATAGCACTCATACCTATATTGTAGGTAACTACGAATATAGTGACGAGGTTATTGTAAAGGTTGTAAAGGCAGTAGAAGAAAATAACAAAGAATTTGATACAAGTATAGCAAAAGCATTTTTCAATATTGCACCTAAATACGGAATAAGTCCTCTATATGCTATTGCACAATCAGTACTAGAAACTGGGTGGTTTAAGTTTGAAGGAAGTTCAGTAAAACCTGAACAACATAACTATTGTGGTTTAGGAGCTACTGGCGGTGGTGTAAGTGGTGCATCCTTTGATACTATTGAAAAGGGTGTTGAAGCACAATTACAACATTTGTATGCCTACGGCAGTAAAGATGCTCTTCCAGAAAATACAGAAATATATGATCCCAGATACTCTCTTGTAACAAGAGGAAAGGCAATGACATGGGAAGAGCTTACAGGTAAATGGGCTGTACCGGGATATGATACAAAAGTATTTTCTTCACTAGAAGAAGCAATTAAAGCATCCACAGTAGAAGATCCTAAAACTTATGGGCATAAAATAATCAATATTGCAGAAAGATTAGAATCAGAGCAAGTTACACAGGAAGAAGTAGATAAATTCTACGGTAAAGATACTCCCGAAGAGAATCCGGATAATAAGGGTGATACTGGTGAAACTGAAAAGCCTGAGGAAACTCCGAATAAACCTTCCGATACAAGTAGTAACTTAATTGCTTATATTCTTAAGATGATTTGGAAATTTATCAAATCGTTAATAGGAAAGTAAATAGCCTAAGTAGTAACGCTGTTTATGTTGTAAGCTATTAAAAGTTAATTCAGGTATAATTTACCCAACATAAAAATAAAGGCCTGCTGCCAAAACAGCGGGCCTTTATTTTTTGTTTATATTTTAGTCAACGAATGCTGCGATAAAGTTATAAGGAAAACACCACTTTTTATCCTTGGTGTAATAAACTTCTGCATATGGGTATACAACACAGGTAACCTCAATCTCTTTTCCGAAAAATCTCTTTGGCAAATAACAGAGTTCAGAATCAGGGATATCATTTGCTGTGTAAATACTTTTCTCCTTAATAAGTTCTTCGATGGTTTTCAATTTTACTCTCATACTAAGTACCTCCAAAGAATTCATATTTTACTCAAACAAAGATTGATAGTCAGGAATATCCCTACACATAACAAACATTTCATCAATTTCTTTTGTTTCAGTTTTAATGTTTTCCGGAAGCTCACTGACCATATAAGGTTTCTCTCTAAAGATTTTTCCTGGGCGAGTTAACATATACTGTATTACCTCGGTACCACTTTCAGGGCTGTCTACATAAGCAACCATTTCTCCGAAGCCTTTATGAAGTCTGGAGCTCTTTCTGAATTTTACAATACGAGGGAATTTCCATTCCTTCTTATCGCTTATCCATCCGATAGTATGAGAAACTCTATCTTCGCTGTCACCAGCTTTTTCGTTTGAGAAGTCCTCTGCTCTTTTTGCATATTCTTTGATAGTCATGTAAGGAAACTTAGGATCCCTAGGGTTGAATTTCTCACCTGGTTTCAATACATGTTTTTCATAGTGTCTCTGTAGATTGGCAGGGTTTGTAAAAGTTGCTTCAAACAACAAATCTTCATTGATATACATTATTAACTCCTTATGAGCATACCAGGAGTATCCAGTATGCCCAATTCTGTGAATCTTCTATCCACTATATCCATTCCTTCTTGATGGAAGTCACCGCAACTTTTTCTCCGTGCGGAGGACCGCACTATACCTTAAGGCATAGCCGCTTTTAGATTTATCCTCAATCATGTGAGGCCTTGATTGCACAAGGGTTATACTCAACCTTCAATATATATTATATAATACTATTTATAGTAATATAAGTTATTTCAATAATATCTTTCCCTTAAGCAGAAAGCTTGCAACGAGTCACCACTGTTTGCTTGACACCTCTGAACTGGTTGTGATCTTTCACTGTGAATTTGATTTTTCCGTTCTTTACTTCATCCGTGTTAATATAGTTACCGGTGCTCCAAACACAGATATTATCGTCGTCAAGCACGAAACGATATATCATCATCATACCGAACTGTGTGTCGTAAGAAGCAACTACCTTTACCTCCTTGAAGTTTGCTTCCATTCGATCACCCTTGTTCCCGATGTACTCAGAAATGTTCATATCAGCCTCTGCCTTCTGAGCGCGCTCCTTTTCCATTGCCTTGTTATAGCAAATGACCATGGAAGCAACAAAACCGGTGAACTTGGATCTAAAATAATCGCTGTTTGCAAGAGACTTGATAGAAACTACGTAAGACGAATCATCTTCAAGGTTCTTTACGAATTCGAGGATGCTGTCCACCTTAGCGCCGTGATGTTCTTCACTAGCATCGAAACTAACAGCTTCCATCTCTTCCTTAATTTCGGAAGGTTCACGCATACCGGTTCTACCGAGCTCTTTGTAAGAAAAGTAACCCCAAGCTCTATTAGCGGTAGAATAGATAGAGGAAGAATTGAACCATCCGAACTTGTCTACACACTCAACGCAGTAACGAAGATAATCTCTGAGAGAATAGTAAGGAGTTCCAGAGCCTTCAATATATACTCCATCCGCCTCATAAAGTTCATCAAACATTGCAAAGAATCTAGCTGCATTCTCTGCATCGAGGACACCAGTAAAATCCTTCAAACAGCTGGAGCCGACCTGCTTAAACTCTCCTGTCTTGGAATTACGGAGGATATATACCACCTTGCGATGTCTGATGGAATTACAATGTTCACACATATCATAGTCAGAAAGCATATACTTGTCCGGAATCTCTGCATCAAACTGAACCTTAGAGATAATACAACCTTCATCTTCATGCTCAATCTTTGCAATAAGATCCCAATCACTGATGACAGCTACACCTTCAAATACTTACATGTTACATCCGCATACTTTTCAGAAAACTTACGACAAATTTCTTCAACTTCCTCTGGATGGGTATTCCAATACGCTTTGAATTTACGATTATCCGATATGATAGTATCATACAGATCTTGCGTCAGTAAAGGTTTATCCATTTACCTTACCTCCTCATAAAACCACCACGAACTTCAATGAACTTCACTTTCCAATGACCGCGATATTCTTCATTCAGCATATCCTGAAATTCGTGTACATCTTTCCCATATTTACCAATAAGCACTCCTGGATGCTGTGTATAAATTTCCATTGTGTGATTCCTAACATCTCTGTAATAGCCAATAGTTTCATTGTAGCCAATCTTATCAAGCCACTTTTTGATTAGTGTCTCTTCTTTCTTTCTTGCATATTCCATACATTCTGCACGGAAATCCAGCCAATCCATTTCTTCTTCAACGTTGCGATATTTGCATTCATTATCCATAATTAATCACCCACATTCTTAGAACACTCTGGACAATAATCTCTATTGCCATCTACACAATGAATCCATCCTGCTTCTTTTGCTTTATCAAGAGCTTCATTGTAACTATTTGCATACGGACTATGTTTACCGCATCCGTCACAAACTCTATAACTGTTAGTTTTTGTTTGTATACCACTTACAAAGAGTAAGGCAAAAAGAGCTATCCACCATTTACTAAACAGAATTGCAAGTGCAGTCCAAGCAATTATTGCTACAATATTCTTAAAGGCCCATGCCCATATAAAACTTTTATCCATGATAACCTCCTGTTCCGATAACTTTTTCTTATCTGAAAACTTCTTTGGGAATTTCGTCATATGCGCCCAAGGCACGAGCCAGTGCGATAGCTTCGCCTACATTGTCGTTAAATCTATCATTTGGGCGACACTGAGCAACTCCAACTCGCCCATCGGGAAGAATTACAGTAGTAATACCTGCTATGCGGTCTCGGCCGGTCTTATAAGGCATAGAAAATACTGGCTCATATAGGGCAAGATATGTAATTGCCCAGTTTACGATGTCAAAGTAGGGCTTGATAATGAGTGCGCCGTCAACGACCTCCAGGCTTATCTTGTCATTCCTTTTAAGGTTGAGAGATCTGAGAATAGCAGGCTGAATATAAATAGTACTATTATTACTGATAGTAACAGTATCCTTGATAGTTTTCATCTTTTTTCCTTTCTTTTTTACTTTCTGACAAAATAGAACGGATTGGAAATATACCCAAATCCTGCAGAGAAATTTACTACCGGGATGAATGACTTCACAATCAAGATAAGAATACGAGAGACTTTAGAGCGTCTTGTTGTAGTGTCTATAAGGTTTTCGTCAACATTATCCCAATTCTTCTTAGCAGTAAAAAACAGGGTAAAAACACCAAGCCAATAAGTAATGATTCCGATGATGTAGATAATGATAGCAGTTTTCATCTTAGTTTTATTTCCTCTCATTACTATGATTATAGTATATCACTATTCAATACACTCAACACTCACCATAAAAAATTTCTTCTGTTGTGCAATCAATTATTGAAGAAAGCCCTTCCTTCTCTAAATCTGAGGTTGAAATATACAAACCTGTCGAAAGGTTTACCACGCCTCCAACTCCGTTTTTATTGCAAACTTTCATGTAGTCATAGGCTGAATTGGGGAAATGAAAAATTGTACCTTCTTTAACACAACCAATATGAATTTTCATTTTGTTCAATACTCCTTTCCCTTAATAAGAATCATTTCTAAAGATATTCCTTCTTAGTCTACCTTTAATTCAGATTCTCTGTTCTTATACTTAGTACACTTGTGACAATTAAAAATTCCGAAAGGTAAGTCCTTATTCTTTTCTGCACAATGATATTTATAGCGAGGATGATCGAATACATCAACATGACATGAAGTTGCATCTTCAATTTCCAAATACATACATTCATTATCCATATAAACATCCATATTGGTGTAATTCCTTTCTTCAATGTAAATAGAATTAGTTAACTTTTGTCCTTAAGCATTTCTTCTATGATAGAATATAGTTCATTTATCTGTTTACGATAGATATCAAGCTGTGTATTTACATTAAATGCTGTCCACGCACTAACAGCAAGTCCTATAACAATAGAAATAATAGCTACAGGATCTGTTACAGTTACTTTCTCAAATAATCCAAATACACCAAGCAATGTAAATGCAAGTCCGTAAAACAACTTACTGTCTCCCTTCTATTACTTGCAGTAATTTTGTATACCTTTATTTTCTTTACACTAATGTCTTATCCTGCGGGCAAGAAAAGACCTTCTAAAAATCAATATTGAAAATAAATATTGTATATATATAATATATAGTAAATGGACCAGATTTACAAGTAATTTAATAATGTTTTCAACGTTGTTTGTTTTATGTGTATTTGCTGGTCCCACTTACATGTTTTACAAACAACGTTTTAATTTTGTTTGAAAAGAGGTGATTGTAATGAATAAATCTTTCAAGTATAGACTATATCCTACCAAAGAACAAGAAGTTAAAATCCAAAAGAACTTCGGATGTGTACGATTTGTTTATAACTATTATCTAGCAAAACGTATTGAAATATACGAAAAGTATAAAGAAACTTTCAATTACTACGAATGTGAAAAAGACCTAACACAGTTAAAGAAAGAACTAACTTGGCTCAAGGAAGCTGAGTCTACTTCATTACAATCATCTCTCAAAAATCTTGATAGAGCATATCAGAAGTTCTTCAAAGAGCACAAAGGATATCCAAAATTCAAAAGTAAGAAAACACATAAATTTTCATATAGGTATAACTGTGTTTCAAACAATATTGAAATTATACAAAACAATAAAGTAAAACTACCGAAACTAGGAACAGTAAAAATAAAAAATAACTTGCCTATAAGAGGCAAGATCCTTTCCGCAACTATCTCCCATACTCCTTCAGGTAAGTACTTTGTAAGTATTTGCTGTGACAATGTGAATGTTGAACCCTTTGAGAAAACAGGTTCTGTTGTTGGTATTGATCTGGGGATAAAAGATTTTGCTATAACCAGTGACGGGTTGAAAATACCTAATCCCAAATATCTGAAACAATCTTTAGATAAACTTGCTAAGTTGCAAAGAGACTTATCTCGAAAAACAAGAGGTAGTTCAAATTATAACAAGCAAAGAATAAAGGTTGCCAAACTTCATGAGCATATTGCTAATCAAAGAAAAGACTTCTTGCACAAAGTATCTACTCAATTAGTAAGAGATTATGATATTATTTGTTTAGAGGATTTGAAAGTTAAGAATATGCTTAAAAATCATAACCTTGCAAGAAGTATTGCAGATGTCTCATGGTCAACATTTACATCTTATCTCACTTACAAGTCACTTTGGTATGATAAACAAATATCAAAAATAAGTACATTTTTCCCTTCGTCTCAAACTTGTAATAAATGTGGAGAAAAGTTTCCTTTTACAAAAGACTTAGGAGTTAGGGAATGGATTTGTCCAAATTGTAATAGTAAACTTGATAGGGACATAAATGCTGCAAACAATATACTTGATGAAGGAATAAGACTTATTACATAATTAATATAAAACCAACCGCAGGAACTGCGGGGTTAGCCTCTATAATCTGTAGTCATTAGAATACTTGAAGAGGAAGCTATTACCTTTAGGTAGATGGTAGTTCACTATACTTTCATTTTTTTACAAGTAAAAAAAAATTGATCCGCCAACTCTATTGAGTCAACGGATCTTTTTATCTGAACATTCTATTCTTGGAGGCTAGAATGAATGCTTACTCCTTATATACTTTGTATACCCATAGAATGAAATATATGAAAATATTTTCTAATCTTATTACATCTTCTATTCTTAATTCTTGTACCTTATCAATGTATTCTAATACTTCTTCTAGTTCTTCTTCACTTGTTTCCATCCAAGGTTTTTCAAACCCTTCGTGACTGAACTCTTCCCATATATCTTCTGCTTTATTTTCTTCTATCCCTAGGTATAATAGCAATCTTTTTACTCTTCTTATATCTTCTTGTTTTATCATACTTCATTTAGCAGTTAACTGTTATTATATTTGATATTAATTCTGCTAATACCTCTCTATTATGTTATTACTTAGTAAAAGTCTTTAGGATCTACTCCGTTATACTTATAGGGATCTGTATGATATAATTCTTGATCTTCGAACATTTCTCTTGCTTCTTGTTCAAAATAATCTTTTATATCTTCGCCTAACATTTCATTTATTGTATCATCATCTGCTACATTAAACACATTATCTATAAAATAAGTACCATTACTTGTTTCATATGTAATATCATCTTCTGATTTAATTTCATTTTCTTCTGCAAGATCACTTATATTTTGATCTGTGTCTTTGTAGTCTTTCCATGCTTCTCTTGCAAGTTCAATTTCTTTTCCGGGATGTCTCCTTGATACTTCTTCAATATAATCTGTTACATTAGCATCATATATGTATTCTTCAGTATCATATTTTCTGCTTAGAGAAGGAAACTGATATTTTATTTCCATAAACTAGTCACCTCATATCAATTTGTTATATAGTAAATAATACAAGTTGTTTTACTGTTGCTGTTAGTTACTATACTAGAGGAGAAAATTATTCTAGCATGCACAATATGAATTAATCTATTTCCGAAAGCCAGAACGCCTTTCGGCAATCAGAGCACTTACGCAAAGCACAATCATTGCGCATCTTCGGGTAAACTTGACAAGGGTCCAATGTCAGACAGGTCCTGCAGTCATCTATTTCACAAACGTCTGCCTCCGGAAACAGTTCCAAGAATGCGCTCTGTCGTGTCTTTAGAGGATGTGCAGCAGCCCATTCTTCAACGATATGCACTACTTCCTCTGCGCCATCTAACGACCGTAGATTTGATGGTGCGGTACAAAAATTTGTCTCGCCGCATGGACATTGTTCACAATCTCCTACGCTCTTACACATCCTAATGTAGTTCTTTACAAAATCAGAAGCATCCATCATATTTTCTCCTTTTCTGCAATACTCTTACACAGTTCTCTCCAGCAGTTATTATGTACCATCAAGGGTACCCACCAACTTTCACCAGAAAGATGCGTAAGCCGCTTCACCTTATACTCACTGGCTTCGCTACTGTTCTCGATTTCCTTACTACAAATATGACAAACATATCTAGTGTTCATACATTCCTCACTTTACTATTTGCATTAACTATTCTGGAAGATATGCCCACTCATAAACACCATCCCAGAAAATTGAGTCATCAAGTTGATATACATCAATTACACCATCATTTTTTACAACACATGTATCAATGTCAGTTCCCCAACTGGTCCGCAGTAAGATACGCTCTCCGTTTTTAGGCATAGGAGCTCTAAAAGTATACTCTGGAATCCAATCCTCTGACACTCCAATACTGGCATATTGATTTATTTCTTCTTCAGTAAGATCCCTGGGTAAAACTTTGTGCCAGGTAATTACACTAGTTGTATCCTCAGAAATTGGACCATTATACTCACTAATATCTACGAGTATTATTTCGTTAAGGGAATACACTGATAACGAATCAAATTCAATAACTTCGTTTTTGTATGCTATTCCTTTTTCTATATCATTTCCCTTACGGAAATAAACCATTGCAGGTTTAATATAGTATGTAGTATTCATAGAATCCAGAAATGGGCGTAATCAGTTAGGTCTGCTGTTTCATAAGATGTTGTAAATTCTTCCCAAGAGTTGATAATGTCCAGAAAGAACTTCTTACACCCAGGAAGTGTTCCCCATCCGTTACTTGATTCGTATTGTTTGTACTTATCAGGGTGTTCACAAAGCTCTCTATACCCATTGATGATGTGAGGAATAACATCTTTGCACAAGCCGTTATCTGCTTCGTTATTCCATTCAAGACCGGTAGATTTTACAATCATTTCACGAACATTCCATGTTATATTAGCTTCACAACTTCCTACATCTACCCAGTTATCGCTATCTTCAACTCGTACACGGAATGAAATACTATAGCTCATATATAAGTCACCTCACTTTGTAGTACTACCGAATCCCCCATTTCTCTGTTTTTCGGGAGGTTCTTCATTGATAAACTGATAATAAGGGACAATGATTCCCTGACAAACAGCGTCACCCTTATTAATAACTAACTCACTGGGTCTATCTTCCGCTCCAATCATCGGCATATACAGCTTTACCCAGATATGCCCTTCATTATCAGAGTTAGTATAATCTTGTTTAGCGACCCGAACTGCCAAAGCCTTCAGTGCCCCTTTCAGATTCATCAAGAGTGTGTACAGTAGTAAGTTTAATAGTTGGAATCGGGAGTAATACTAACTGCGTAATCTTATCACCTGCGTTGACTGTGTAGTCATTGTCACTATTATTATATAGTTTTACAACAATACTTCCCGTATATCCACAATCTATTACACCTTCTGATTGAATACTGTGTTTAACATTTAAGCCACTCTTTGACTTTAGAAAGCCCACCATTCCCTCGGGAATTTGAATGTGTACTCCTGTATCAAATGTACAGGAGGTGTGAGGTCTTATAAGTCGTGTGTCTCTTGAGTATAGGTCAAAACCACCATCGTCTTTGTAAGCCTTTGTTGGGAGTTTTGCATTCTTATCAAGCATTACTTTTACAATCATTTTTCAAACTACCTACTTTCCATCCTTTTTTGACATATTCATCAATATTTTCTTTAGGAATCATTTTTTGAATTTTTCCATTATGCATAATTTTTCTTCCCAGTGTTGCTTGTTTTGAAGGGTCTTTATAGACTGCTTCTTGCTTTCGCTGTAGTTGCTTAAGAGTGCCATATGTAAATCCTTCTGCAAGTAACTGTTTTTCATCTTCCTCTGTATATACGCGTTTGTCAATCTTTCCGTTATTCATGCATTTGTAGGTATTCTTCTGTCCGCTAAAATTTTTATAAGTTTGATGTAATTTTGCCTCACGCATTTTTTGTCGTGTTTCTTCTGAGAATGTTCTGCCCTTTTGAGACTCAGACAATTGTTTATGTTTTTCTTCAGTGAAATATCGTCCAAGTACCCACCCACTGGCTTGATATTCAGCAAGTTCTTCGGGCCTAACTTGTTTATTCTTACCATCTTTGTTTATCCATTTTCGACCTGTTATTGATTTGCGAAGTTTCTCTTTTGTCTCTTCTGAAATAACTTGTTTACGACGACCCTCAGCATACATTTTAAGTAACGATTGACGAAGTTTCTCTTTTGTCTCTTCGCTTTGCACTTTCCCTTTGTGAGCTAGTGACAGCTTTTTGCAGGTCTCTGGTGACATTTTTCTGCCTCTGGTGGCACTAGGCTTCCCTTTGTACCTTGCAGACTGCCTAGCGCAGAACTCAGAATATACCTCACCGTAATTAATTGCAAGAGACACAATCGCGTCCTCATCTTCCGGCAGCTCATGTATTCTTAACATATATAGTAGCGCATAAGAACTAGCATAAATAAAATAATCCTCTTTTGCACACTTAAACAGATACCAATGAGCGAGTATGTGTTGGTAATGTAATAAATGCACAAGATTTTCTTGCGAATTATCTATCTCGAGTTTCTTTTCTTTGTAGTAAGCTTTCGGAACTATGTGGTGATGCTGCGTTCTACCCTTTATAGCTACATTGTCTCTTGCTGATTCAATCAGCTCAACATATTTATCAAGATATTTATTATCAATTACAAGTCCGATATTGATTAATAAATCCTTTAACATGTATATCTATACTCCTTTATTGAATAGTATAGATATACATACAATATTATCAATCTTACCTATTGTGTTTAGCAGACAGCTACCAATTCATCAACAACCCCTACTGTGTTGCAAAGTCTCGTACTTGTACGGAAACCCACGCCACTACGAGGAACAATCATTAGGAAACAACCAGAAGGAATATTACACTTAATGCCTGTAGGAAATTTAACTGTTTCACCAGGGTGCAGAACGCAAGACACTGGAGAATAAATATCATACCCAGCAGAGCCCGCTGTTGCCCGCTTAGGCAATTTTAGGTCCTCCCAGGGTACATATAAGGAGTCAATATTAAATGGGCTGCTACTAATTGCAGCGTCGTACTGCGAGTGTGAAACCTTACTGAATCCATACATTTCGTCATTAATGATCATCTTATATTATATCCTTTCTTTTATCCAACACGATAGGCCGTATAAACACACTTTTCTGAGCAGTTCCATGTATCGTAGATAATACCGTCTACACAGCAAGACCAATGCTTGGCCATGTTAAGAATATACTTTCCTTTAGGATATTTTTCTGAGAAGGTTCCTGCGGTCATTCTTTTTTGACCTGCCTTTGCAGGAAAACTTAACTTCTCACCATGAAGTACATTCTCAACATACTTGTGAGGATTGTAATCGGTGTTATAAGAAGAAGCACCTGTTACTTTCTTGTACCTATTAAGTTGCCGTTGTACTTCCATGTAGTCCATTCCTGTTGCCTTAGTGATTGCTCTCTTTACACAGTCACCTACTATTTTTCCCTTGGGATGTGCGTTGAAGTACTGATACATGTAGCCACTCCCTTTCAATGTTATAATAACATTATAGCATAACTATCATGAAAATACAAGTTACACTTCGTTATTTGAAAGTTGTTTCATTTCATAAAGATAGTCATACAGTGCTTCTGGAGAGTCAAGTTTATATTCTTTTTCATCCACAGTAATTGAAGCATGATGAGATTGATAAATATAGTATTCAATATCATTTCCGTAGTTTGGATCCTCCGGTGAGTCCATAATAATACCTAGTAGTTTACAAATAGTGCTAACCAGTGATTCCGCAGCATCAAACATAAAATAGCCGTCACCTACAGTTCTGATTGCGTTATCTAACACATCACTGTGTTTCTGATATTTCTCGATTGTTTTGAATACATCCAAAAATTCCTCTTTAGTAATACTCACTGTATTAACAAAATTTTCATTACTCAATTAAATCATCCTCCAATACAATAATATTCATTTCCTGAGTGTATGCTGTGCATCTATCAATAGCAATGATACCTGGCGCTGTGTATGGATCCCAGATAGCATCATCGTCAAATTCACTCACGTTAAATTTTATTGAGTTACCCCATGAACAATGCCAGTGTCCACAAACGATAGTTTTATCTGTGAGTGTCTTCCCCTTCATTTGCATTTCCATTCCATTTATCCATCTTGATTCTTTCCAAAGACTACTATCACGCCAGTCTTTCTTATCTGGAGTAACGGGAATCCATCCATGAACAAATACATATCGTCTAGTCTCATAGAAGTCCACCATTTGAGAACACAGGTTATCAAAAATACCATATAACTTTGTATAATTAACGTCCCCTAGTGAACTATCCCAAGCAAGCTGTAATGCTGTGTCATATGTTCTATTCTGAATATCATGCAACAATGGGAATCCTCTAAAAATCATTTCCTGCATAAGATCTTCGTGGTTACCTTTTACCATAATCTTATTATCAACTTCATGAATAAATTTTAGCATATCCTTTGCTTCTGGTCCTCGATCAAATAAATCTCCACAAAGGACAAGCAGGTGATTTGGATTATTTATCTCGAACCCAACATTACTAAGGTTTCGCCTAAGAATTGAAGTAAAACCGTGTACGTCAGATACTGCAAAGATTTTCATTATCTAACTCCCTCATATCAAACTAATTTTTAATATTGTAAAGTGTGTATAACAAGAATACAAGTAAAGAGGGCAGCATGAGCCACCCTCTCTTTTTTGATGTATAACTAGCTATATCAATTTAGTTTTGTAACTTTACAAATCTTACCTTGAAATCCTAAAGCATTAACAGTACCGGATTGTTTGATGTCATAATTCATTGCATTTGTATCCACAATAAATTCCATCATACAATGATTAGCGGTAGTGTAACGGTGTGTACTATCAGTATGCACATCACTCTTTATATCAGACAATATTACTGTCCAAGTAGCACCCTCATCTGTTTCTATGTGCAGGATATCACCTAACTCACCGTAGTAAGTTCCCATAGCGACACAGAAATGTTCGTCAATTTTTCTAAGTCCATTATCATCCGTATAGGCACATTGTTGCATTTCATATTGAGTACTGGAAGTATCTGTCAATGCTCTATAATCCATATAACTCTTAAAAGAAGACGCTTCGGTAGATACTTCGTATACTTTTTCAATGTTAGTTACTTCTTCCGCTGGTGAACTTCTTTCTGTTTGCGTTGTGTTTTCAATAGTAACTGCCTGAACAGCCGCTCGAAGTAATGATTGAGACTCAATGTCTACTTTTGGTTCAGCAGTTTTATCTTTTGCGGGAATTAGTAACAACACTATAAGTGAAATTACCAGAAATAATTCACGATGATTGTCAAAAAATGTTATGACACATTGTTGTGCTTTTCTATAAAAATTAATGATATTTAAGCTCCTTTCGTTCGGGTCAATAAGACCTTCCTGCCAGTTATACTTTGAGTACCTCCTTTATTTTTTAATTTGTAGGATTTCAAAAAAGTGTTACGCAGCTAATAATGGGTGCTGCTCTAGCTGCGTAACACTTCAATAATAAATACAATTCTTTACAGAAGTGTTACACTTCCTACTTTGAAAACATTTTCAGCCTTTACGATGAAATTGTCAAGCTCATTGCAATTATGCTCTTTGAAGAAAGAAGGAAGGATATATTCCTTATACTTAGCAAAAAGCTCATCTTTTGTAAGAACCAGCTCAGTAACTCCATCCAAGACTACATCGTAGAGCACCTTTGTGTGGCTACCCTTTGGGAAGGTGGTAATGTTAAGATAGTATGTACCCTTTTCAGGATGATACTTGATTTTGTTGGGAATAACCCAAGTAAAATTTGTAGGCTTGTAAGGCTTATTTTGCTGGGCAGCAAGCCTATCTGCTACTCTCTTAATATTGCTATACTTGACTCCCAAGCGACCTGTTGTAGTAACCCACTTTTTGATTTGTACCCTATTACGATACTTAGCTTTTACAGGAACCTGAGAAGTATACCCGATACGAACACAAGCGCCATTACGAATTTTATTCACAGCCTCACACAACATTTCAAGAGTCATATCTATTACTTCCTTCCTTTTAGTATAACTATAGTATATTAGAATATCTGTCAAAAAACAAGTAAAACGACGGAGAATATCCCCGTCGCCTTACTTTTGGTTATTACTTCTTACGCGACAGAACGAGCCTTTGCTCTTTCCATCATCTTGAAGAACATCTGATCCAGAATAACATTACCGTCCAGAACCTTACCGAAGTTCTTTTCTTTGTAATTTGCAGTTGCTCTCTTAGGAGCCACATGGGTTGTAAAGTCAGAGGCGGCCTGTACAGCACCCCATGCAGTGTTCTTGAACTTGAGGATATCAGGTGCGAAGTAGCACACCATGAACTGATCCTTCATGTCTTCGATATTCTGCTTACGGCGATCCGTATCTTCTGTCTTGGTAGGATAGATCTCATTGAGGACATCACGTACCTCTTCCTCAGACACCTTAGTGTTAGCAAGGATGTCCGCAGTCTCAGCAAGGTTTGTCATGTAAGCCTTTGCCAGATTCAACGTCTCTCTTGCTTCTTCCAACTTGGACTGAAGATTGCCCACATGCTTTGTAGACCAGGTCCTCTGTGCCTTAGAAAGGGCAAGATTTAAGGTGTTCGAGCATACGACGCGGACTGGCGTGCAGCAGGCCTTGATGGAATAATAACCATTAAAGCCGTTAGTGAATGCCAGATACGGAACCACTTCGTCACCGAGGATGAGCTCCTTAGGCATACGAGCCAGAAGGAATACTCTCTTGCCATTCTCCAAAGATCCGGCAGTCTCGTAAGTGCAACCCTCACCGATAAGTGCATCTGTAAAATCAAATGCATCCTTATTCTGTACGATCTGATAGCGGTCACCTACCATACCCAGGAAGGCGCCATCTGTATCACGGATATTTGCCTTATACCCAGGAAGAACAAGACCGTTAGCATAAACGGGTTCAGGTCTCACTGTCCAGTTAAGGCCAGCCAGCTCCAACGCTTCCTCAGATGACATTGCGTGATCACAAGGGGTACCAAGACCGTGCCAAGGGACATTGCGGGAATCACCATTTTCATTTACGTAAGCCATGCTCTCAACCAATGCGCTCATATAAAATTCCTCCTAAAAAAATATATTAATTATTTACTACACTATCATTATAGGATGATAACTATCAAGATACAAGTAAAAAAATAAAAAAGACCTGTGAATAACAGGTCTTTTTTTCTTTACTTTACAATTTCTGATAGAAGAGCTTCGGCTTTTTTATCCTCTGTGTCGTGATATAGAGTATAATCATGGTAAATACATTTTTTATCAAGATAGCCGAGATCAAAAAGTTTTTCCGCACATCTCCAATCTACCTCAAATTCGCTTACCCAGGAATCAAATACATTAACTATGTTATCCAGAGTTTCCAGTAACTTACTTCCTTCAAATTCCACTCCATCTAAAACATAGTATGTAGTCGGAATCATTTTAGTAATCTTAGTAAGCATCTATTCCTCCTTAGAGAAAACTGATAGTTTAGCTTAGTATACTGTCAATCTTTTTGTTTTACTTACTGTATGTATATGATTTTCCAAGACGGAGTTGTAGGATAGTATTTAATACTGCCTCACAATTACTGCATACAGAATCAACATCAACGGTATTATCAACGTTATATGGTGCACTCATTAGAATCTTGTATGCATTAGATGCTCGTAAGTACTCTGGATTATCATCTACTAGTACGTTACATTTGATCAAATCTTTACGAGAAGTTAGGATAATGTTCTTCTTTGGAAACCCTGGAAAAAGTCTCTTAAAGCAATGCTCGTACTTTGAAGTCCAATGCTCTGGGTCAGTAGCAGTAACGATTATGACATTGATAAACGGGAATTCAAATCTTAGTACATCAATTAACTTTTTCGAGGCTGAATCTTTATACCCTACTTTTTCCCAGAACTCATCTCTGTGCAGAGGCCAATTGATGCCTTCATGCGACAGCTTAGGAAAATTTAGCGACATGTTGTAATTCCTGGGTACATCTACTTGTTCACTTTTCTGATTAGTGTAATACATGTCATTTAGATATTTACACCATACTTCAGGAAGGTTATTTAGTACACCATCAAAGTCAATAGCTACTGTAAACATATTTTCACCCTGTATCTTATTTCAACCTAGATGCTTATTCAACTCAGCTCTGTAACTATCGGCCTTACGAACTGCGTATACGGACTGGTTCAAGCAGTAGTTTTTAACACTTGCAATATCATTAAATACTTTCATGAATACCTTATTCTTATCGTTGTAATAGGATACAAGTGCTCTGCAAAGTGCGATACGCTTACCAGTGTTCGTATCCCATTTATCTTCCGGAGAGCACTTTGCCTTCCCTACATAGCAATCCTTCATCGTATAGTCATGTTCGAAATCAACATAGCTATAATGGGACAGCAAGTTATCGAGTACATCAAACATGGCCCCTCTAAGCTTACATACCACCGTTCTCTTCTCTTCATCGATGTAGTAAGTAATACCGCTCTTATCCTTAGTTTCAACAATCATTTTACATACTCCTTACATAATATATTGATTATGGATTAATTGTAAAATACTAATTTACAATTTACAAGTTATTTGCAACGAAAATGCTTAATGATATCTTCTTTGAACCTCTATTTTAATCAACTTGAAGATTTACAAAATGGTGAGAGTTGATGGACTTGAACCCTCAACCAACGCCTTAAAAGGGCGTTACTCTACCAACTGAGCTAAACTCTCAAATGAAGTAGGCAAGCTGTGAATCAAACCAAAAGCCAATTAAGTATTAAAGCCGCTATTTATATAGGGCGGCTAGTCCTATGCTAAAAGATAACCACTCTTTTAACTTGTATGCTCCCCTGCGTTTACCGTTCTAGACGGAGTGCAACGCCCAGTTCTCTTGTACATACTTCCCAGGCTGGAGCAGGTGAAGGGAGTCGAACCCTCGTCCTACTGGTTACAAATCAGTCGCTCTACCTACTGAGCTACACCAGCGTAGAGAAAAGGGACTGTGAGATTCGAACTTACATTTCCGGCAGAGTGCTCTTAATGTTTGCACCATACTGTCTCTGCCAGTTTCTTACCATTTAGAAGAAATCCTCAGGAGTAGTAATCTTACTTCTTGTGAAAATCTAGCAGTGTGTTCAGCTGATTTCCGCTGCCAACTTCTCTGCCATAGAAGTCTTTTGTAATCCCTCTTTTAGCATCATATTCGCCACAAAGACGACCATAGAAATCTTTAATCTTTTTATTTCCGTTAGATTCTGTAATAACTTCACCTTGAACACGTCCATAAAAATCCTTAATGAATTCGCGTTTTGCCATTGATTAAGTCCTCCAATTAAATTTAATTTACACTATTATTATAAAGCCTATACACGTAATATACAAGTAATTCTTATTCTTGTATCAAAATATTTCTAACTCCGTTCGTGTGCTCCTTATCAGTAAACATATCTTATTCCTTGATTACTTATCAGGAATGATTCCTTCATGAATACCGACGCTCAGTAAAGTTATTTCATACTCTTCATTACTATTCTATAGCTGGCTCGGTAGAGATGTAGGTTGTGAAAAACAAAAAATAACCAATAGAACAGTATCACAAATAATATGTGACTTGAACTATTGGCTTAACCCGACTTAACAAGAAATCCGTCTACTTTAGTTAACGGATGAATTGTTTATACCTATGTAAAAAACTATAATAAAAACATTGTATATAATAAAATAATAAATAATCGAGGTGTATTATGTACAAGTTGGACAAATCTACAAATGCTGTTTTCTCCCTACATTACCATTTCATAACAGTAGTAAAATACAGAAGAAAAGTATTTGTAAACGATGACATCATCGAATGCTTAAAAAATGTTGTTGAACAAGTAGCATCTGATAATGATGTAACGATTATTGAACAAGAGTGTGGCTGTGATCATTTACACATCCTATTCAAATGTAAACCTACATTGAATTTCAAAACCTTTATTCAAGCATTAAAAGGGCGTAGCGCAAGAGTACTAAGAGCCCAATACCCTGATTTACTTAAGGATAAGTTATGGGGCGAACACTTTTGGAGCCCTTCTTATTTCCTTGCAACTACGGGTAATGTAACCATCGATACTCTAAAAGCATATATTGAAAATCAGCGGGTTGAGCAAGAATGAACAAAGCCTATAAGTTTCGTATCTACCCAAATAGGGATCAAAGATTGTTATTTGAAAAGACATTTGGATGTGTTAGATTCATTTACAATAAGATGCTTGCTGATAAAATTGAGTACTACAAAGAAACAAAACAAAGACTTAATAATACACCTGCTCAGTACAAAAAAGAATTTGAATGGCTAAAAGAAGTTGACTCCCTTGCATTAGCAAATGCTCAAATGAATTTACAAAGTGCTTACAATAACTTCTTTAGAGACCCAAAAGTAGGATTTCCGAAATTCAAAAGTAAGAAAAAGAGCAAAAATACCTACACCACTAATAATCAAAAAGGTACAATATCTTTGCTGCATAGTAAAATTAAACTTCCTAAAGTAGGATATGTCACAATAAAGCAACATAGGCAGATACCCGATGATTATAAGATTAAGTCAGCAACTATTAGTAAAACAGCTTCTGGAAAATATTATGTTTCTATCCTTACCGAATACTATTATGAGGTGCCTGAAAGAATACTTAGCAAAGATAATGCTTTAGGATTGGATTATGCCAGCCATAGTTTCTATGTCGATAGCCAAGGCAGAGAAGCAAATTATCCCAAATTTTACAGGCAGTCTCAAGATAAACTCGCTAAGGAACAACGTAAATTATCAAATATGAAATACGGTAGTAACAATTATCAAAAACAGAAAGTTAAAGTTGCCACTATACATGAACATATTGCTAACCAGCGTAAAGATTGGCTGCATAAATTAAGTCATATATTATCTCAAGAATATGATTACATTTGTGTTGAGGATATCAATATGAAGAATATGAGTCAATCATTGCGTCTAGGTAAATCAACCTTAGATAATGGTTTTGGAATGTTTAGAACATTCCTTCAGTACAAATTGGAAGAGAGGGGAAAGAGACTTATCAAGATTGATAAATGGTTTCCTTCTAGCAAAATGTGTAGATTCTGTGGAACAGTAAATTCGTCTCTTACATTGGCAGATCGTATATGGACTTGTGATTGTGGTAAAACCCTTAACCGAGATGAGAACGCTGCAATCAATATACTCAATGTAGGACTAAGTACCGTGTAATACATTATTTACAACCGCAGGAACTGTGGGGTTAGCTCGTTGATACTTACAACACTAGTTGTATTGAGCGAGAAGCTATTGCCTTTAGGCAAATAGTAGTTCACATGCGTATTTATTTTATCTCAATGCAGCCTCAACTGCATCATATCTATCACTCATAAGTGTTTCAACGAGGCACTCATAAGGATCAGTCTTGCCACTCATGACCATCTTGCAAACATTAGTGGAGAAACCACTAACAAGAGCAACACCAAGATCGTTCTCTTTTACAGGAATAGTTCCAGTGCGAGAATTTACATTCCAGAAGACCAGTCTAGGCATCTGGTACCCCGCAGCATTGAAACGCTTCTTGATTACATCAAAAAGTCTTGCACTAGGTCTATTAAGACCCCATCCATCGGAACCACCACAAGTTGCACAAGAGTCAAACTCCATGTCTGAAATAATCAGTACATTCTTAGGCATATCCTTCTGCTTCATATGACCATTCACCGCAGTAGTAAGAATCAAATCAAAAACCTTTTCAATATTTGTGTTTGAGCACTCATTATGTCTATATGCAACACGAAGCTTATCTCTTAGAGAATCATACTGACTAAAATCAACCAGCTGAGGTCTGCTAGAGAAAGTAATATATTTATCCTTAAAGTCACCTGAAGAATGTTCTGCAAAGTAAATTGCAAGTGCATTCGCAACTTCAAGTGCCGTAACACGAGTATTTCCACCAACATTGCAACACATAGAACCAGAACCGTCTGCAACCACAATGGTATTTCCGCATTCATTTACTGTATCAGGCAAAGCCTTCCAAAGAGATTCAAGAGTTGCATCGTACTTGTTGACAACACCACTCCACCCAGTTATACTCGAATACTTATGCACAATGTCGTGAGGGAACAAAGTCCCTGCATTAATCTTAGTTTCACCCTTTTCAAGCTTACTCAGATACTCTCTGCGACGCTCCTCATCATTGCGAAGGAAAGCTCCGTTATAAATGAGATTTGCACGAGAAGGAACTGTTTCGTACTTAATGTCTCCCCATTTCTTTGCAGACATCTTGCCCTCTACAATATCAATGTAAGAACGAAGAGAAGAAAGTGTCTTACGATACTCACGCTCAGTCATACCAAGATTCTTGCAAATGTATCTTGCATCCATCTTGGTCTTTGTAGAAGAAGCATTCACGGAAGGAAGCCACTTTGCAAGAAGAGATACGGGCTTATTATCAGCCATATTTGCAATGTCATCGGCGAGCTGCTTTTTGATGATGTCAATAATAACACCATCTACATCTGTTCCAAACAGACACCACAGGTCATCATAACGACCATACTCACTTACAAGAGGAGTAAGCTTCTTAACAATGTCCGGATCATCCTTAGCCATATTCTTAAGAATTACTCTGAATAGTCTCCTTTCACCAAGTCCACCACGGACATCTCTGGCGAAGAATAGCCAACGCAGAGCCATCATCTTGTCCTCAAAATAAGCCTTAGTAAACTTATTATAGATGGTTTCTTCACTCATACCACGCATGGAAGAAACTGCGAAGTTTAGGTCTACCAGTTCCTTACCAGAGGTACGATACTCAAGAGCACCATTCTCAGTTATAGAATAGTTAAAATCCTCATTCAGAGTATTCTTTACTGCATTCATAAAAGACATTTTCTTTCCTCCATTTTTGATTTATTTCTAAATCTCAAGACACATTCTTATGTATAATTTCCACATTAAAAATTGCTGTAAGCGTCTTTATGTGAGGCAAGGCACCATCAATATAATATCCAACATATTGTTTAAGGTTGCTGCTAGTGCCTTTGTAAAGTCTCCTGGATGGGCTCGAACCATCGACCTCTGGTTTAACAGACCATTTGAAACTTGCTGTTTAAGGCTTTTACAAGTCTCGTTATTAAGCGCTCTAACCGACTGAGCTACAGGAGACATAATATATTATATGCAATTATATAGAAATATATTGGAGCGGATAACGGGACTCGAACCCGCAACACGACTTTGGAAGAGTCGGATGTTACCGTTACACTATATCCGCACATTTTGATAGGTTTTGCACCTTGCCCTGCTTGATTCGAACAAGTTCAGGTTGAAGACTCGAACTTCGCTTCACCTATCAGGACTGCCATTGCCCTTTCCATCTCATAGTAAGTTTTAATTGTCTTCTGTATTGGATTCGAACCCACCTAGAAGATATTTGCCTGTCTTTCCAGGCAGTCACCTATAAAACATGTTTTACCGCCTATCGTTTTAGGATACTTTTCGGCTGCTACTACGGGACCTAGCTTTCCGACTCTTTCTAGAATAGAGTAGAATAGTTTAGACTCTACGGCTCTTCAACCCGTTGACAACCTGCCATTACAGTTGGTTTTATTTTCATCTATAATAAGCAGATGAAAAAGGCATGGCGGAAGATGAGAGACTCGAACTCCCACACGCTTTCACGTGAACGGTTTTCAAGACCGCTGCAGTACCAATTATGCTTAATCCTCCATATGTGGTGGAGCTAAGCGGGTTCGAACCGCTGACCCCCTGCGTGCAAAGCAGGTGCTCTCCCAGCTGAGCTATAGCCCCATATGCTTTATGCCAGAATCGAACTGGCTCCTCTCCCAATGCGTCTGTTATCATTAAGAAGCTATCTTAATGTTTGCTCAACATTAGTTAACAAGTATGCACCTTACACCAGTAAAGCTCTAGTGGATATATACAACCGTACCTCCCACTAGTAAGGAACGGTTTATGGTGCCTCTGGTTGGAATTGAACCAACGACACGCGGATTTTCAGTCCGCTGCTCTACCAACTGAGCTACATAGGCATATTGGCGACCAAGATGGGGCTCGAACCCACGACCTCCAGCGTGACAGGCTGGCGTTCTAACCAACTGAACTACTTGGCCAAATGATGGTGCGCCAAGAGGGACTCGAACCCTCGACTCACGCCTTAAAAGGGCGTTACTCTACCAACTGAGTTATTGGCGCGTGTGGTACGGTGTACTGGATTCGAACCAGTGTCATAGGATTATAAGTCCTAGGCCCTAACCGCTGGGCGAACACCGCTTATATGTCTGTCTTTCTATGCTGTCGTCTTTCAAGGGAAGCTTTCTCCCATTGAAATACAGACCCAGATTTTGTGAGATAGCTACACTATGTATACCTAATGTAGCTATCAGGTTTTCTAACTCTCCACCTCAAGCCATTTTCATCTGTCTCTCCTCTTGGCCAACCCGATTTGAGCGACTTGAACGGATTCGCCCCGTCCTGACATTGGTAAAATAGTAAAACCAACAATGGCGCGATAGGAAGGCTTCGAACCTTCGCACGGCTTTCACCGCCTAGCAGATTAGCAATCTGCCCTCTTCAACCACTTGAGTACTACCGCATATTTAATCTAATGTTCTTCCATTTGCTAATTCAAAAATTAAATTATCAACACAAGGAACGTGTTCATCTTGTTTATCGTGTCGAGTGCGATGTTCAATATCATTAATATAGATAGGACAATCTTCACATTCTGTATGCTCACAGAAATAAATTGCTTCTTTTATAATATTCGACGGTGCAAGACACACAGAATCTTTCCAATCCATAAATACTCCTTATATAACGAGCAGTTTATACAGTGATGCTCAGCACTATCTCACTGTCTCTATCGAGCTTTTACTGGAGCTGATGGTGAGACTCGAACTCACAGCCTATTGATTACAAATCAATTGCGCTGCCATTGCGCCACATCAGCAAATATAATTCCAACAACCGCTGTTGATTAGTAGCGGTTCCCGTTTTACTGTCCGATACATCTTTTTTAGTGCTACCAGTTTATATCCCGCCCCTAGCTAACCAGACGGCAATCTTTGTTGTTGGCTTTGAAAAAGAGCCTCACGTTATGTATTGCCAGTTACCTCAATACGAAGCAAGACTCTGGACTGGTGGTGCCTGTCGTTGGACTCGAACCAACTATCTATGGCGTATGAAGCCATCGCTTATCCACATAAGCTTCACAGGCAAATCATAGGCATTGATTATTCGGTTCAATTACCTAAAACCTTTGCTCGACGAAAACTATAAGTAATCATCCGTGGTGACTCTGGTGGGGCATGATCCCACAAACTCCGCCTTGAGAGGGCGGCAACTCTACCAGTTCGTCCACAGAGCCATATTAGTCAAACATATCCTACACTGAGCTAGCCTCACTCACTCTCCCTATCTCTCCCAACCCTCGGCTATGTTTGATTTTATTGGGACTAGTCACACCCAACTGTACGGACTTCCGACCACCCAATTATCCGCTTTGTATAGCATCTTGCTATCGTCAACCAACTTTGTGCTGGATTTATTATAAGCATTATCCTACTTTTTGCTTATGTAAGCCTCGTTCTCTTTTCGTTGCTGTGGGTCAGCAACTTAGTACCTGGCGCCTTGCCAGGATTTATAACCGAGAACCCCAATAGGCGGCCTGGTTGCGCGAGGTTGGATTCGAACCAACGATCTTCAGCTTATGGGGCTGACGAGATGACCACTTCTCTACTCCGCAGTATATAACTCTATTTCTTGGCGAAATTATCTGATGTAGAAATAGTAAGATTATCCAAGCAATCACGTTGTCGTAGTTAAGATTGCCAAATATTACACGGACAACTTAAGTTTACTCATTCTTGTCACTGGAGATTGGTAGCGGTGACGAGATTCGAACTCGTATAGAACTTAATCCGGCAGATTTTAAGTCTGCTGCGTCTCACCAGTTACGCCACACCGCCATATACTTATTAGTTGAAATAATTTATATGCTGATCTACACTTTCATTCTATTTACCGATCGAACTTTCATTGAAAGAATTCTTAGTTCGTCTTTAGAAAACTCTTTCATCGGATTGTTCAAATAGATTTTACTTGAAACTTGCAGGAATTTAGCAACATCTGCTAACGAAGAAAAACGCTTCTTAAAAATGTGAGACTTTCTAGTTGTTTTTGGATATTTATCATAACTAATAAAAGTAATTGTTTTCATTTTTTCAAACTCCTTAATAAAAAGCTGAACTTATTTAGCGGAAATACACAGTAGACAGAGGTGATTACTTCTACTCCTTGGCACATCCTTTACTAGCTTTCAAATTTGTTGCCTACCTACACAACCAGATGTATACCGGCATTAGATGAACTAGATAGTCCCAATTCCTATCATCATCACATCGCTTCACCGTGGTCTAATACTGATGAATAATTAACCAATACGGATAATTATTTCATACTGGATAGGTCCTTTTATTCTACTTGCTGTGCCCCTCCAACCCTCTTTCTACTAAATAAGCAAACTTTTTCTTAATCTCCCTGAAGTGGTTTGGGAACCTAATTACCGCTCACATCAACATTGCAGTTCAGTAGATTAAGCGCAGAGACGAACCTGCTACTTCTTTGTTTCAAAAGAAACATTCGTCAAGTTATAATTCGCCGAGAGTTGATGATCTCTTTTTCATCAGATACACTACCTTTCTAAAAAGATAATGCATTGGTCTCTATATCATTTCAAGACCTAGACTGATATAGGCGCTGGCGGGAACAGAAGGACTTGAACCTTCGACATCATGATTAACAGTCATGCGCTCTAACCAACTGAGCTACGCTCCCATATAAAGCCTTTCTTTATCTTCAATCAGCGTTCACACTTTTATCGAAGTGTCAGGTTCTGTTTATTCAAGAAAGGACTAATCCGTCATTCTCACCTGTGCAGGTCCTTGCGCTTGGATATCAAGCTGACCTTGCTTGAATAACTTGATTCCTCACCAAACAAGTGAACTACTATTTGCCTAAAGGCAATAGCTTCTCGCTCAATGGCGCTAATGCGCCAAGTATCAACGAGCTATCCCGGCAGTTCCTGCCGTTAAAACAATAACATGGCATCTATGACCCGGTTTCATGGTCAATTACGAAGAGCAGTTAAAAGTTGTTACCTTTTACTTAAAATCTCTCTTCAACCTCTTACGAGGGACTAAGCCGTATCATTTGGTTTTCCCAACTCATTTCGACTTGCGGATTTCTTACCTACCGCTGTAATGCCTATTAGCCTTTCTTTGCTAATCCCGACCCGTCTGATAAACTGCCGTTAGCTGCTATTGTTTGATGGTAGGAACAACTGGACTCGAACCAGCGACCCCTTGCTTGTAAGGCAAGTGCTCTAACCTGCTGAGCTATATTCCTATATATAT